CTCGTCAGCAGCCTGCATAACCTCAGCAGTCTTATTCAGAATGTCGTCCATGTCATATTCATCGTCCAGATTATCAGAGACCAACTCACTAAGAGCATCGAACTCTTCATCAGACGAAATTTTAATAAGACCCTCGTCCACAAGACCAGCCAGAACTCCATTTACCTCAGCCAACTTAACCATAGCAAGTTTATCCATTGTTATTCCTCTTCCTTCTATTGATTTGATGTATTCATTAACTACTTTACAGATTCTTCCTGCTTCTCGGCAAAATACTGAAATCCACAAAAAATATACATTATTATCCTACGTATACTATTATTCTAAATTAGTCAAATAAATATACTGGCATATTATATATTGTAAGTATAATTAGTTTAAGTTAATAAAACTATTGAATTGGACTTTCAGTCTCATTCAGCAACATCGGTTGATTCTTTTTAGCATTAATCTTATTTTTTAACATATTAAATCCCTTCTTTCCATATCGATATATATGTTTAGCCAAGAGATATTTGACGTATAACGGGAATGCTTTTGACATGCCGTAACCCAGTGCATTTAATTTTGGATTTTTCATGATAGAATACATATCTGATGTATTCATTACGTGGTCCGTAACAGCACCCATAAGATTAGTAATATTACCTGGATTTGGATTCGACTTAATCTTCTGGAGTAAATCTAAACTACTCTGTGCCCTTTTAGTAGGTCTTTTTAATAACTGTTTTGCAATAAAATAATTAATCTTGCCCATTCGTGTATCATCGTTTTTCAGCTGATTAAGCTTGTTATCAAGAGTTTTATGTGCTTCCTCAATTGGCTCAGCATTTAATGTCTTTTTATCAGCTATATTAGTAGGATACAGTTCTTTAACTGCATCAAAAAGTTTATTACCTCGTATTTTATTACCAGCAACAGTTGTTACAGCTGCACCAATACCAGGGGCCACCCTCCTTAAGAGAGAAGGTTTCTTTTCTTTTTCCTTAGATTCATCTGAATCTCCTGCAAGTACAACCATAGCGTATTTAGTTATCATTTGGATTCTCCACTTAAAAGTACCCTTTATTCAAAATTAGTAAAAAATATACTGGAACATTATATATTGTAAATATAATTAGTTTAAATTAATAAACCTATTAAGTTGGACTTTCAGTCTCATTCATCAACATTGGTTGACCCTTTTTATCCGTGATCTTCTTTTTTAAAAAACCAAATCCCTTCTTCCCATATCGATATAGATATTTAGCTAATAGATATTTGGTGTACAACGGGAATGCTTTTGACATGCCGTAACCCAATGCGTTTAATTTTGGATTTTTCATGATAGAATACATATCTGATGTATTCAGTACGTATTTCTGAGCAGTACCCATAAAATGAGGGGCCAAATCTGGATTCGACTTAATCTTCTGTAATAAATCTAAATTACTTTGTGCACTTCCAGTAGGTCTTTTTAATAAATGTTTTGCAATTAAATAATTAATCTTGCCCATTCGTGTATCATCGTTTCTCAGTTGATTAAACGTGTCATGAAGAGTTTTATGTGCTTTCCTAATTGTATCAAACTTTACTGTCTGTTCCCCTGTATTTTTATCAGCTACACTAGGGTACAGTTCGTTATATGCATTAAAAAGTTTCGTATCTTTTATCATATTACCTGCAAGACCTGTTGAATATGCACCAATACCAGGGGCCATCCTCCTTAAAAGAGAAGGTTTCTTTTTTTTCCCTTTATATTCATCTGAATACCCTGCAAGTACAACCATAGCTAATTTAGTTATCATCTTGATTCTCCATTTAAACTAATCAAATATTAATTTCTACTTGACATATCCGCCTTGTAACACAGATTTATTCTTTTTCCTAGGAATCTCATTTTTATTAGAACTAAGTAGGCCCTTCCCAAAATCAAATAACATTTTAGCTAAGGTATAATTACGATACAACGGCAATACTTTAGACATACCTAAACTTAGTGCATTTAATTTTGGATTTTTCATAATGGAATACATCTCTGATGTATCCTTAAAGTGACTATTAGCAATAAGTCTAAAAAATCGAGACTTATCATTATATCTCTTCAGATTATGTAGTGCATCTAAATTACGTTGTGCACTTCTAGCAGGATTTTTTAGTAATTGCTTCGCGATAAAATAATTAAGTTTTCCCATTCTGGTGTTATCATTTTTAAGTTTATTATACTTATCATTAATAGTTCCAAATGCATTTCTAATTGTATCAAACTCTACTCTACGCGTACCCGTATCTTTATTAGTTATTCCCGGGTACAATTCGTTATATGCGTCATTCATTTTCTTTGATCTTATTGTATCCCCAGTATAACTTGTTGCAACTGCACCAATAACCGGGTAAAATGCTCTAAGTATAGAAGGTTCCTTTTTTTTTCTTTTATATTCATCTGAATATCCTGCAAGTACAACCATAGCGTATTTAGTTATCATATTTGTGCACCATCCTCATGAAATTACGTAACTATCATATCTACTCTGTGTGATAGCATCTAAGCAGTTAACTCAGCACCTGCGCCAGCAAATTGATCCTCTTTATTGAAAATCTTTTTTTTGTTAGAACCCAGGGCACCTTTACCCAAACCGTATAGGATTTTCGCTATTTTATATGTCATATACCATGGCAATGCTTTTGACATGCCGTAACCCAATGCATTTAATTTTGGATTTTTCATAACAGAGTACATTTCTGCTATATCATTAAAGTGTGCCTTACTAACATTAATAGAGTGATCCTTCGACTTTAACATATCATTTTTTATTGTATCCATAGTAGGTTGTACCCTTGCAGCAGGTTTTCTTAACAATTGCTTTGCAATAAAATAGTTTAGTTTTCCCATTCTGCTATTATCATTTTTAAGCTCATTATACGTATTCGTAATAGCGCTATATGGTTTAATAACATCATCATACGTCATTGAAGGTGATTCTGGAGTTGTATTAACTAGTTTAGGGTATAGTTTATCAAATGCGTCATCACGGTACTTTCTTCGTATTAAATGACCTGTACCCATTGTTGTAAACGCCCCAAGACCAGGTGCTATACGTCTAAATAGAGAAGGTTTATTTTCTTTTTTATCTGTATTCATGCTAGTACCAGTATCCATATCTGGGTACCCTGCAAGTACAACCATAGCGTATTTAGTTATCATTTATTCACCATCCTCACGAAATTACGTAACTATCATCTCTACTCTGTGTAATAGCATCTAATCAGTTAACGTAGCCCCTGCGCCAGCAAATTGATTATTTTTATTGAAAATCTTTTTTTTGTTAGAACCTAGTGCACCTTTACCCAAACCATATAGGATTTTCGCTATTTTATATGTCATATACAATGGCAATGCTTGGTACATGCCGTGACCAAGTGCGTTTAATTTTGGATTTTTCAAGATAGAATATACTTCTGCTAGATCCTTTAAGTGTGAATCATTAACTTCTTGAAGAGTTTCAGAATTTTTAAAATGATCATTCATTGAATCAACGTCCCTGTGTATCCTTGCATAAGGTTTGTTTGATAATTTATTTGCAATAAAATAGTTAAGTTTTCCCATTCGTGTGTTATCATTTTTTAATTTATCATAACTATCATTAAGCGTTTTATATGCGTCAGTTAGTGTACCCCATGTTATTGAACGTTCACCTGGAGCTTGGTTAAATATGCCAGGGTATAGTTCTTTATATGCATCAAAATGTTTCTTTGATTTTATTAAATCACCTGCAACAGTTGTTGCAACTGCACCAGTACCCTGTGCAATCTCTTTAAGAGTAGAAAATTTCTTTTCTTTTTTGGGCTCGTCTTGGTACCCTGCAAGTACAACCATGGCTGATTTAGTTATCATTATAGACTCCGTTAAATTATGCAGTTTAACTTTTTTTTTAAAAAATTAATTTTACTTTATGGACATCAAACTTCAATATTTAGCACACAAGTATTCCATTAGTTTGATCTTATTTTGTTATCAAAACCAAATTTCTTCTTTCCCAAGCCATACAATATTTTAGCGATCTTGTATGTCATGTACCACGGTAATGCTTTCGTCATCCCATATCCCAATGCATTTAATTTTGGATTTTTTATAATAGAATATATCTCAGAGGAATCCTTTAGATACGACGGAGCCATAGATTTAAAATATTCAGACTTACCCGAATCCGACTTAATATTATTATATGTATCTAAACTACTTTTTGCCCTTTTAATTGGATTTTTTAGTAATTGGTTTGCAATAAAATAATTAAGCTTCCCAATTCTTGTGTTGTCATTTTTAAGTTGCTTAAACTTATTAAAAATATTTCCATGCGATTTCATAATTGTATCAAAATTTATTGAACGTGCACCTGTATCTTTATCAACTACCCCAGGGTACAGTTCGTTATATGCATCACGAAGTTTTTTTGATCTTATTGAAATCCCAGCAGCAGTTGTTGCAGCTGCACCAAGACCAGGTGCAATCTCTCTAAGAGTAGAAAATTTCTTTTCTTTTTTGGGCTCGTCTGGGTACCCTGCTAGTACAACCATGGCTAATTTAGTTATCATTCTGGACTCCAACCTAAATTATTTAATTTAAATTTCTTAGGGTAGTAATTTTATTTTATTAAAATAAAACTTTCTAATAGCATCAGCCGTGTCCTTTGCTCCTTCCCAGGATTTTCGAAAAGTACTTGTATCTCCACCAATATCCGTAAAAGTACTTTTGAGACCACGGTATCCTGGTTGGGTCCGTTTTAATGTACGATCCAGGTCGTTCAACCAGCCATTCATCTTATACCCACCATAACCAAGCCCACCAAGTGCAGCAGCACCAAGACCCCATTTTACTGGTCTGCTCCAACCATTACGTTTTTGATCCTGGTACTGATTATCTGCAACCGGGTAATTCGATGTATATTGTGGGCCAACCGGGTAATTCGATGTATATTGTGGTCCAACCGGGTAATTCGATGTATATTGTGGTCCAGCGTAGTCCAAAGCAAGTTTTAACATTTGAAACTTATTATTAAGCATAATAGCCACCATTTGAATTAGGGGTAAAATTATCATTATTAGCATCAACACTGTTATCCTCTATTTCAGGGGATGTTGGTATGGGCCTTCGATGCAACGGGAAGAAAGTATCAGCTGCACGAACTACCTGCTTATTTAAAATATTATTTATTTTAGGTCGTACAAATAAATCCATTGGCAGGCTATATACCAAACCAGGGTTCTCACCTGTTAACTTGGAGTATAACTTATCTGTGATATTTAACTTATTATTCAAAGCATAATCTGTTAGACCACCAGCAACGGCACCTCCCAACGACATACCACCAGTTGCATACTGCAACCCATACAGAGCCGGGTTAATAAACTTACTGGCAATACCTAACCCCTTCAACGTCGTTTTAACTGGCTGGGTATTTGCCAACGTAGACCCAACACCTCTAACCAAGTTGTAGGAATCTTTAATCTTATTTATCTGGGGAGCATACGTTGTAAAAAGATTCTTGGCAATGTTCAACGCTGTATCATACCAACCGGCTTCTTTTACTAAGTCACCGCTAACAAATGCTGTTCCACTTCGTGTAATCATAGTTTAGACCGCCTATTTTACCAATCTAATTAAAAAATTAGTAAGAACCATCAGGTCCATGCTTAACTTCGTTTCCAACTGAATACGCTGTATACGGATTGTGACTATGGATGTCCGTCTTGGCACCCTCAGATGCCCCTTCAACAAGAGTTTGTTTAAGATACCTATAGTTAAGCTTTGGTAGCCATTCTTTAGATAAGTTTACAACCCGTTGGAGAGGAACAACAACTGCAGAGATTTCCAAAGCGTTTGTACATTTTACAGAATCGACACCTAACTTTTTCAGATGGCTTACCACGTCAGGTGTGATAAAGGTACCTGCTGTAACATCATATAACTGCTCCAGCATTGTTTTACCGAGTGACTCATCGATAGGCAATGTTTGACCAGGAACACGCTCTATAGCCTTTAGAAACTCCGGGTACGATATTGTTTCACCACGATGATACATAAAACCTGGAGGGGCCTTCTCAATCTTTACGTAGTTATGCCCTGCCCTTGCCAAAAGTTCGAAGTGTCTCCGGTCAAGATCGACTCCTGTACTCTTGTAAATGTTTCTCATTCCTTCAGCCGCAGCAGATCGCGTAAGACCTATACCCTTCAGTCTTGCGATGTCCTGAAGATTGTCCACTCCGTCAGTCAAGGGCATACCAGGGTAAACTTCAGCACCAGGCTTAATATTTTGTAATGTCTTCCTTACAGGGGGTATGTAATAATTGATATAATTTTTACCAAGCTTCTCATTTACAAAACCGTGTTCAATAAACCGACTTGGTACTGCAGTATGCCCAGATGTCTGTATAACCAAGTTATACCCACCCTGTGGAAGTGGTTCAGTACGATACACTTTACCAAACACCTCACAATATATTTTACGATTCGGGTATTCCTTTGGCATATTTACAAACTGTCTGAACCCTGAATCACCACGTAAAGAGGTGTCCAACTTAGCCATCGATGTGGAATGCTTGGAACTGAGAATCATCTGCGTCAAAGGTTCTGCTAAATTACCTGCAGAGATGAAACCAGCATGTTCCCCAATGTTAAAAGGCTTCAACGAGGAGATACCAAGTCCCATACACTTGGCACAAACAGTATTCCCTTTGGCCTGGCACGTCTGAGGAGATCGGACTACAATTGTTGAGACATGGTCATGTACCAACTTCTTCCGCATGTCTTCAGTGATAGGTGTATCAGGTCCTATCCCCTGCTGCATAAAAGGTACATAGCGACCAATAATATCGTCAGAAACAGATAAGGGTACTCCATGCTTAGTTCCACAATCTTCAACGCTTACAACAGATTCAGCTACAACATTATGTATTATTTTAGATAACTCTCCAGGCGATGCTGTCTGAGTTTTACCGAGTACCACATTGTTCCTGGATTCTACTGTCTGTAACCAATGGTGAAACGGATCCTGCCCTTCTGCATAAGAAGTTGGGAATATTTCCGGCACAATATTTCCATCCTTACCTGATACCACTACCGGAGTTGTACGAAGTTTAACCAACTGATTCTTTTTTTTACCAATGGCTCCTGACTGGTACACCATCATCGAAGCACTGTCATCCTTCTTGTTCTCAGATTCAGATTTGTCCATATCGACAATCTTGGTTTGAAGCTCACCGAGAACCTTTACCTTTCCTTCATAATCATGTACCTTGTCCAACTTTTTCGTATACTCGGATACTAATTTATCCCGCATAGGTTTATTGGGAACTTCTATTTCCTTAATACCGAATGTAACACCCTCAAACGTTGAGAAACGATCTCCCAATGACTTTAACGCAGTTACAACATCGTCATACTTATCCGGGTAGTTTCTATAAACTTTAGTCAACACGTCTTTTAATACATTAGACGTAACCGGCGATGTAACCTCGATACCCGGGGGTAAAGCTTTGTTCACCAGGTACTGGCCGAATGTTTGTACCTTATTACTTGTGGGCATCGATCAATCGTCCTCACCGATTTCAGGATAACGTGCATGGACCTTCCTGCGAACAGTAGCCTGTTCTTGTGGTGTACCATGTTTGGCAACCATGGATAATGCTGCTCGGGCGTGATTGATATCCTGGATTGGATAACGTCTGCCAGGTAGAGCAAAATCATCATCAGATAAACTATTACGTTCCTTCGCAGATAATTTTTTACCAAGTTTTGTTATCATTTTCCAGTACCCTCCACAGGTGGTTGGACCTCGTCTGCGGTATTATTATCCACTACCTTCAATGCATCATAGTATCCTTCGATTGCAAATTGTTTATCCTCAATTCCAAAACTTGCTGCCAACGTCTCTATAATAAGATCATGCTTTACTCTCAATTCATTAATAGTCTTAGATAACTCAACTAACTTTTGTTTTACTGATTCTGGAATTTTGTGTATCATTGTTACCTACCCATTTTAAGAAGTTATTGTATACAAAGTCGTTACTTGTGGAGTTGATCTAAGTATCTTATTACCTGTTCCTAAGGTACCCCCCCAATAAACATCAATTCCAAAAAATGCTCCAATGCTAGTATAAGTACTTCCAGATGGGCATATCTCTCCATAATAATATGGATTATCAGAGTATAAATAATAATTTATACCATCATCTGTTGCTACTAAATACCCATATCCTAACCCTGGATAATTAGAGTATGACATCCAATGAACATAACTAGATTCTCCATATTTATTTCCACCAAAATACATAGGTGATTGCCCACCGAAGTATGCATCATTAGTTTGTGGATTATAATAGAAATCAACAGATCCTGTTATATCTGTCCAATTAACTAAATCTGTTGATCTCTTTATATGCGCAATACTGAATGAATGTACAGGACTAGTTATATAAATATACATATTATTGCTACTCAGTTTATAAATCCTAGGGCTATAAAACTCAGGATCACTAAGACTCCCCACATTACCACCAACCCCATCCCACCCTGATTTATCCAATCTTCGACGAACTATGTCCCCCGTAGTACTATATACCGCATTTACATGTCCATCAAAGATAGTAAGACCAACATTACATGATGAATACCCCATAGAATATGTACATGCACTAAATGTATAGCCGTCACTGGATGTGAATATTCCATTAGAAACTGCCACAAGATATTCCCCATTAAAATATATAGCTTCTTTAATAGGATCAGTAGCATCAATAGGAAGCCCTGTAAGTGAGTACTGTGTGAAACTAGCACCACCATCAGTACTTTTATAACATTTATTCAAATAATAACAAATTATCTCATTTTCATCTTTTTTAACTAATGTTGAAAGAGATACTGCGTGCCCCACATAGTCCACATAGGTACTAGAAGAAGCAATGGATGTTTGAGCCCCATTAGATTTAGTTATTCTATAAAAATTGAAAGTATAGTTAGTACCCGACAACTGAGAACTTATTATAAAATAATAATTATTATTTTCTACTATATTAGCATTAACCTCTCCCCCAGCTGCACCGTTGTCATAAGAAGGAATAGTAAAGTTCACTGGTGAATAACTAAATTGTAATCCTCCAGCTACTTTCCAAGTACTGCTACCATTTACATAAGGAACTGCGGATTTCCAAGTACCATTAACATTAACATATGGGTTACATTGTTTCCAAACACCATTAACATTTATATATGTGGGCATAAAGTTACCTTCTTTACCTTTAAAACCATCCTATAATTATTGTGAAACTACTTCATCCGGATAAGGTGTTGGTTCAGAGAAAGGAATTACTTCGATGTGTAATATTTCATCTTTTTGGGTAGAAGTAATTAACCCCTTTTGTACTAAATAATCAATTCCTGAAATAGTATCTGGGTCTTCTAAACTAATAAACTCAGCTAAAGCCATATTTGTATTTAAAACACGTAAAGTTGGATCAGTTGGAAGTGCATTCTCAATAGCGACTAGTGTATTTAAACCTAATCGTTTTCTAAATTCTAACTTTGATAAGGTAGCAACTCTTCTTGGTTCTGGTTCCCAATAAGGAATTACAATCCAATCGAATCCTGTCCAATTTGAATGCGGCTCTCCAATAACTTTAGTAAGTGTTGTATTAGTAGGGGCAGTTGGTGTAGATCTATTTAATTTTTGTTCCGTTTCCCCATCATAAAATCCACGCCAATCATACTTGTAGTAAATAGTCATTTTGATTCTCCTCTAAACTGTGGTTATTTCATACATAATATTTCGTTAGCCTAGAAAATAGCATCAAATACCGCATGCAATGTACTATAATTAATTAATTTTATATTAAATATATGCACAATAATAGATTTAAAGTTTATTACTATTGGTATAGTATTAAATAATTTTTACCCTGTGGCTACATGTGCATATTTTTTTTAAACTGGGTCCCATAGCACACAAAGTATGTGTCAAAAAATACAATCCACATAGAAAAATATCTTATATGTTTGTTATAAGTTATTGCTAATAAGTAATTTTATAACTTATTAAATTTATTACTTTAATTTTATGTATGCTGTTTAAACGAATTTTGAGGCGATTTGGGAGGGGGTAGGTGGGAGTTAGCTGGATGACACGTTTTATGGTTAAAATTTTTATCTATTGACCTCTCGGGGGGCCTACGTTGGATTTTTATAGGAGAATTTTACCCAATCCAGGACCAACTGCCCATGCACATGCACATGCACATGCACAGGAGTACTTGTTAGAACGCGAGTACTTATTATAACGCGAGTATTTTATACTCGCGGGAGTACTTGTTATATATATTATAATATAGCGTATCTGTAACTATTTAATTTTATTCATATTATCTTAACGATAGTTCCCCTGGATTTCAGGGTAAACCTGGGAGGAAACCATGTTGAAAGTTCAAAAAAAAATTGTAGAATTCTTGCAGATAGTTAAAGAAATCAAGAGCACTACTGATAACAGATCATTAGAAAATCTATATATAACACTACCATTATTCAGCATGTTGGCTGCAGTTATAGCATCAGAGCAGATTGATGAAATTGAATTTTGTAAAAAGATTATAAACTTCACAAAAGACATGTTTAAATCCGAGCATAAAATCTATTCTACTGCAGTAAAACCACGGAGTATAATACTTCTTCGTAAAGTTCTACCACTGGCCTTAAACATAAACTCCTATAGCACAAAGGTTAACATAGACCCAACCGAGTTTAACCCAGACTACATCATAAAAGATTTGTTATTTGGGTTTCCCTATGAACCAATATACCCAAACCGTTGGGACTACCTCCTGACGATGTGGAACGATGTGGAACAGTGTTTAACACCGTTTGCACCATTTATAACCTTGCCTTTATGTGACTTTAGTACCATCGTAACCCGCATTGTGTATAAAAGAAATAATCAAATAAATAAAGAGATTATTAAAAACATCAATAAAAAGATACATATGAACAAATCAATAATTTTAGAAAACGGATTGTACCATGAATTATCTTGGTTTTTTGAATATTTAACAACCATAATAACAAAGACTATCGCGAATTCTAAAAAAACATCCTTGGCAAAATTTTATGACGTTCACCTGAGGATGCTATCTGATACTATGAAAAGTATTATTACACCTAAATCAACATAGAATTGTTATTTTTATATGTCGCTAAATAACGAAATCAACACGCTATTTTAGGGGGTTAAAAAGTGTATAAAAAGTTAACACATGACACCCCCTAAAATCTAATCAATAAATTAACTAAGCTAACAAATACATGGGAATTTTTGTTACCAATCTACTAAATGGAGGGTATTTTCTGTTTTTTTCACTGAGGTAAAAAAAGATGGTACTAAAAAGGGAAAGAACATTGAAAATCTGTGGGAATTCCAATTTTTTAACTTTGTAACATATTGGGATAATTTACTATTTGAAAATACAATTTTTTCTTCTCAATTTCATTTCATAGAAATTTAAATTTTCAATTTCTATGAAATGAAAGGCATTTTCCCATTTCATAGATTTAGATCAGGCCAAATTCTATGAAATGAAATTCTTTATTAGTTTGTGTCTTATTTATATTTTAAATTATTTCAACCTGTTAGAAAATACAACAAATTGTAGGTTTTAACTATATTCCCTTTTTATTATTCTTTTTTTACCATGTGGTTGGAAAAACTATTTTTTTATATTTAATTTCAATTAGATACCATATAATACATAGTTTTCCTGACAAAATATGGCATTTTTCCAGTATTTACTAGCTTAAATATGTGTACAAGATTGTATAATACCTATAATTACAGTAAGTTACATTGAATACCCAAAACCTGTAATTTGAAATCTGACTTCAAAAAGTACCCCCCCCCCATAGCGATTTTTTTTTTTCATTTTTCCCACCAAAAACCAAGAATAATGGGGTTTTTGTGAAGCCCCGAAAACACTACATTTGCGACCTAAGTATCTGAAATTATTAGATATATATATATAAATATATACCTTTAAAATTCGTAAATAATATAATAATAATACCCCCCAAAAATCTAAAAAACCCCAGTAAACACTCAAACTGAATTCCACCTCATTTCTGTTACTCTCAGTCGGACCCCATTTACCCATTCCACTGTTTTGCCCATCTACCGGGCCTTCATACCCGTTTCCCCCCATTATATATATAATTTGATCTCAGGCACCCCTCCACCCCATTTTGCATTTAATTTTTCCTATAGGGGGGGGGGTATTTTTTGAGGTCGTTTTTTGGATTACAGGTTTTTTATATGATTTTATAATCTACTAATTTAACTAGCTATTCTTTACATTTTAAAAAGTTAACTATCTAATTTTATTCAAGTATCTCTACATTTTCCATAAAATAGATGTCATTTTTAATTATCAATAAATTTGATATGTTACATAGTTAACCCTCTCCACCTAAAATAATCGTAATATTTTACATAAGGTTCCAAGTTTAACAATAAAATGTACTTTATTTTTCCTGGTATTTTATTAGTGTTTTCAAGAATTACACAAATTATACAAAAAATGAATATCCACCAAATTCAAAAAATAAAAAGTCATGAAATGACGCTCACCATTTCATTTCCACCAAATTAAAAATCTCAAAATCTATTTTTCGTCATAACCAGCCCCTGAAGTACAATTTTTATTATTATTATTATCCATAATTGCTGTCATTAACTCGCTATCCTACTAATTTTATTATTAATTTTTTAAAAATGAATGATCATTCATTTTATGTATTTACTGGCTTCTATAATTTTTACTACTCTATAACAGTGGTGTCTAAAATCTTATTTACGTAATATTGTGTTTTTTCGTAGTAATTGATAACAATCTACTGGTGCAAAAATGCGACTCACCGGTATATACTGCCAAAAAAATAAGTGAGTACTGAAACTACTATATGTATTTTGTCGCAAAAATGCGACTCAATAGTATATACTACCAAAAAAATTAAAATAGTACTACCAATTCCAAAATTGTACCACGTGTTATTTTTAACAATGAGACACTTTTAACAAAAATGATACACTACTACGTGATACCTTTGTCAGAAATTTTTATGTTTTTCATGTTACAAACACCAATGGAACTGCACTTAATCCCACCCAAGAGTTCACAATGAACCCCCTTCATTAATCCTACACTAATTCACTTAATATCACTCCTTCACTTTTTTGAACTAATGATAAATTCATACTATGAATAACATACACAACTTGAACTAAATTCAACTATAATAATTCTATTCATTTAATTTAAACACTATGACCTAAAAATATATCAAATAACTCAAAAATACCTTAATTACTACCTCCCCACGTAGTCCCACATTGTAAAACATAGTCCTATCTTATAAAACATAGCCTCACCTTCTAAAACATACTCCCACACCTAAAATTAAGTAAATATCAACACCCCAACCAAAGGATTACTTAAAAAAGCCCAAACTCCCCCTCAAATTTTCTGACAATCCTGGTATCCACCGGTAGAACGTAGTTAGAACCCGGTAGAACGTAGTTAGAATCCGGTAGAACCAAGTTCAACGTAGCTTTTATTTGTACCCCATGTACCCCAACATCTAAATTTTTTATTAACTTCTCCCTAAAAGGTGCACACTATCAAATATACTTCTATTTGCTTGGGTTCAAACATAGTACTACTTTGTACTGCACCTGGTTCAAACATAGTACTACTTTGTACTGTACTTGGTTCAAACATATCACTACTTTGTATCACACTCTGTTCAAACATATCACTACTATATTTCAAAAAATAAAGGTTTTTGTGTTATAACCTATTAGAATGTTGTGAGTTTAGGTTATTACCCATCACAACATTTTCACATATAGCACCGTACCAGGTGCACCCTCTCATTAACTTGGCCAACTATTATCTACCTGGTGGGGTACACGATACGGCTGGCCAATTTATTTTAATAAAAAAGGGTAAAAGCAAATTAAAAAGAAGTGTATTGGTGTAAACAGTATTTTTATTAGTAGGGTAAACCAACAAACCAAAAATAGGAGAACGGATCATGGCACTTTGCAAAGTAACGGTAACAAGTATTGATGGTAAAACGTCGCATATGGCACTGGGCGGCGGGGCTACATTGGGTGATCTTATGGATGATTTGGGAATTTCTCCGTCTACCACGCAAGCCCTGGTAGATGGTGAGGTAACGGATGCTGATACAGAACTTTGGGATGGGGCTAATGTTTCATTTAAGACTCTCAAGTCAACGAATGGATAACTTGAGAGTAAAATAAAAATCGGCTATGTGAACGCACAATAGGGTAGGACTAAGCCACCACTTAGTTCTACCCTTATTTTTTTAGCAATCTATTAGTATCCAATAGTAAACTGTGCATGCATCACATAAAATGTAAATAAAATATAAAATAAGGAAAACGCTAATGAGTAAAGAAGAATATTTGTCTATACAAGAGGTTCTTACACAGATGTCTGGTGTTGAACACCCAATTATCCAGACACAGCAAACACTCCCTAAAGAGGATATTACCTATGTAGCAAAATTATTATCCAGTGGGGATACAGATAGCATTATGAATTTAATTGATTTTATACATGCTCATCCAAAATATAATGAGAGTGTTGTGGCTGCTGGGAACGTAGCATATAACTATTATGATTCAATATATTCTAATAAAGCGACTGAAATTAAGAATGCAAGTTCACTTAAAGACAAAAAATATGTATGGTATATCACCAATGGTTCTAAGAATTTGATTAATGCATACCAGCCATTTGCAATGGCTTTTATCCCGACAACACTTTATCTAAACAAGTATTTTACCGAGGTTAATACTCATGAATATATAATTAAACTTTATCTGCAATCATTTATAAAGATTTTACTTACATCGAAAGTAGTAACACGCACTAATAATGGGTATGAGTTAGCATCCAACGGACAAGAGTTTAAAACAGTAATGGATATTCTTATGAGTAATCCATTATCAGCATATTATATTTTTGGTAGGATAACTTATAATAAGAATGAATATATACCCTATGGGACAGACTCTATATTCAATCCAATACTGAAAATTATAAATTATGAAGTAACAGGTAGTTCCTCTAGTGCCTCTAGTGATTCTAGTGCCTCAACAGAGTTTACGATAGACAAACATATTCACCAAATAAACAAGTATCTATTAACTAAGTATAATACAGTGTTAGATATATTATTTAACACAAATAGTAGTAAGACTATTAACTTTAGTGAGTTTATAGCAGTGTGGATGCTGTCAAAACCGAATGTAAATTATATAGAACTTTCAAATACAACACTTTTACTAAATTATTTGTATAAAATGTTGCATGTATTCAGCTCTTATAATTTTACAAATAAGGACCTTACTAATAATTTTGATAGTAATACTAATAATAATACAAGGTTTTTATCTGACTATTTACTTAAAATAGAAAAGCTGATTACCCCACTAGAAGCAGATATGTGTATTACAGGACTGTTTTGCCCTGTACCTATACGAAGTGAGGTGTCAAGCAACTCGACAGTGAGTGTAGGTGTACCTAATGGACAAATTTTCACAGGTGAAATTAAAACCAAGTCAAATAAGTGCTTTGCTGGGATTATACCATTATACACATATTACTTAGTATCTACAGGGATTTATTGTAACAGTCTGTTAGCTAATTGGGTATCGCTGACTAGAAAGAAAACAGAAGAGGAGGTTAATAAACAAGTTAAAGAGCAGTTTGGTAATTTGTTTATTACAAATATATTTTGTGTTCAAAGTACCAATATAAACCCTATATATAAGGATCAATCAAATGTAAGTGCATTCGATTCTGGGAAATATGCATTTACATATATTTTTGAGAGATTCAAAGGTCTTCCTGTTCTAATATTAACTTTCATGAACTCGTATAAACCAAGTCTCCCGATGTTTCTGGTGCAGACGGAAGATAAACGTATAGCCTTTTGGGTTCCACAGCATAAACAAGTTATTAACTTCATTTTAAACTACTGCAACCACAAGATAAATAATTATTCCATATTAAACACTGTTGATGACAATATAGTTAATTTTGTAACTAATCCATCAAAAATTAATTTTGAGATAATGCTTGGGGTAATAACAGATACTACAAATATAATTACTGATAATACAGAAATAGCTATAGATAAGATAAATCCAAGTTTGTTAATAAGCATCAACTCAGGAAATTATGTATTACCCTTGGGTTTCTCCCAGTTGATCGAGGAGAACATCGATGGCAGGAAGTTGTTGGGAATGGAAGTTGAGAAAGAAGTATCCCCAACTGATCTTGGGTGCTTGTTAACCTTGAGATTAAACATGGATATGGAAGTTTACTCAAAAAATGGTAAAGTAATTCAAAGTATTATACCAAGTAGATTGGAGACACAACAATGAGTACAATTAAAATTAATACAATAAATAATACATTCGAGGTTTTAAATAATATTTTCTATCCAGGAATTTCAGAAAATAATATTAAAGATTCCTTACAGGAGGCGTATAATAAATATCTGCAATTACTTACAGAGTACCAGAATTCTATGGTGAACAAGAATACATGCTTTTCAAAAGTTTTAGTGTCAAATATGTTAAGCAACTTTGGATATCCTGCAACATTTTCAAATTCTAATGGAGCTTTGCATATTCTGTTAGACAAATATCCAATCAGATTAAACTCAGTAAAGAATATGCCAAACATCTCGGAAAAAAATAAAAACAACAACAAACTTCAATATTATTGGATCACACCAAAGGCATTTACTATGGAGTTGTTGATGGATAGCACACAGATTATTCTAAATAATCGTACTGGTGCTAATGAAGGCACAACAACCACTGTAGCATCTACACTGGGTACACTGCTTAACGATGGTGTACCTTGTAATATACTGTTGTTCAAAAACCCTTTGTTACACAACCATGTGTCAACAGAGCAAAACAGTATAAAGTATAATATATCGAAGATCAACAACACAGCAAATATATGTGTTGGTACACATAAGTTTCTTAATGGGTATGGTTCAATTTTTACTACTGCGACTAATGCTACTAATGATACTAAATGGATCGTATCCAAGAGTACACCAAATGAAATCGTAACTAATTTTTTCTATGATTTCTTTGATTGGATACAAACAGTTACCTTCGATGATTGTTATAGGTACAATTATTTTAATCAAATTACCTTATATAATCGAGAAACAACAAATAATCTTATAAGTGAAATGGTACCAACTATATACGATGGAAACCCTTTAATATATGAAGGACGCTGTTTCCACGGACGAGGTTACACTGAAAGATATTTTACTTTGTGTAATGATCTTATCACTACAATAACAGGGCTCCACCGAGTATTAAAAGAGTCCTACAGAGAAGTAAACGATGTAGTAAATGGGTATATCAAACAAACAGATACAAACACATACACAGACACAAACACAGCCACAGATACAGACACATCTATTAACGATGAAGATAAAGAAACATTTTTAATTAAAAGTAGTAGTAGTGGCGAGGCAACAGGTGAATCTGTAGAAAGTGGACGTAAAAAAATTTATGAGATAGTAGATTCTGTAATAAAAAGAATCTATAAAACTCAAGCACAATTTGAAGACCAATATGCAAAGGATATCATATATAATGTAACCGAAATAACTGAAAAAATTAATACGCTGTTTTACCATCAGCAATGCTTATTTGAAGATAAATATAAGTTTGCTCATGCAGGTTGTGTAGCTGCATCAGAAAACATGAAGGAAGTGTCACGAGTTTTATCTGATATAGGGATAATTAATAAGTATAATACCAGTTTTAGCCATATGGAGAGGGAATGTAAGCTGTTTAGTACTTGGGATATTTTACATCAATTAGCCTCTTGGTTATGCTTGGTATACCTGAATTTGATGGCGGAACTTCTGTATTTTAATGCGTATCGGTGGAGTTTTGATATTATTGGTGTACGGTATGATACGGAAGAAGTCGTATATAAATCGGGAAGTAATTTTGCAGTACCAACTGGTAACCCATTGTTCACATTTATTAATTATACTAGGCACCACACAGAATCGTATAATGGTAGTTATTTAAATCCATATACGTTAAATGATATTAAATATATTCTGGATATACATGAGTTTTTCTCAAAGTATTTTGTAATTTAATATAACTTATTCAGAACATGAATAAAAGGAGCAACCCAATGCGAAAAGAAAAAGGAAAAGAAAGAGGAAAAGAAGTTACTAAGTGTGGTTCATTGGATAATGTTTTTATACCTACTCTACTAAAACCAAAAGAGCAAGTTAAAGAGGCTGAGGGGGCAGAAGTGAAAGAGAAAGAGGAAGAAAAAAAGACCTATAAATTTTTCGAACCATTTATGAGAATGCCGAAGTGGGAGGTAGATAAAGCGTTGTTAGATAATGGGTATGTGCTGTTCCACACGAAAAAGCAAGAAGAAGTAGCAGCAACAGCAACAGGCGTACCTCTGAATTATATTATTCCGAGTGTCTATATTGATATCCGTATTTATAATCAGGTTAAATATTTTTTCGATATTTTAGCAAAGGACAACAAGGAAGGGTATGTGTTTCTCCTTAGTAAAAAGTTGAATAGCCTGGACCCAAATTATTTGGTATATGGCTGGTTCTCCTGCGCTCAAAGGGTGTCCAGCAGCGATGTAGAAGCTGATATGGAGGACGCAAGGAGGTACTTCAAGTATCTTAAAGAGTATGAGGTAGATGGTAAGAAGTATCACGATTTCCAGGAAGGTTTCCATAAGCGAATCGTGCCGACACATTCTCACCACACCATGAAACTAAATAACTGGAGTGGTGTAGATATTAAACAGCAGACATCTAGGTCTGACATGGGATTCATGGATGATTACAAACTATTTGGGTTATACACAACGACATATGGGTTCAAGTTTTCTTTGATAAATTATTTTCCTGTGTATTTCCGTGTGGAAGATTGTAATGTTGGGTATTACTTCAGCAGGGATGCATTGGATTGGGAAATAACTAAGGATGACAAAAAGAAAATTGAAAGTATGATCAAAGAGTTAGTAGAGGTACCAAAGTATACGTATAATGTAAATAATAAAGATTTGATAGCATCGTTTGGTACGCTGTTTAACAATAATACCAACACTACCACCACTACCCACATTAATAACAACAAAGACACTACAAACAATAATAGGTGGAACTATGACAGTATATTGGATTACGATGAACATGATTATGAGCATAGCCATTTATGGTATGATACTACAACGACCAATCAAACAAAGGCAAGAAATGATGAGGTGGCACTAATCAGTCCTGAGGATGCACCAATAGCATTGGAGAGGTTCACAAAACTTTTATTTGATTATATGGAAATCCCCCCTAAGTATAGCCAGGAGCATGGGAAAATCAAAAATAGTTTAATAAAGAGTATTAAAGTGAACCCTAAGTATTTTGATAAGTTGTTAAGCGTAGTATTTTGGTTCATGTCAGATTACGAAGAACATCTTATTGACGCAGTGAGTATGTATCCATCTAAGAATACAGGTGAATTATATTATGAGATAAATAACAAGGTACTGGAAGATACATTCAGTACTGGGGTAAAAACGTTCTGCCAGGTTCTACAATTTAAGGGGGCGATGAACCCGTTAGAAAGTGGTTTGGAAGATGATGATATTGAGGATTTTATAGCGTGTAAACCGATTCTCCCTTTCCTAATCGCAGTGTTGTTCAAGAAGGATTACGTAGAAAGTTATTTTGGGGATGTATTCAAAAAGTTCAGCAATTATTTGAAATCCAAAAAAGAGTCAGAGCAAAAATACACAGTAAAGGATTTTACACTGTTTCTTGAGGCGGTTTCTGACTATATGTGACCATGCAGGAAACATCACAAGTAACATCACAAGTAACACCGCAGTAAACATCGCATACAACATCGCAGAAAACGGCGCTTAACTCAGTCCCAACCAAGTTCCAACTCAGTCCCAACTCAGTTCCAACTCAGTCCCAACTCAGTCCCAACTAAGTCTTACCCAAATTAAGCGCCGTTTCACAAAAAAATTAAAAAAGTAAAGGAGCAAAACACTATGTTTGACGAAGAATTAAGTACTATAGATACTAAAGAAGAACCAACGATTAACCAACAACAAAAATATAATGAAGTCAAAGAACTGCTGGACACTGAATCTAATATTAGGTTCAGAGACCTGATGCCACGAAATCTGAAGAAGGCAAAGATCGCTGTAATCGGATGTGGCGCTATAGGTTCTTGGACTGTACAGCAGTTGGTGAAAATTGGGTGTAGTAATATCTCAATATTTGATGATGATACCGTTGATATCCAAAATATTGGACCACAGGGTTACGGTTGGGTACACCTTGGTAAACCGAAAGTAGAGGCCCTGAAAGAGATGGCTTTCGAGGATAAGGGTATCCATCTGACAGCGTTCAACGAGCGTATAACGAATTATATGCATATGATTACACTGTTGAACGAAGTACCGGATATTATAATTTCAGCGGTAGATAACATGGAATTTCGGAATGAGTTTATTGGGAAGAATCTACTGGCAAATTTTATTAATGAGAATTCCAATGTAACTAACCCCGTGCTGGAGTTGTATAATGGTAGAGATAATTATAATAAGTATATGTTAGACCCATGTGAAATAAGTCACACGGAAGATATGGTTAATTTCCTGAAGATGTTTCCAAAGCTGGTATTCGATGCACGGATGACATTGGGGACGTGGAATTTATTTATACTACCTATTAAACATATACTATCGGTTCCAACATATAGTATTAATATACGATTAGTTGAGGCACTTGAAAAAACCGTAGTAAATTATCTGAATGATAATTTTTTCAAGACAGAAGATGCACTACAGGAACCATGTACTGCCAGAGCAATCAATTTTACTGGGGCTGCGCTAGCCTCCAAGATTTTATCAGCAATCTTTTATTTCTATACAAATAATGAGTTATTTACTTCTGATTTACTATATCAGAAAAATACAACTGGGAATAGCAGTTCTCAACCTTTGGGTAATGTTCACCTGAATAAAAAGATGTACGACAAGTATATAGGATTTTATGAGAATGATAGAAATATTATCCCTCACACGTTCACTCACGTATTTAATACTCTGGAGTTCAATGATTTGAATCTCAGAGCAACTGTATTCAACAAGGTCCATAAGTTGGTTGAGGATAAAGAATGCATATTACATAATTTCAAACAATTATTGGCATTTCTATTATTAAACCCAACACTGTTATCCAGCTACAGTAAAAAATATTATCAGGGCGATGCTCAGTTAAAGATGTTGGCGCATATAATATTAAATACAACGGAGTTTGATGAATTAATATTAGCAAAGGATTATCTTAAATTTCATGGAACAATCTCCGATTCAAACTTTATGAATGCACTAAATATACTTGATGGACTATTAACTGAGAATACCTTTATGAATAAAAGTTTAATGATGGGTACATCAGGCTATTTGGATAAACGATTACATACGATGAGAAAATTAAACGATCTGAACAGATCATTATTTAATAATCACCGTAGTATACTCCAAGCAACATATATAAATACTAATTATGAAACATACGAGGACATGGCCCCAAGAGTATACACTGTTGAAAATGCAACACCGCTAGCACCAGCGGAAATGTTTAAACACGAATGGTACAGCACCAAGAATATGTCGTCTACCTATATTATACAGTTATTACGAAGTATGATTGAACCTTTGGATAGTACAAAGATACACAAGGTATTCACACCACTAACTGATTACGCAATGCTGGCGCCGAAATATGTAATAACATGTATTAATAATGAATTTATAAATAACAATTCTACTTATAGAATGGATTGTGAGCTAATGGGAGCTGCATTCAATAAATTAATGAATATAATGTTAGCTCCATACTCTGAAGAAATTAGAGAGTTTATTTATGATAGAAATGAAGTTGATTTTTATTCGGAAGATTATCAAACATTAACAAAGTATATTGATAATTACGAAGACGCTATATTAAATATAAAACAACATGTAGTACCAAAGATACCTGTATTTATGGAGCAGGATCATATGTACTCATCAATTGGCTATGTTATGGGAATATACTTTTCTTCGTATATGTACAAAGGTGCTGATGAGATTAATTACATTGTGCATGAAGCGTCCGTGAGTGTGGTACCTGAGAGTTATATTTTGAGAGCTGGTGTTCTAGATCAAACCAAAGAAGATGGTTGGCTAACATCAGAAGGGTATTGGGGTAAAATTAATGATTCTACTAGGAGTTACCAACTATTCAATGTATTGAATGTGAATTTACCCTATTTTGAAGAATGGATGCAGCAATGACAATGCATATAGCACTCTGTGATGGATTTTGTAAAAACAACGGGAGCCCTATGGCTTCGACTGGGGGATCTTATATAATTTATGGGATCACCGATGAAGAAGCCAGGGAATTTGATATAAATAAACCAGAAACTTTACTTAACATACTAAACAAAGACACACATCTTATAAAAGATAGCAATTTGTTGTTCACGTTTTTACCAAGTAAGGCTGTAACGAACAATGAGGCTGAGGCGTGGTCGCTATTTATGTTATTAACTGCGATCAGGAAACTGATTGAAACAGGGGAAATTAAGTTAAACCAGGTAAACCAGGTAGATACTAAAGATACTGATAGGATTGTGATCCTAATGGATTCACTCCTTATAGTTAACCAGGTAAAACATCTGTACAAAGTGAATAACCAGAGACTTAAGGAGGCCCATCGGGATATTGAAAAACTGTTGAAGCAAATAGGAAGATTGGTGCATCCAAAAAAGATTAATGAAGTACTGGGACTAATGCACATACCCGGAGATATTATGAAGAAAACAGCTATTAACCATTGACCCTATTATACGCATGGACTAAATGGAAGGGGAGGGGATAAAGATATGTTTAAAGAAAAGAAAATCGATATACTGGAAGACCCAGAACACAACGATGAAGACGATGCGGATGATGCAGATGAATGTGAAAACAATGTAGAAGAGTATTCAGACGATGTAGGCAACTATATAGTCGAATATGATGATGAGGAAGATAATTCCGGATGTTGGCTTGATAACGTTTATGTGATCGTTGTAAATGGAGTTCCAGAGAGTGGTAAAGACACATTCACCAAGGAAGTATTAGAGTCTATTCAGGGAAACTCGATACCACCTGTTAAAACGATGTTTGTGTCAACAATTGACCTAGTAAGATCGTTAGTTGAAGAGTATATTTACCAATATGCCCCTAACACGTTGTTCAAGAAAGATGCAAAAGGTAGGAAGCTGTTATGCGACGTAAAACGGGCCTTCGTGGAGTACGATAATGCCCCGTTTAAAGTTACGGTTGAAAGTATTCTACGGTCTTACTACGATTGTGAATTTATAAAGAAGGATAAACTTTTTGTGGTTGTGCACTCACGCGAACCTGATGAGATACAGAAGTTTGTAGACTATTTTCCAAATTGTTACACAGTGTTAATTGAGAAAAAATTTGATATACCCAAAGTATCGGATACAGCGAATACAGAAGAATGCTGCAGCTCTGACAGTCTAGACTCTATAAGGGATTTTCCATACGAATATATACTAATCAATAAGGACAAAGAAGAATTTTTAAGTTCCGCGAATTTTTTCGGTATACACCTATTGGAAACGGAAGGACTTTGCAAGAATGGTAGAGAGCTTAATTAAAAAAGTAAAGTGCTCATTAACCAATGTAGCACATAGATTGAACGGAAAAAAAGAAAAAGTAGACCGACGAGTTCACGTCGGTATTAATTATAAACACGAAGCTTTCAAGTTATTGAGGGCAACGGAATACTCAGTAGGCTATGATATTTTATCTCCCTACACGGTTTATATCCTTCCGAATTCGGTTACTAAGATAAACACAGGGGTATTCCTCGATATACCAATGGATTCCTTTATCGAGTGTCAAGTGCGGTCTAGGAGTGGTTTAGCGTCGAAAGGGATTTTTGTGGTGAATGCACCAGGCACCATTGATCCTGATTATAAAGGTGAAGTTGGTGTACTCCTTGGCAATCTTACCAATACGGCATACAAGGTTACACGTGGTGATGCCATCGCCCAACTAGTGTTCAACCGGGTTTCAAATGTTAAATTCGGTAAGGACTTAGTGATCCTTAGGAATAAAATTAGAGGAGATGGTGGATTCGGTTCAACCGGTTGAAATTAAAAATAAAAAAGTAAAACCTAATTTTGTTATAAGTACATAGAGACAGAAGAAGTATTTGAGCCCGTACCAGGATTGGCCTGGTATGGGCTTTTTTGTTATGTATTAAATAAAGAAGGAGGACACAATGGTTGTCAATCTGTTTGACCTGCCGTCTTCGACGGCAGAATTCATTTTTGACCTTCTCACCAGCGGTCAACCCGCTGGTGAGATTGATGGAATTCGTTTCGTTCCGTCATATATTGACGGGACAAAAAACATTGCCCGCGTACGGTTGTACGGTGGGCAATACAGCGGTACTATCCTAGACGTGATGTTCTAGGATAGTACGTACAACTATAAAAGCAGGGGAGAGTAAGGCGAATGTTAAGGAAGTAATTAAAATCGCCTTGCTCTCTCTCTCTTGCTATCTATTTTTTATAGCATTAAAATATTTTTTAACTATTGACAAAATATTTTTTTAAAGATAGTGCTAAACATCAATTATGGTTTTAACGATATTGTTTATTATCATTGACACTTCAAAGAACAGGAATATCCTATATGTATGCACGACTAATCATTGCACATAAAAAAGAAGAAGAAGGAGAAGAGAATAAAATCCCCAAATTGCCTGAAGGTGTTTCTCCGGAAGATATTGTGAAAGAAGCCAATATAGACCACACAATGTTGAAGGCATTATTGTACTCTGGGTATATCTCCAGCTTAATTTACGAAGGGTTAAATATAGGTGACACTTATAGAGGTGCTGAACAACTAGTTCAACTGCTGTACCCGCTTATTTTTAACTCAGAAACAAAGCAGTTGAACCAGTATGAATCTGCTTTTTTAGCGATACTTGATAAGGAAAAAAAGATTCTCAAAATTGAAAAAGTTTCAACAGGGTCAAGAAACACTTGTTTAATCGATAATGGTGAAATTATTGCCTCTGTTATTGCTAATGGGGGGTCTGGTTTTGTGATAGCACATAATCATCCTGGGGGTGAAGAGGTGTATGCTGACGCCTTCCCAGATCAAGATACACATGCATATTCTATTTTATGCATTGCTGCACAATTGGCCGGTATAACGATGCATGACGGAATAATATTTGGCAAATCAACAGTGGTATCCCTAATAGAACACAGACCTGATTTTTTCAACAATGTTCAAAAGCTTATTAACCAAATTAAAAGTGGCCTGATCGAATTAGGAAAAATGTAAAGAGAAGTTTAAAGAAACTCCATGGCAGGTAAAACTATATTATGTAATACTGTTTGTAATAGTATTAAAGGTGTTTTGTGCTTGTATTCTAAGATTTTAAAAAACCGAATAGTGTTTTTGTTATAAGTAGATAGAATAAAGGAATCATAGCACAGGGGGTGCTATTTGATTCCTTCAATATTATTGTTCTGGTCGGCGAGAGCTGACTGGGACATTATTCCCGGCAAAGCCGGGAGAAAGGGCGTGAATCATGGAATGGAAAAAAGATGTAGTTGAAAAAGTTTTGGAAACTAGGGGAAACAGAATTGAATCCGCCTTAAAGAAAGTTGTGAAAGAGGAAGGGGAAAGGATTGTTAGGTTTGAGGTTGAAACGGCACTCCGCTGGATGCGGAAGGTGAATGCGGCAACCGCCGCTTTCGAGAAGGCTTAAAGTAAAGCGGGCACTGTTGAACTAACGGTGCCCGCGTAGTTTTTTTATCGTTTTTTGGTTTTTTATTGTTTTTAGTTTTTTTATTGTTTTTAGTTTTTATGATTTTCCGGGGCAGGGTGTAGCTCCAAATATTGATTACCAGATATTACTCACACACCCATTGACACTTAACACGGCTAAAGACAGGGGATTCTCAGGCAACACTAACTATTATCGGTGTTAGCGCCTGAACCCCCTGTCCGATGGCTTTAATAAAAAAAACAACTAGTAGGAGGATAAAACAAATGAAAAATACAAATAAACCAAAAAAAGAACGCACAAAAATAGATGAAGGCACCGTTGCACTATGTGCAGCCTATGTTCTTTTTATACTTTGGTGGATTATTGTGCTACACAGAATATTCAAGTGACCAAGTTAATTAGCTTTTCCAAGTTGCAAAATTTTCAATTTTCGTAGTGCAGTACCAACTCCTAAACTACCATGCTCAATATCTGAGGATAGTGGGTTAAGTAGATATTTTTTTAGAAATTCACGCAGCTTGGTATATTTGTATGTCCCAACACCAGACAGCCCAGCGTTAAATGCTTTTGCAGTTGGATCGGTTACCAAATACTTGTTTACGTAGTCTATGGTATTATTTAGTTTATTGCCTACATATGGAATTTTAGCGATAGTTTCAGAGGGTACATAACCGATAGCATGCTTGAACGAGTTCATCACACCTGTGGATGGCTCAATGGCAGTGGTCAACCCCAGACCAGCCAGTGTTCCAACATTGCGAAGGCTATGGGATTTTGCAGGTGGATTGAGGTAAGTATTTAATTTATTGTATGAAATTGGAGAATACGCATTGAGATTTTTAGCGGTTATTTGTTTACCAACCCCATGAAGAGTCTTATAAAATAGTGGGGAAGATTGGTAAGCTTCTTCTAAAACTTTTATTGCTTCCGGGTGCTGTTTCAATAATCTACCATACTGAGAAAGATTGCGTAGTTCCGATGCAATATTAGGGGGTAAGTCTGGTATTATTCTCGGTAATAGAGTAGTGAGGTGGTCCAACTCTTCAACCGGTAATTGACGCAAAAATTTAAAATCTCCCTTTAACAGCTTGCGAAGATACACAGCTCCTTTTTTAGGATTTATTGGTATATTACTAATATGTTGTGGGCTGAGCGGAATATTAGATATATTTTTAACCGCGGAAGAGCCAATATTCTTTCCAGCAGCATGAAGATGTTTGGCCAAAATATTATTTTCAGGGGTTAGTGTGCCCCCAAACAAACCATCTTTTAACGAGTTAGCAGCAGAGATTGTCTCTTGTTGGTTTAATCCATCCAGGAAAGACCTCAGCAACATTTTATGGGTATCTTGGTTTCTATACATGCGCCAAGTATTAACTAAATTTTGAATTACATGCGCTACAGAAGGTCCACTAATAAGGGATAATGGATCAAGCACTGCAGTTTTTTCGAATTTATTACTTCTACGATTATTAAATAGTTTACCCTGTTTGGTTATCATGTGAATCCTCAGTTATTCGTAATTATAAGTAAGTTATATTAGCACCTGCACCATCTTCCAGAAGGGGTTTTTCAATAAGCAATATTTCATAATAAATATTGCGCATACCTACTATTTTTGTAAAGTTATATAAACTGGAATAGGAACGGAGACGAATGAATTATGAAGTACACAGATGAAGAATTACGGAATAGTGATTATTTTAATAGATTGATTAAGGTTAATAAACAGAGTGCTACTGTATTGAATAAAATAGTTAGGTGGCTGGACAACAACAAAAAGGAATATATAACAATTGAAAATCCTCCATATATGAAACTGTCCATTGAGTTTATTTACCCGATGATCCCAGTGAAAAACGAATCGACTGATGGTACACGATGTATTTCAGTATGTCACTATGGTGAACTAAATGGAGATTTAATGAGGGATCCGGAGATCGTCTATTTTATAAAGGACAAGCAGTTTTACCCAGTGTATTTTCGTAATGACTATGTGGGAGTTGAGCAGTTTGTATACAGGCATACTGAGGATGGAACAATTGAAGACCTATATATAAACCAAGAATTAGTAGGCTTTACGGCACTGTGGATTAAAAATATGGTAGAACAAGGTTTCCTGGAAAAATTGGGTATTACATAGTTCAAAAGATTCAAAAGATGAAAATAGATTTAAAAAAAGGGGCGACACCTTCCATAATTTAGGTGTTCGCCCCCTTTTTTGTTGTTACCTCCAACATCTCCAACCAAAATACTCCATATACAGAAAGGGCTATCAAATGTGCACTTTAGAAAGTTTTGAAACAGCCATACACTGTTTAAAGAAAGGTAACGTGAAGATTCGACGGAAAACCTGGGAGTCAAGTGAGTATGTATTTTTACTAACGCAAGATAATATTTCTTGCAGTTGTAAAGACTTAAAAGTTCCGAGTCATCGGATATTCAAGTTGAACCCACTATTGTTAAAAAAAACAAATACAGACTTTGAGTTTATCCAATGGTCCCCTGGAGTTGATGATATTTTGTCGGAAGATTGGGTTATTTTTAATTAATTAATTAATTAACTAACTATTTAACTAATTAATTAACTATTTTATTAATTAAGTAAAGAAAGGCATATACATTATGGAAGTATTGAAAAAAAATACATGTAGTAGTGAAAACATAAGTGAAACCGTATATCAAGAACTGTTGAACAGTGTAGTAACAAAAAAATATACAGCAAACGAAAATGAAAAAACGTATGACGATGTAATAGCAAGAATCACAAGATACTTTTCAGATGGAACAATTAAAAAGAATTATACTCCACTAGTATCTGTGGAGAATAATTTGATTAAGTATTTACAAGATAAAACAATCATACCAGCTGGATCTATTCTACGTGGATTTAATGATCCAAATTATACAGGTAGTTTTTCCAACTGTTATTACATTCCAATTGAGGAAGACTCAATTGAAGGTATTTTTGAAACGACAAAACGTCTTGCTAGGATTTTCTCTAAAAGAGGTGGAGTTGGGATCGACCTAACTATCCTAAGACCAAAGAATACCAAGGTTAATAACAGCGCCAAGTATAGTACTGGTGCAGTTTCTTTTATGCCGCTGTTCTCAGAAGTGACAGATACCATTGGCCAGCAGGGACGGCGTGGAGCACTGTTGATGTCAATGGATATAAGGCATCCTGATATTGAGGACTTTATAATTTCTAAGACATCGAAAGCACCAACTGTATTCGCAAAGGATGAAATAACCGGGAGAATTAAAGACATCTCGCATGCAAATATATCGGTGAAGATCACGGATGATTTTATGAGGGCTGTATATAATAATGAAGATTGGAACTTAATATTTCCTGATATTGAATCTGTAGGAACCGAAGTTTATACGAAAGAGTGGAACGGAGCATATAAGGATTGGGAGGAAAAGGGGTACCCAGTAAAAATATATAAAACAGTAAAAGCCCGAGAGTTATATGATCTTATATGTAGGGCTGTATGGGAATGTGGTGACCCAGGATTGTTATTTGTTGATGCAGCTCAGAAATGGACACCAGTTGCAGATATTCCCCAGTTAATACCTAAGGGAACTAACCCATGCGGTGAGCAGTGGATGCCTGATTGGGGAAATTGTCTTTTAGTAGCAATCAATTTACCGAATTTTGTAATAAATCCGTATAAAAATAAGGAACCCTCCGATAAAGAAAGTGTATTTGATTTTTCAAGAATTAAAGATGTAATAGAAGCGGCTGTGTATTTTGCTAATGTTGTTTCACAAGAAAACAGTAATAGACATCCGTACCAGCAGCAACGTGATATGGATGAATATAGTAGGAGAATCGGTATTGAAGTAACCGGGCTCGCAGATGTATTTGCCATGCTTGGTATTGCGTACGGAACGGAAGCATCTATAAAATTCACGGAAGAGCTATTCCAATTTAAAGCTTTATGTGAAATATATGCTTCTTGGAAGTTTACTAAACAATTCGGTGTATGCAAAGTTTTTAAGGATTTGGAGAATCGTAAGAAATTTGTTGATAGCAATTATATTGACACTATTACGCATACAGCAGATGCGGTAGAGTATAAGTATATTGTTAATATACCTGAATTTATAATACATAAACATTCTTCCGATATAAAGAAAAAGATAATGAAAGATGGGTTATGTAACTCAGCGTTTAACACAATTGGACCTTGCGGGAGTATCTCAATTGTGGCGGATAATTGCACTTCTGGTATCGAGCCACTATTTGCGTACAAATATAAGCGGAAAGTTACGCTTGGTGGTAAAGTAAAAGAATATAGTGATGAGCATTACCTGGCGAAGAAACATGGAGGGTCAGAAGAGAATTACAGATATTCAGAAGCGCATATGATTCATTATGAACATAGATTAAGAGTGCAGGCGGCAGCACAGTTTTTTACCGATGCAAGTATTTCAAGCACGATCAATCTACGCAACAGTGCTACTGTTGAAGATATTAATAATCTTTATAGGAAAGCACATATATGCGGGTTAAAAGGTATAACCGTATTTCGAGATGGGTGCAAGGTTGGTATCTTGGAAAAAGTTACACCTGTTGATGAACACCAACAAGATACTAATGAACACCCACAAGATACTAATGAACATACCATATTATACAAACGTTCTTTATTGGACGTTGAAGATGCAGAGAGACATAAAGTTATATGGAAGAAAGGCAAAGTTTATGTAATAGTGTCACTAGATGATACAAGTAACCCGATTGAAATATTTGCAAAACTGCCGAGACAAGCAGGCTTTACTAAAGATGGAGTATTTGAGCAGGATAAATATAATGAAAATACTGCCAACTGGGATTGTATAAACAGGCTTATTTCCATTATGCTGAGGTATAATATCCCGTTATCCGATATTATCGATCAACTTGATAAATCAAGTTGCAGTCTTGTTGATGCCCCTGGAGTTATTAAAAGGGTTCTATTAAATTATCTTGACGATGGAACTATCATCAATCAAAATGATGCAAATGGTGGTGGATCAGTAGGTACCGATGAGCTTCAACTAACAAATGGGTTTCACAGAACACCATGTCCAAACTGTGGTAACCAGGACTTGTATACTAGAGAAGGAGGTTGCTATTCGTGTAAAGGGTGTGGGTATTCTAAGTGTGACTGAAAATCAAAGTAACACCTAAAAGGATAACACCGGTATGGAGATACTATGGTGCTCGTATAAAGAGCAAAAAGTTTTTATTCAGACATGTAGTACGTGTAATAAATTTCCTTGCAAAAATATTCCAAAAGAATGTATAGAGCAAGGAATAGCCTTGCAACGTGAATTATTAAAAGAGCAAGGTTATGTGGAAAAAATATCATTTAGGCCGTTAACAAAAGATAAGAGGAGGGACAATGTTATGTTGGTAAAATGGAAAAGTGGTAAGATTGAAGATGTAGCAACACTGTCATCAGATTTAGAAACACTGAGTAAAATAGAATGTGTGTACCAAATCAAGTCAGTGTTGTTCCCGACGTTAACCTTGAAACCAAAAGAGACTACCACAGAGGAAGGTCTAGAATCTACAGGTATTGATGATCTTCTACCAAAAAAACGGGGTAGACGGTCACGGAAAAAAGCTACCGCAGATGAGCAGGGGTAGTAGAAGACTCAGGTACACCCATGTGAGTAGTATAGAAATTATTGATTAACCAACCGCCGTAAACAGTACACTATACAGTATGCTTTGATGTATGTGTGACTACTGGATACGGCGGTTTTTTATTTTTATAAAAATTTAATCTGGAGATGTAACTATGGGCTGTAAATACAAGGTTTCCGATAGTATAAACGATATGGAGTATGAAAAATTATATATATCTACGCTATACACCAGGGATATACCTGATGCCTGGTTTTTGGCATTGGTAGAGCTTATGAAACATGGTAGAAAATATAAAATCGATAGAGGCTCCTTTGAAGGACAGTATCGTTACCAACTGGATTATTTAACGTTGCATATTCAGTATCCAGGGGTTAGACCACTTACACCATATATACCCACGTCCTTCGGTATCCCGAATCCCGTAAGTGACGAGTATGTTAATGATTATCTTCCATACTTAATGTGCGACGTTAAAAACGAAACAGAACAGTACACGTACGGCCAGTATTTGGAAGAGCAGATAGCTAAGGTGATTAATATGTACAAAAAAGACGGATACAATACTAACCAGGCGTACATGACAGTCGGGGATCCGAAAACACTTGATATGGTAGATCCACCGTGTCTGAGAGGTATTGATACCCGTATTATCGATAGTGTACTCCACTTTTTTGTATATTTTAGATCGTGGGATTTGTGGAGTGGTCTACCAGCTAATCTGGCAGGAATCCAGATACTTAAAGAGTACATGGCATCTGAGATCGGTGTAAAGGATGGTGCGATTGTGGCAGCAACAAAAGGAGGGCATATCTATCATTATGCGTTGGAATATACGCAGAAGTACACTGGTAAAAATTTCAGAGACTAAACTTGACACTATTTTTCCGGTAAAAAGATGTCAAGATTTTAAATCATCATAAACGAAAAAAATCAATGAAAAACAAAGCATTCATGCTAAAAAAATTATCTGCGAAGTATAATATACCCATTAGTATAGTATATGAGACATATAATTGTTTAATAGAGTACGAGGAGTTACCTGAAGTAATCAACGAAATTAAAATGCTAGCACGTACTGTAAATGGAAGGGGGCATGAATGGCAACAACAAACAAAAGAAATAAAGATATGAATACTCCCACATACACATCAGATAATATACAGGTACTTGAGGGCCTTGAAGCTGTTAGACAAAGGCCATCCATGTATATTGGTAACGTAGGTGAGGGAGGGTTGCACCATCTGGTGTATGAAGTTGTAGATAACAGCATGGATGAAGCACTTGCAGGGTACTGTGATAAAGTAGTTATTACAATATATAAAGATAATTCTATTTCTGTATTGGATAATGGTAGAGGTATTCCTACAGAGATACACAAGGAAACCGGGTTATCCGCAATAGAAGTCGTTTTGACTAAACTACATGCAGGCGGAAAGTTTAATAACGACAGCTATAAAACGAGCGGTGGGTTACATGGTGTGGGTATCAGTGTAGTTAATGCTCTTTCTAAATACACTAAAGTATGTGTATTTAAAGGTAAGGAGCAATATTCCCAGGAATATGAAAAAGGATTACCAATCAGTAGGGTTGTTAAAGCCCTACGTAATAAAAAAGAATTCAATGAGATAAAGACAGGTACTTATGTTTACTTCAAACCGGATGACACGATTTTTGATACGACTGTATATAATGTGGAAACTCTTGCAGACAGGTTTAAAGAGCTATCATTATTAAATCCTAAAGTACACATTACTTTGAGAGATGAAAGAACAGGGGTAGAAAAGGAGTTTTACTCTGATAACGGCTTGATCGATTTCTTTACGGATTATAATAAATCCTTAAAGAGTGATGAAAAGCCTATTATAGATGTGATCAGAGCTACAACTGAGCTAGATGAAGTATATATTGATTTTACCATGCAATATAATACTACCTATAAAAAAGAAGGACATTCATTTGTAAATAATATCAGGACTATCGAAGGTGGTACACATGTAACTGGATTCAGAAGTGCATTACTGCGGGTTTTTAAATATTTTGTAGGTGAACTAAAAATGCATCTTAATTTTAACTCAGACGATATACAAGAGGGTTTGGTTTACATTATATCTCTCAGAATGAAAGACCCACAGTTTGAAGGACAAACAAAAACCAAACTTGGGAATTCTTACATAAAACCACTGGTAGATAAGGTAGTTTACGATAATCTGCTTGAGTACTTTGAATTCCACCCAGAGCAACTAAAGCTGGTGTTCAACAAGATAAAAGTATCAGCAAAGTCCAGAGAAGCAGCATCTAAGGCTAGAGACCTTGCCAGAGCGAAGTTAAAAGTTATAGAAGTGGATTCTGTTGGTGTGTTACCTGGTAAATTGGCCGATTGCCAGTCAAATGATCCTTCTGAGTGTGAAATATATTTTGTGGAAGGGGAAAGCGCCGGTGGATCAGCCAAACAAGCAAGGGATAGACGCTTTCAGGCTATTTTACCACTAAGAGGAAAGGTTCTTAATGTTGAGGGCATGAACCTCCGTCGTGTGCTACAGAATGAGGAAATCAAAAATATAATTACAGCACTGGGTACAGGGATCGGGGAGAACTTTAATCAGAATAAGTTGCGGTATCACAAGATAGTTATTATGACGGATGCAGATGTAGATGGAGCCCATATACGGTCATTACTTCTAACATTAATATTCAGGCAGATGCCGGAGTTGATTATGGATGGGTTTGTTTATATTGCTCAACCACCTTTATACAAGGTAGAGTCTGGAAAATCGCATTGGTATGTAAAAGATGCTCAGGAGCTGCCAGACCTCCTCAGAACGTTAAAAAAAGATAAAGACCAGGTACGTATTCAACGGTACAAAGGTTTGGGTGAGATGGCCCCTCAGCAGCTTTGGGAGACGACTATGGACCCGGTTAACAGGACGATGTTGAAAGTTAAAATTGAAGATGCTATAGGTACAGACCACCTATTTTCAGTTTTAATGGGTGATGATGTGGAACCACGTAGAAACTTTATTTACCAACATGCTTTATCTGATGAAGTTAAGTTCGAGGCTTTGGATATTTGAAAAACAACTATACCTTTTTGTTATAAGGTAATAGTATGGGAAGTTTAATTTGCTCAGGGGTAGCCTCCCTGAGCTTTCAGTATATGGGTTGGCTACCCAAAGAATAGGAGAGGAGAGTTTAATCCAAATGGATTATTCTCATGTTATTCTTTCCACCCCTCTTTTACTGGTGGACGGCGTGTATAGACGCCGTACCATCAGCCTCGAAGAGGCGGTGGAGTGGGTGACATCTCGATCTCCGAAGAATTTTTGCGGTCACCAGACCGTGAAGATTCTCGGGATTGAGCCCTCCACGTCTCGGGAAGCCTGCCAAGGTTTCTCAGAGGCCCTTTGTTTGAAACCAAAGGGCCGTCTTGAGTTCGGCAAGGAATATAGCCTTGCTGAAATCGAGGCCGTGGGGGTGGAGTTCGTCCTGTTGACCTACTTGGGTGAATAACCCATAGGTCAACATGGCGGCTCCAGTCGCCCGGGTCTCCCCGACCTTAAAGTGGGCGCCATCGTCCGGCGCACCGAAGGGCAGCAGGGTTCAGGATAGACCCGCTGCCGAAGAATAGGACGAGAAAAATCCAATTGGGGAGGTATGATGAGCCATACTACTTCCCCACCAATAATGACCCCGCTCTCGCCAAGCGGGGTTTATCATAAGCCGGGGGGCACCCGGCACGTATTGCCCCAAATGGGGCAAAGGAGGTAAGTATGGATTATTATGAATGTAAAGACGGGCAGGTGGTGTACTGCCCGGAAGAAGATGGGCGGGAAGATACCGCCCATGCAAATAGTGTCCACAAGATTTACCAGCTCATCCGAGCTGGAGAATTCCACAGTTATATCATGCTGGTCCAACTGGACCAGCAGGGTCTGGAAGACTTCGGGTTGCTGAGTGCAGCAACCCGAGCCTTCCCTGGATTAGTTACAGAAGCCCAGCGGCAGTTAGCCAGCTGGGAACAGGAGGAGGCAACAGCCTCCTCCGGAATGTAAAAAAAGAGGGCCGCATTACTCAATAGAGTAGTGCGGCCATTATTATTTTTTTTACAAAAGCACCCAAGATGAATGGGTACCACAATAGCTGGCAAAAATGCCAGCAAAGGAGGAAAAATATGGTTAACGCATTGACAGAACTTGAGGGTAAGATCGGCGGCTCTGTCGTTGAAAAGGTTTTCTGTGCGTCTATTTTTTACTATAACGACAGGGAACCATTGCGTGAAGTAGTGATGAAGACCGGTCAAGCTCCGGAATCTTTAATTGAAATATTAGCAGGGATCGAGTATGACCCTGTTTATGGCCGTCAACATATTGATGGTAGGGTCTGGACCAAAGACCTGACCACCTTAATACGGATGGAGTATAATGGGGAGTGGTGGGAGGAATACCCACTATTCCCCATTCCGAAACGGCTGGTAGCTAAACCGTGGGCAATGGTAAGGTATGGTGAGGAGGATTTCCTGGTCAATGCAAATGAGGATATAATTGTTCCTATGCGGGTTCACAATATACTTCCTATCTGTAACCACGGTGAGATAATGGCGCTATATGAACAATCGGCAGTCAATATCGCTGCACAGGGGTAAACCAAATAGCTGGCAAAAATGCCAGCAAAAGGAGGAATATGGTGAATGCAAGACAGGAATTAGATAGGAAGCTCGACCAGTACGGGGTTTCAGTACTGTTCGGGGAAGTTTCATACGTCCCCGAACCTGGAGTCTCTGACGACTTTGTCGTGAGAGATGATAACCATGCTGATTTTTTCAAGTGGATAAATGGTATCAACTATGACCAGGGATACGGTCGGCAGTTCTTGCTCGGTCGTATCTGGGTGGAAAAACAGTCGGGTGAGATAGCCACTCTCACCCGCTGTGCGCATGATGGGGCGGAGTGGTGGGGATTAGGGGATTTCACCACGGTCCCACAGAGACTGTTTAGGCTGATTGGACCAACCTGGAAAGGGATCACATTGGGGGACGGACGGGAATTCTTAGTCCGTTCTCGGGAACAAGGAAGGGCTATTTACCCGAACGGATGTTATTCAATTGGAGACCTTCTATCATATAGGAACGAAATCGAGCATATACTATCGGGTAACCATGGCTTGAAGTAAGTGATGGGGACCTAGCAAGACCCGGCATCTTTCATAGATGTATGGGCAGGAATAGAATATGATCCATACAGTGTTAAAAACACTAACGCGGGTAAAATGTCCGCAAGAAAGGAGTAGGTATGAAAAAAAATGTAGCAACTGAATTGGTCTCCACCCTGAACGTGGACGAAGTATGGGGGGAGGTGACCGTCATTTGTATGGTGTCCGCCGCCAAAGTGACCCACCATTGCAGTGGTGGGTCGAAAACCATTTCCCTCCGGCGTGGGGGGGATAAGGTAAAATTCTTCAAAGAGTTGTCTGAACTGGAGTTCGACAGCTCCAACTTGGATGAGTATGTAACAGGTACTGTTTGGTTGACGGACGGGACCTGGTTGGAGATGGGTGAAAACGAAGTGACCGGGGAGGGTATATGGATTCACATGACACCTCCCCGTTTACCTAATGATCTTAGTGCTAATGTTGAACCTCAAATTGAAATGGTGCAGAAAAAACTCGTCCACCATACCAGGGTGGCCGAGGTTGCGTTCAGAGCGTACGCCCACGGCTACACCCGTGGGTGCGCACGGAACAAGATTATCGATCCCAATACACCGGTTGATCGGATGGCAGCAATGCTGTCCGAGAAACTGGGTAATTTGAGCCAAATTCTGGTCCACCCTGACTGGTACGGGGTGGGTTGTATGGAGAAAGTGCACACAGAGTTGATAACTCTGTGGGCAGCTCTCCCGACACGGTCGGCGTGGGAAACAGAGACTGGTAGGAAATTAACCAATAGTCGGTTGCCACAATCGCTGGCAACCATAACCTGGGATCTGCGGACTCTAATCAACCTGATGAAGGTTGCTTAGTAGAGTCCCAAAAAAATTTCTCCAACGGGGTACCTCATACCTCGTTGGAGAAACGCATTCTGAAGTGTCTGAACGAAAAGTAAATGAGGTATACTATTGAAGCTTGGGTGGAAACAATTATTGTCTGGAATCAACTCAAGTCTATTTTTAGCATTTTAACTGATTATTGCAAAAAAGAAAAATCAACTTAATGACCTAATAGGTCGATTGGGGGGCATTCTTTATTTATTAGGTGGATATATTGATTTGTTTGAAAAAACAATCCATAAAATTTTAAAAAAAAGATAAACAAAATGAACATGAACAAGAACAAGATTCAATTATTGTCGGATGATTTAAATCATTATTAAACAAGGAGAATAAAATGTTTCATCAAATCAACCCATATCTGAATGAATTTTTTAGCCTCGACTGCGCACCAGATATCGTGGGTTTAAAGCTGTTCCCAAATTTAAAAGAAGTTACTGAGAGTATGGGGGCATTTTATGCAGTCCAAAAATATATTTTGGACAATAACTATCAACTGTTCAAAAATCCCAAAATAGTGGTTATCTCAGTAGGTGATGGATCAACTCCAAGGACAGCAGCATTATTTGCTTTTAGAACCAATTGGGATTGCTATAGCATCGATCCAATGCTGCATACTGAAAGAGAAGAATTTAAAATGATCCAGCGTCTTACCATGATTAAGGATAAAGTTGAAAACGTTAAACTTGACCTCTCTAATTATGAGAATGTGATAATCCTGATGGTGCATTCCCATGCAGGGCTAAAAAGAACCTTAAATGCTTTGCAACATAAAAATAGATCGCTTGTAACTATTCCGTGTTGTGTACCGCATGAAATAGCAGACCAACCCTATATTGGATATGTTGATACATCCATTGCTACAGCTAAAAACACAGTTAAAATTTGGAGGAATATATGATGAAATGCAAAGAGTTACAAGCAACTTTAATTAACAACGAATGGGAAATTATCTCAACCGATATACCTGGGGAAAGAGTTATGCCCAAGAAGGGGTACCAAGGACCACACATTATAACTCCTACTAAACTTACCATGTATTATAACTATGACCCAAATGGTGATGGATCGGAGCACAAAAAATATAAGACAATGTTGATGAAATACATATTAACAATGTCTTATAAAAAACTGGCGGCGCTTGAGGATGAAAGAAATACAATTGTTAACGCACTGGATAACATAGCAGAGATTCCACTATATGCAGTAAGGAAATGCAAAAGCAAAAAATGTGATAAGTGTGTTGGGTACACTCATGCATCACAAGATGGTTATTCTATTTTTTGTTCATCACAGAAAATAGATTCAAACTGGGACATTACGCATAACGCACAGGACGGCATTATCACCTGTCCAAAGTGTCTTGAAATCATGGTTTTAAATAAAATTGGATAAACACAATGATAGATATGACATATTGCATGAATGAATCATGCCCAAGGATCGAAACATGTAAAAGATTTATTGGGAATATTGAAGGTGTCTATACAAATAATTATTTATCACAAGCCTATTTTGAACATAAACATGGGCGTTGTGAGTATTTTATTGAACTGTTGAAACCCTTTGAAAAGGAGACTAAACCATGAGTGGAGGGCACTTTGATTATGTACAACACAGACTGGATCGTGTTGTTGATCAGATTCAAGAATTGATTGACAACAACAATGTGGAAGATGAATTGGGTTATGCAAGTGATTACTCCAAAGAAACATTAGATAAATTTCGAGAAGCCGTAGAGATTATTACCAAGGCGAGCAATATGATCCATCGGATCGATTATCTAGTATCGGGTGATGATGGTGAGGATACGTTTAATAAGAAATGGAGCGGAGAAAAAGGATCGCACAATGAAACTTGAACTTTGAACTCAAAATATCAATTGTCAAACGAACAATTGCACTCAATACTGGAAATTCTGGAAGCATAATGCACATGAAAGGAAATGAGACAATGTATATCCGAAATAATTACAATAACTCTAAAGCCATTTGGTTTATGGTTATATGTATTAACATGACGACAATTTCGGTTATTCTTCTTGGTTGTTACTTCAAGTTGGCCAGTATTGACAAATCTCTGATTAAACAGACTCAGATGATGAAAGATGAGATGGAAGAAATCAACGTGCCGGAGGAAGACATAGCCCCTGAAGTTGGAACAACAAGGCTTGTCATTACGGCCTACACTGCCGATAAGCCAGGCAAGCTAACAGCTATAGCCATCAAGCCTACCCCAGGTTGGACATGTGCTGTCAGTCGGGACATGGCCCACTGGCTCGGTGGGAAGGTGTGGATCGAAGGTATTGGAGTGCGACATGTGCCCGATTTTACACACGAGCACATTCGCAATCGTGTAAATGCCCTGGTCGGAAAGCGTCAGGAAGTAGTGTACATCGGAGACACTGAGAGGAAAGTGGTCTTTCTTGGGAAAGGATGAATCAAAATGGCAAATTTTGCTAACATCAAATTTTATGACATCGATCTGGGAATTAAATATGATTTTCGAATGGTGTACAGAGGCGGAAAAAAGGTCGGACCGGAATTGGTTATTGATGATATCCTTGTAGGTGGTAAATCAATAATTTCCATAGTTGACCCAGACTTAATCATTGATATTGAAGACATAATTCTCAAACAAATAGAAGATAATCAAATAACAAAGGAGGTATCCAATGGATAGAGCAATGATTGATTGGTTGTTGCATGATATTGATAATTTTCAGATTGAATTGGGCAGAACTGTTTTAGGCGAGCATGATTCAATCTATTATGAAACAAAACGAGTACTCTACAGACTTTCTGAAAGTTTAGCCCATGAAGATTGGTTGGGAACAATTATCGCTTATAATCAGATTAAATCGATTTACGAGATTTTAACTGATTTATGTACAAAAGATAATCAACTTAGTGAAATCAGATACAGATTAAACTCTATCCTATATATATTAGGAGGATATGTTGATTTGTTAGAGAAAACAATCCATGAAATTTTGAAAAAAGAAAAAGAAAATGGACAAGAACACGATTCAATCATTATTGAATGATATTGAAAAGATCAAATATAAATTGATGACTGTTCCTGCGGATCAACACACTCCAGTATATTGGGGAGCTGTGAGGTCGGTAATACGAATATCCAGCTCTTTAGAACAAGGGGATTGGCTTGGAATTGTTGTTGGTTGGTATGAATTGAAGGCAGTGCTCTCCATCCAACTTCTGTATTTAATCGAAGATGATCGGTCTTCTGATGTTTGGATGGAGATTGAAAACATTATTGGTGACTATTACCCACGGCTAAAGCCAGGGGCTTCTATGGCATAGCCAATGGACTGTAATACAGATAGAATTATCTGGAATATGTATTACCCAGAACGTTTTCGGAAAGGAGACTAAAATGAGTAGCGATATATTCACAATATCACAGGATTATGGCAAAAGTATAATGACGACCTTGAAGGATACAATGGCTGAAGCCTGGAAAGTGAAGGCCAGCAAGTGTCCCTGTAAAGGAGGTCTTCCTCCAAAATTTGTGTGCATGATGACCTACCAGGATTGTGAAATGAATGGCTGTCCATTCGTGTTATGGGGGTGCCTATGAAATACAATGTAATTACAATCAACGCACGGAATAACAAATGGTTTGCTAGTTTCAACAAGGTAGCATTTAATAGAGTTAAAAGGAAAACAAAACCAAACCCTTTTGGTTTCTATTATTTTCCTGATGAAATACCTGTTGAGCAAGCATTTCAAGAACTAAAGGATGTGATGATTAGAGCTCACAAAGAAAGGATAGACGAATTAACTAAAAGTCTTGATGAATTAAAGAAATTGACATTAACTTGATAATAAGGATAAAATTCATGCCAAAATACATACATACTATCCAATCTGATAATAAGAATAGCGGAGTAGATATAAAATATAATGATAAAGATAAAACCATTACTATTTCTGGCTGGTATGATGGGATGGTAGGGATTGAACCGATTGTGATGCCTGTTGAGGACTTTCTTGAAAAGCTACACATCAACAAGAAACGTAAAAATCTATAATTTTGTTAAAAGGGGGCTTAAAAATGAAAATTTATCGTGTCGAGATGCTTAGATTTAATGATCTACTTCTGTATCATTATTGCATAGGTGTTTTTTCAACACTGGAACAAGCTCGAAAAATTGGACGATCAGAAGAAAAATTACGAGGTGGGAAATATACAGCCCGTATTTATGAAATGGAAGTCGGTAAAGAGTACTACAAAGTACATGATGAAGTGCCAAAGGAATATACAACAAGCGTAGAGGATTGTGATGAGAAAAGAAACAATTGAGGTTGATGAAAAGTATTACTGCCCTATTGCAGATACTGATGATTTGGAATATTTAGCGGCGTTGGGATGGAATATACAGACTATCAAAATGCCAGATGGTACTAACAAAGTAGCTATCGAATTAGAAGGAGACAGGACAGCTAAAAAAATAAATAACAATTAATGAAGTATTGGAGGTACATACGAAATGCTGAAAAAGATTAAAAAATTCTTCTACAACGTAGAAACCAAACTTTATAATAGTAAATTTTGGTTTTGGGTATATTATTCACATACTAAAAAACATAAACAAGAGTGCGAGAATGTGTTAAATGGTGTTTTAGAAATTAGAAAAAGAGTGATCGGAAGATGATAAGAGAGATGACTAACTTCATTTACACATCTAAAAATGAGTTGATCCCAGTATTTGGTATCAATGGATGCGTAGATCACATCCGGGGTAACCTATGGTTAGTTAACAGAGTCAAACTTGTGAAAGGTGTTGGATTTGTGGCAACTCCTGACCGTATTGTTGAAGGTGAATTATGGGAAACTTTTGAAAAGGAGGATAAACAATGAGTGGTGGGTACTTTAATTACGTCCAGTACAGGCTTTCGGATGTTGTTGATCAGATTCAAGAATTGATCAACAACAACAATGTGAAACTTGTATCGGGTGATGATGGTGGGGAAACGTTTAATAAGAAATGGAGTGTGAATAATTGAGGCACACATGAGAACAAAAAAATACCAATTGGTTGGAATTCCTTTTAAGCATCGATATGTTCCACCACCGAAAGCTAAAAAATTGGTGTTAAATAAAGATTTAATAATGAATGTATATACTGATAATTATTTTAGCAATGGGTATTATTCAGTAGAGTTTAAAAGCGCTGGACTTGAAAGAAAGATATTTAATACCACTTCGGAAAAGTATGCCGAATACAATAAAATTTTATTAACAACAACGTTTGAGGAATATAACATCCCAGAAAGTGACTATACCAGAGTTGAGATATCTGGTTATATAATAGACTCTGAAAATGCTATTATTCCAAAGATTAAACAAGGTAAAGATAAACAGGATGAAATATTATTTATTAGTTTAAAGGGTAGGAATAAAAATATATTTTATAACAAGGAGTATATTGACTCAGTTTTAAAATTGCATCCAAGTTCTGAAATGTATTTGCGAACTAAAGATATCCATAGTAAAGGGTATAGTAAATCAATATTAGTTTTTAAGAATAAAAACGAAATTGTTGGATTAGTAGCTCCGATATTAACAGATAACACTAAGTTAAAATTTGTTAGAAGTTAGAAATAGTTATTTATTATATTATTATAAAATAAAAAGGAGAGGAGAAATTACCATGAATTGCAAAGAAGAATTTTTAAATACAATAAAAACAAAGCCAAAGGTTATTTGGTCAGTTATTTACGCTGGAATCAGTTATAACAAGAGGCTTATAAATATTCTGACTCCTGGGTATACTGACGACGATTTCAAGATATTTTTGGATAAACTTAATTTTGAATATGATAATGGATATGGTCTTCAGATGATTTATGGATATATCATATACGAAGATAACTCTTGGTCTGAACGGTACTCTTACGACGGAGAAGAGTGCTGGTCTTACAAAAAGACTCCAAAGTTTTCTGAGGATATAGATGTTTTCTTTGATCCATGTCACGACTGTGGATGAAGTCTAATCAGAGGGAGGAGACTAATGAATCTAGAAGAGTATTCCAAAAAATTAGGGCTTAAAAGAACCATGACGGTAGAGGAACTGATTGAATCCCACATGCGTTTAGTGGAGGAACTCAATCAATCATCTAGAAAGGAATTCAAAGAAAATTTACATAAAGCTTACCAACAAGCGTATCAAGATGGGCTGAGCGCAAAATTCATTGCAATCGATAAGTTACTGACTATGACTATTTCGGAGTTTATAAAAGAATTTAAGGAGTGACTACTCCCCCCGGCTAAAGCCAGGGGCTTCTATGGCATACCCAATGGACTGTAGCCCCAGTCCCAAGATGTTGATAGCGGCATTGACATCGCGGCTTAATTCGAGGTCACAGACAGGACAATGGAAGATACGATCAGACAAAGTGAGCTTATGCCTGGTTCCACATTTACTGCATGTCTGCGAGGTGTAGGCGGGGTTCACCTTAATTACTCTTTTGCCAGCTTCTTCCGCTTTGCAATCGAGCAGATCAAGGAACATCCGCCATGCCGCATCGCCAATGCTTTTGTTGAGACCATGAAACTTGTTTTGCTTCATCTTGTTGATAGACAGGTCTTCAACGACTATCGTATTAAATTGATTGACCAGTTTCCGGGATTCTTGATGAACGAAATTTTCACGTTTCCATTTGATTCTTTCGTGAATGCGCGAAACAACTTTTCGGGCTTTATGCCTTGCTGCGCTACCTTTCTCTTTGGAGGAAAGTTTCCGTTGAGCTTGCGTAAGGGCATCTTCCTCTTCTCGAAAGAATCGAGGATTTTTGATTGGTTCAGTGTCATCCGAACGAGTTGCAAATGTTTCAAGACCCATATCAATACCGATAGCTGGTTCAATGGGCTGTTCAATAGGATGATATTCAATATCACAGGCAAAGGTGACAAACCATTTACCTGTGGGGGTTCTTCTGATGGTGCATGTCTTGATTTTGCCTTCAATATCCCGGTGTTTGAGGATTTTGAGTTTACCAATCTTCGAGATATGCAGAAAGTCATCAAGCCGAAACCCTGCCTGCGGGAAGGTGAAGCTGTCGTACCTGTTTGTTCCACGGAATCGAGGATAACCAGGGGTCTCTCCATTTTTAACTCTTCTGAAAAACGACCTGAACGCAAGATCAATACGCACAGCGACATTTTGAAGAACCTGGCTATGTATATCCTTCAGAAAAGGATGCTCTTCTTTCAAAAGTGGAAGTGTTACTGTTTGTTCATAGCGAGAAAGGCTTTTCTTTTCAGTTTCCCAAGATGTTTTACGTTCATCAAGGAAATGATTATACAACCATCGGCAACCATCAAGAGTCTTTTCAAGAAGAGTCTTTTGGCTTTTGGTTGGGTAAATTCTGTATTTAAAAGTCTTTCTCATAGTGGTTGTGACTATTCCCCACGGTTAAATCCAGGGGTTTCTATGGTGTAGCCAATGGACTGTAGTCCCAGTCCCAAGTGGTTATACACTAATCATGTTCATGTATAATGTCAAGTTTTTTTCGCCTTATATCAACATGTCTAAAGTCAGGGGGTTTACGGAGTTTCTTCGGATAATAAAAATCTTTGTACACACACAACTAAACCAAAGGAGGAATAATAATGTCGGATAATAAGATTTCTTTTGATATTAATGCATGGGCATCAACAAAATGCCCTACGGTTATGTTTAGACTCAAAAAACCATCCAGGAGCCGTGAAGATGATTTTCAGGAATGGTGGAAAGCAAAGGCTTCTAAGTGTCCAGCGTGTTTAAAGGATAATACTTGCAATATTTCCAATGAACCCTGCCAAGTGAATAAATGTTTTTATTTATTTGTGAATGATATTGAACCGTTGTAATTCTACGTTTTGGTTTTGATCAGTCAAGGTCTTGTTTATAGTCCTTGACGACATCTTCGTATTCTCTAATATGGTCCTTCTCAAGATCACTCTTTCGTCCCCTCCAGTCCCTGTACCACTTGATTATCTTATTCACAGGGACTGTGAGGGTCACTCCATCTTTCCTAGGATTTCCTGCTGGATCAGTGTCATACTCATTATTACTGCCCATTACAATCTCCCAACTTATCCGGTACTTTCCCAGTTCTGAGAACTGACCATACCTGAGAGAGAAGCGTTACGATCTTGTCGTCCTTAACATTTGGAGTAATGATCGCCACCCCTTTGAGCAGCGTGAGAAACAAGTAGAGCGTCATCCAATTCCCACCAATAAACTCTAAGATATACTTGTCTAATGAAATCATTGCGAGCACCTCAGATTGTTATAATTTTTTTTTAACAAAATAGTATATTATTTATCAAGTCTTCTTAACATCAATAGTTGGATCGTGATAGAAGACATGCTTACCTATCTGAGCTAGTTTTATAAACCTCTTGGCCCATTTGGGGGAAATGTTTGCTGTATGGTAATGAGTCGGATGCCCAGATACATTCATAGTATGCCCAAGCAAGATGTCCGATGCTATTGCTCTGCAACTCTTCCAATCAGCAGTGTTCTGCTCCTTTTCCAGAACAATATCATCTTTGTTGTGATCTTGCCAGCACGTGAACTGACGATCAGCCAAACAAACCTCTCTAAAATTTCTTCCCCACCAACCAGGATTTTGCACCCTTGTTAAAACAGTGAGGCCCACCCATATTTTGCCCTCTGTTGGTTCTCCTCTGGCCTCCCCGACGATGGTTCCGGTAAGGATATCTAACTCGTTCCACGATTCGAATCCCTCGACAAGTTTCATATTAAACCCCTATTTGTCGGTTATCCTTCTTCTCATTCCAGTATTCTGTCTTCGCCTTTCATCCAATCTAAAGAACTTTTTTGTTACATGGGAACAGTAAGCGATTAATGGGATGATGATAAAATACTGTTTGATATGCATATACCAATTGTAAATATCGGTCAGGCTGTCACCATTAAAGTATCTATGATAGAGGTACCACGATCCAGCCGAACTAATGCACAAACCAAACATCAAGCCACAAGTAATTTTATAAATTGGAGTTGGGGAACCTTCAGACAACCACCACCAAAGAAAAATTACAAACAGGTATCCACTAAGTATTGCTGTTACAAGGTAAAGTAATTGGACATGCTCCATTCTCAGACCCTTTCTTTGGTGTATTTAATCTCTTCTGGCATTCTCTTTCGAACCATCCTACCTCGCCATCCAAGGCTACCTTGTAGTGATCCATCTTGTGACTAATTCTTTTCGCTTCACTGATTTGATTATCCAGCGCAGCAAATAACTCTTTTTTTTGCAACCTTCCGAAAAATTTCCATAGTTTCATTTTTATCTATGGCCTCCCCCGATAATGTGCTGCATGATAGCGTCGATAGTTGAATCAGTTTTTATTAATACATTCGTCTGCGCTATAGTTGCATCCTTGAGTTTGTCCAGTAGCAAATAGCCTTGCACTTCCCTGAGGATGATCCAAAGGAACATCACCAGTTGGACAGGCTCAGTCAGTATGCAGAATATCTTGCTGACTATAGTGACTATGGCATCCATTATTTGGTTCCTGTTGCTGCTGCAGTAGTATTAGCCACAGTAGAGGTACTGGTGTTGGTCGTAGTCGGGATATCCACAGAAGTCGAAGTATTTGTAGTTGTTGGGATACTGACATCACCCCCGGCCATATGCCCACCAGACGTTGTGTTTGTGTTAATGTTAGGTTGTACAGATTTCATAGCACTGGACCACTCATGACTGACGGCCCAGTTCCCAAGTCCAAACATCCCAAGAGACATAGCCATACTAATGGGAGAGGCCCATTCAGAATCTTTGATTTGGGCGACCTGAACAGGTTGATCCGGCATTAGAATGGACTGTTTCACCAGCCTCCCAGTCGAGTCGAATTCTTGAACAACACCTGGTTGCTGCCTGTTCTTGTTCGCATCCACAAGAGCTTGTGTGTAGCTCTTGTATGCTTCCTGGCTCGCACAGCCACCAAGGATCATCGAGATAAGGATCATTAATAGTATTCTCTTCATTGTTCATTCTCCCTTGTTCGTTCACCTTTGCGACCTTTCTTCTTGGCTTCTTTTTTTAGGTCATTCTTGAAGACCATCATTTCGGATCACTTCCCGTGCTTCCAAAGTGAAACAGTGCCAGCATATTAATAAGTTTGCTAAACAGACCTTGTACGCTCTTCCAAAGGTCATCATTGCCAACAGTTGCCTGGATTGCTTGAAGGACATAGTCCTTCTTTTCTTGCCCAGTTCCTTTATCAGGAATCGCTTTTTCAGCCAATACCATAAGTTCAACTACTGCCTGAATCAGACTCGGTAACGCCGCCAATACTTGCAGAAATGTTGTCATCTCAAATTCCTCCTATGATTTTCCATCTTGTCCAATACCACACTCTCACCCCAACATACATGATTGCAGCATGAATTGGGTGTCCCTTAGCTCTGACACAATCTCTTAGCCCACGATCAGCCTTCAGGCGCAGCGTAGCATCTTTGAGATGCCACGCCTCCTCGCATTGCCAGTCGTGCCAGACGCAACAGCCTAACCAACTTCCGTTGAAGTAACAGGTGCATCGATTGTCTTGCATTCAGCCTCCGTTGGTGGAACAGGTACATATTCTTCCTTGCATACAGCATTCTCCACGGCTTGCTTAAATTCATATACTAAATCGATAACTTGCCCAGAAAAAGTTGTGCTCTGAATCATCTGCTTACAAAGTTCTTTGTGTTCCGGCTTGTTAAAAACCATAATCATCCTCCTTGTGTTGATTTGTTGTCTCGTTCTTATGTCGATCTGTTATCTCATACTTGTGTTGATTGCTTATCTCGTTCTTGCGCCAATTTCAAATAATAACTGAAGATCGCTGCATAGATTTGTGCTATAGTCATTGTTGCCCCAGTATCTGCTCCTGTCTCTGGATTAATTATCTGAATCGTTTCATCCACATTAGCCACTGTTTTCGAAAGCGTTCCCGCTGGTTGAGTTATCTTGGTATCACCAAGAGACACAAGAGTCTCCTCGATGAAATCTACTCTTGGAGTTTGTCCGTACTCGTTCCAGATTTGGATAACTTTAGCTCTTTGCCAAGATTGACCGCTTACTGTTGATTCTTTGTAGTTCATGTTGTTTACCCCTTAGTTTTGATTCGCTTGTAATATTTCCACCATCGATATGAGCTTCTGCACTGCTCCGTACATGACTGCGTATAATTGATCGACATTCAAATCAAGACAATCCTCGATTACTTGTTCAGTACTATCACTTAGTTTTACTGTAAATGGTTTAACTGAAACGGATTTGCTGAACACCTTCTGCACATCTTGGGCTATCCATCCAAGTTTATGTCTATCTTTAACTTGATCTTCTGTATAGACACCTTCTTTCCAACAAAACCGTTTTAACGGAAGTCCTTTTACAATTTCATAACATCTATCGATATTTGCTAAACTGATGTCTGTTTTAAGCCGTTCATCTGAGGATACTGTCCAAGTAGTTGTAGATGGCTTTGCTGCACTGTCTGAACTGAGAGTTAATTGATACCCAGGCGCTGTCGTTCCGATTCCGACATAACCTTTCAGAATAGTCTTTGTAATCGAATCATTCCCCAAAACTACACTATTACTACCAACGCCAGTAGCACTCGCTCCAATCACAATCTCATTCGTATCTCCGTCCGCCAGAGCCATTGTGTTGTAGCCAAGGTAGACTGAATTATTTGAAGTTTGATTAGGGGTGCTACCACCAGTTATATAACGACCAGCATTCATGCCTTGTGCTATATTGTTATAGCCTGAGAAGATTGAATAAAGCGCATTCATGCCTTGTGCTGTATTGTTATAACCTATGCTGTTTAAATAAAGAGCATACACCCCTTCTGCTGTATTGTTATAGCCTGTGACGTTATACCCACCTACTCCAATACCTATAAATGTGTTATATAGTGCATTACTAGTAGAGCGGATTTCAAATGTGTTACCTCCAGCAGAGTTTGTAATAGCATATATCGGATTGTAAGACCCAGTAATTTGTTTGATAGATATTGTAATAGTTCCAGTTAAGTTTATAGTGGGGTCCATGGCCAGCGTTCCAGTTGTAGTAGCTTTCATTATCCAAGAGCCTGACGAGGCAATTCCATTGAGTACTTGCCCACCAAAATATAGATTAAATGACCCAGCAGTCCTATTTGTGACTGTGTATACAAGGTTATAGACATTTCCAACCACAGCAGCTAGAGTATTGGAGACAGCACCAGTATAGTTAGCCAGATGAGTAAAGCCAGAAGGCCAACCACCGAAAAAGGAACCGTATGTCCATCCAGAAGAAGTAAGTAGTTCTGAACTAAATGGAGCTGATTCAAGCGTAGTAGTTGACCTCTGAGTTAGTTGTGAAGAGGGAAGCGTCGTACCAATACCAACATTTCCTTCCACAGCTAATCCATTTGGTGGACCCGGTAATCCAGAATACGTTGATCCAATCGTAATTGCTCCTACAACCCCGAGGTTGCTTCCTGGAGAGGTTGTCCCGAGACCTACGTTGCCTTTCAGAATAGTCTTTGTAATCGAATCATTCCCCAAAACTACACTATTACTACCAGCACCAACAGTACTCGCTCCAATCACAATCTCATTCGTATCTCCGTCCGCATAAGCCATTGTGTTGTAACCAAGGTAGACTGAATTATTTGAAGTTTGATTGGGGGTGCTTCCGCCAAATATATAATTACCAGCATTCACGCCTTGTGCTATATTGTTATAGCCTGTGAAGTTTGAATAAAGAGCCTGCATCCCTTGTGCTGTATTGTTGTAGCCTAAGGTGTTTGTAGAAAGAGCATACACACCTTCTGCTGTATTGTTATATCCTAGGATATTATACCCACCTGCTCTAATCCCTATAAATGTATTATATAGTGCATCACCAGTAGAGCGGATTTCAAATGCGTTACCTCCAGCAGAGTTTGTAATAGCATACGTCGGATTGTAAGCCCCAGTAATTTGTTTGATAGACATTGCAATAGTTCCATCAAAGTCGGTAGTGGGTGTAATGGACAGCGTTCCAGTTGAAATAGCTTTATTCCCCCAATAGCCTGTTGAGGTAACTGAAGATGTTGTTACTCCACCAAACGTTACACTGAATGACCCAGCAGTCCTACCTGTAACTGTGTATGTAATGTAATAGATATTTCCAATCACAGCAGATAGAGTATTGGTGAGACTACCAGTATTATTAAGCATATGAGTAAAGCCGCTAGGCCAAGACCCTGCCCATCCTGTGTATGCCCATCCAGAGAAAGTAAGTAGTTCAGAACTAAGTTGAACTGATTCAAGCGTAGTAGTTGACTTCTGAGTTAGTTGTGAAGAGGGACTCGTCGTCCCAATACCAACATTCCCTTCCACAGCTAATCCATTTGTTGGGCCATTTAACCCAGCATACGTTGATCCAATCGTAATTGCTCCTACAACCCCGAGGTTGCTTCCTGGAGAGGTTGTCCCGAGACCTACGTTGCCTTTCAGAATAGTCTTTGTAATCGAATCATTCCCCAAAACTACACTATTATTACCAACGCCAGTAGCCCCAGTTCCAATCACAATCTCATTCGTATCTCCGTTCGCCAGAGCCATTGTGTTGTAGCCAAGGTAGACTGAATTATTTGAAGTTTGATTAGGGGTGCTACCACCAGTTATATAACGACCAGCATTTGCGCCTTGTGCTAAATTGTTGTATCCTGTTGTGTTCGAATAAAGAGCGTACACCCCTTGTGCTGAATTGTTGTATCCTGTTGTGTTCGAAGAAAGAGCATACACTCCTTTTGCTGTATTATTATAACCTGTTGTATTATACCCACCTACTCCAATACCTATAAATGTGTTATATAGTGCATTACTAGTAGAGCGGATTTCAAATGTGTTACCTCCAGCAGAGTTTGTAATAGCATATATCGGATTGTAAGACCCAGCAATTTGTTTGATAGATATTGTAATAGTTCCATCAAAGTCGGTAGTGGGTGTAATGGACAGCGTTCCAGTTGAAATAGCTTTTGGCCCCCAAGAGCCTGACGAGGTAATTGAAGAGAATGTTACTCCACCAAACGTTATGGTTAATGACCCAGCAGTCCTACCTGCAACCGTATATGTAATTTGATATACAGATCCAATCACCCCAGATAAAGTATTGGTGAGATTAATAGTATTACCAGTCACATGAGTAAAGCCACTAACCCAATAACCTGTCCATCCTGTGGATACCCATCCAGAGGAAGAAAGTAGTTCGGTACCAAGTTGAGCTGATTCCAGCGTAGTAGTTGACATCTGAGTTAGTTGTGAAGAGGGACTCGTAGTACCAATACCAACATTCCCTTCCACAGCTAATCCATTCGTCTGGCCCTCTAACATAGCGTAAGTTGATCCAATCGTAACTGCTCCGGCTACACCGAGTTTACTTCCTGGGTAGGCTGTACCGAGACCGACATTACCTGTGTTATAGTAAATGTTGGAACCAGAGGTTACCCATTGGCTACTGCTTCCACTGGCAGCTGTTGTCTGAGTTGTTCCGTCAGGAAATTTGAAACCCCCAGTCATAGACTCAATAGTACCCACTACAGATAATTTTTGCCCAGGACTAATCGTTCCAATACCAACATTATTACTGAAAAACACATTTCCGTTTGCAAGAACATTACCAACTGCTGAACCAGAAGAATTAACAAAAGACGTGATAGGCCATTGGATACTTGTAATCATTACAGAAGGCCATGTAACCGCCGAGTCCACTACACATGTGGTGCTATCCGTCCAGCTTTGAATGTAACGAGTCTGTCCGACAGCAGTCAACATCACTCCAAACACAGGAGAAGTTGAATCATACCCAGCCAACACAGCATCAGCAGCACTTGAAAAGGTCACAGTAGTAGAACCAGATGCCGAGACAGTACCTGCGAATCCAGAATTAATAACTGTTGAGCCTTTTGTTATTAATGAAGCTCTATCAATATATGTTTTTACTGCTTTTTGTGATGGAATCCTTAAGTCGGAATTTCCAGACAATTTTGTGTCTGTGTCAATCTTAGCTGTAAGTGTCGCAGGTGTGATGACAAGGCTGGAGTCTGCACCAATAATAGTTTCATCCCCTGTAGCCAGTTCTACTACTCCTGCACACGTAGTAGTAGCTGCTGATGTATTACTAATTGGGTATTCAGTCCCAGCATCATTCTTAACATAAATATGTCCATCAGTTTTGGGATAAAGACAGATTGTTCCGGAGGGAACTGTAATTGGAGCATCTCCTTTACCTATAATAATTTTACCGGCATCCGCCATATCTTACCTCACACAGAGAATAGATTCACTACCAAGAACAATCGTCCCAAAATTAAATAGCATTCCTGAAGCTATAGCGTATTCTTGCCTATCCCCAACAGTAACTGTTTCTCCAAGTTCAATTTTCCACTTAGGATAAGAACTTGCGGATGATTGCATGGGCAAAGAATCTGCACCTAACAATTCTTTTATTATGCCATCATAATTACATAGTGGACGCTTCTCAGCCATATTAATTATCCTTATGCCAAAACAATAGGAATTTCAGACTGAAAGTTCATAGCTGTAGTGCTAATAGCAAAGCCAACTCTTTGAACGACATTACCTGACCCGGTAGGAGCCGTAGAAGTAATACCTCCAGGAATAGAGGCTGACAGATACAAAACACCAGGAGTCAGCCCAGTGCACTGAGCATTTGTTCCTTCAAAATAAACTGTAGCACTATTCCCGGCTGTCGCAGCGGCTAGAATAAACCCATGAGCTTCTTTTCCAGGAGTAGAAGCATCGGCTTTTCTGCATTTAGCAGTACCTGTAGAATTATAAATATTCACCAAGTCACCAGCTGCTAAATTCTCTGATGCTTCAACTAAAGCCGTATCGGCGCCAACTCCAGTTGGCATCATGGTACTGCTTATTTTCCCTGTTGCATCCAGAGACACAACTTTTCCAGCATCACTTGATCCACCTGATGAATCAGTAGAATTAACAATTGTAGTATCTAATACTCCATTAGTATTTAATGCTGGAATTTTCCCTGCGTCTACATCACCAGCACTGCTTTGTACTGACTGTTCTTCCCTAATATACCCGCCAGATTGTTTCAAATATTTTTCTGATGCCATGTTTCCCCCTAATTTCCTAGTATAATTGGTTCCCCTATATCAACGATCATTGTATTTGAATTAATTGGAAATCCTAGAACAACGATTGACCCATTTTGTGGTAACACTTGAGTCAATGTCCCGTTCTCCCCTAGATAAATCAACCTAGTTATATCCCATACCCAGGATGGTTCTTCGATTTCACCATCTTTGATCACTTTGATCTGACCACCCTCCACAGCCGCCGTAACAGATATCCCAATAATTCTTTTTAAGCATTGCAAATTCATTCTGTCTGCATAAACGGCTTCCCCATTTTCATCAATTGATATTACTCTATGCCCACTTATTGGTCTAGAAACAGGTACCCAGAATCCCACACCACCAGGAGACCCCGGTGGCCCAATATCTTTAGATACTACGATTTGCACTGGCTGTTGCGTAGTATCTAAAAAAGTATCAATCTGTGGAGTTACTGAAATTATATGGTCTATTTTAGTATAAATTATATCAGTCACTGTATTACTCGTGTAACGGCGGCTATAATATTTGCTGTTCCATACTGTTTAAGTACTGTTTCACCAAAAGAATTCATTAAGAATAAATCATATACTCCTATAATGTCTTTAAAACCTACACATAGCCCCAATGTGTCATTATCTCTTATATATACTCTATAAAAACCATTACTAGGGTTTGTTATATAAATTCCTGTTGCTAAATCTGGTGTAAAAGTTCCTGGTATATATAAAATATTTAATAAAGATCCTGTATCTGTAATTTTCTTTTTTACAGACATCCTTGCTGAGTACCCTGTCAAATCGACAGCGACAGCTGGATCTCCTGTTTTCCATTGGTATGTTTGGTCAAACGTACCACCTTCATAGATCGTAATATCAATATTGGCAGCTACACATCCCACATACCACCTCTACAATTTATGCAATTTATTTAAGGTTAATAAGGTATTTTTTACAATAAATTTAATACAATCAATTATATACCACTTTAGCCAATACCAAGACCTAACTTATATATATATATATAAAATTCGCCTTATACCCACATGTCTAAAAGTATGGGTTTACGGCGTTTTTGGTAATGTTAATAATGTTATCACTAATTGAATATGCTATTAATATATATATTAAATAATGAGTAATTTACTTAACATTTTTAATGTAGATTAAACTGCTATATGTAGTACTTTTTAATGCGTGTAACCATCTCAAACACAAATCCACTACATGTAACATAGTTAATCCAAGTGCTCCAAAATTTACTGGTTGTAAAAACAGAATCATTGCTTAAACATGGTATAATTTTGTTACAGGTAGCCAACGTAAGCACTTTGTTCTCTTTTTTGCAGTTATCAACAATAGTGATTAGTGTCTCAATTTTTTTTATATCACTATCCTTGGTACAATTTTTTAAAGCGTAGGTTAGATGCTCAATAAGCTCTTCAAAACGGTCTACACTCAATTCTGGTGAGTAGTATCTATTTTCAGTTATAATTTTTCCAATTCTTATGTTATTCAACTCTGTTTGTTTTTCACGATGCTCTAATATTATATTATTCTGTAACTCTTTTACCCCTGATTTAGAAAAGAACAAAAAGTATTTTAAATTACCAGTGTTTGTTTTCTTTACAAATTTAATATTGCAGTCAATACCACAATTTATACAAAGTAATTTAAACGCAGCTAAAAAATTATAGTTTATGGAATATAGCTTACACACTGGAAATTTGTTATTATTGGTATTAGAATAGATAATGCCATCAATATCTAAAATTCCAGAAATATAACCATATAAAAACTCTAATGGTGGTGTAGAGGTAGAATCATTAGTTACACACAAGTCTAAAATATTTGATGTATTATCAATATGTTTAGTAGAAATAAAACTTCGCACTTTTGGTGCATTATGCACAGACAATATTTTGTTATCAATATACTCGAATGTGACTGAATTTCCATCGATATTTTTGATATATTGTTTTATTTTTTCAAGTAAAATTTCGTTTTTAGTTGTTATGTTAAAAGAAACACGGTCCCCATCGTTGATAAATTTTTTAGGTACCCAAAATGTAGTTGCACATACTCCAGACAACCATCCTAATTCCCTATTAAGGGTATATTCAAAATTGACATCGATTAGTTTACCATCTTTTTCAGGGGTAGTTGTTGATATAGCGTAATTATTTTCTTTTAATGTGTTATTATTATTTTTATATAATCCATAGTAACCGATAAACTTTGGTACAACCATTTTATAGGTTGGTTTAACTCGTACTTCTTCCAAATCTTCATTCAATGTGTTAATAAGAAATTGATCATCCTGGGTATAGTAGTACGCGGTTCCGGTATTGGTTTCAACTTCGGTAAGATACTTTTTTGATTTGTCTCTGTTACAACTATGATTTTGTAAATAAACGTACATTTTTATTTCCCCTTTCGATGATTTCATATTGTTCAACTGAGTAATAAGGGTTGCAACGGTACTTAACTAAGGTTAAGGTATAGTACCTAAATTAATTAACATATTTAATTATGCCCAGTATAATTAAAAGGTTAACTACCTATTTGCACAAAGTCGGTTAATTTTAATTTACCTGCGTAGTAATCTTTCCAAGCATCTATATCGTTGGTGTAGTGTTTGACATCTTTATTTGTACCAGCAGTACTTCCCACATTCTTTGTACCCATATATAGCCCAACTACCGCCTCGCCTTTCGGGAACTGCAATATACTTCCTATTTTTTTATCGGAAAAAACTTGCTTTGAAGGAACAATATTCTTGGCGTCTTCAACAGCACCTTTTGTTACAGGCACATGTACGGTTTCGGTGTCCCATACAACAAGGCCAGACTCAGTTACCATCGTATATGCAGGTGGAATAGTAAGATCATATGCAGTTGTTATCTCAGGAATAGGGCGGATATTGGTAATAACATCCCATTCGATGCTAGCATCCATCACCATGTAAGCCCATTTCTCCCAAAACTTGATATCACTTTGAAAGACCCCAGCTTTAATCAGAGTTACAATATTTTTTGCAGTTTCCAGTGGGAGTACACCGTCAGTTTTCATTGTTTTTGCAACAACTACCTGAATCGACTTCAATTGCTTCTGCGTGTCACCTGTAATTTCAATGCCACACATCGTCAAATGCTTTATAGTCAGATTATCAGTGATCTCCTGCATCCGTGTTTTACTCAGTTTAGGAACATACCTATCCTGTTTCAGGTTATTATCATCAATCACTGCCCTGGAGAGCTTTTCAACCTTTTGCGAGTGGTACAGAACGATCTCCGATTGAATTTTGGCAACCGTTTCCGTACTAAATACAACAGACCAGGAGGTACCCCCTTCATCAGTTACCTTAGAAAACTTTGCTGTAGCCGACATCCCCAAACTGTTACAAAGTGAAACGATTTCAAAAGCCAACCTCTTTGATATGGTAAAATATTGGACACAACATTGCGTCTTATTTTTACTTTTGGCTTTAACATCAGACATAGATACAGTACCGTTGGAATCAATCAACCCAGCCAACATTCCCTTACGATACTCTACAGGTGATTCTAACCAAAACTCAGGAAGATGCTTGTTACCTGCATCCTGGCCGATACTTTTCTTAAAAAAATCATTATTACCCTCAAATAGTGAATTCATAATCCTTATTATATTATTTCTAAATTGAACGTCACGTTCCGTAATACATAATTGCAAAGTGGAAGTATCATTATCATTATTAGCACCAGTGGACCAACCATCACCACAGAAAGCCCCTGTAAGCCACCCAAAGTCATAACTCAGTGGTATTTCCGTGATTGATTGGTACTTGTCGTAATCAGTATTAGTAAATTTTATTGAGTTGATTCTACCCCCAGGTACCTCCAGTTTTACTTTAGGTACAACTAGACCTACTGCAGGTACAGCTTTTACATAGTTCAAATCATCATCGACCGTAACCAAGCTGTGATCCATCGAGCATAATACGGTTCTTTTTGTATTAGTTAAGCATTCCACCATCTTCAAGTTTTTATGAATGGAAAATTCTTTAACTGGTAACCACTTGATTTCACCATTGTTAACAGTTAAAACTTCCACACCTTCCGGAACAGCATATTTTTCTTTGTTACCCGATATTTCCCTGCTCTCCTCGATTCTCGGAAAGTCCTCCAAATTAATTAATCCATGCATGTACTGAATTTTACTGTTTTCATTATTGAAGTTAAGTAAGAAATTATTAATATTATTATTATTTATTTTTTTCCGATAGTAGACTGAATTAATTAGAGAATCTCCATCATAATCCGCATTGCTACTAGTCTCCCACAGTGTATTTACCTTTAACGTCTTTCCATCACGTAAAACAGGGTATGCAGCAAATATACTATGCCGCCACAGCGTAGGCGCTCTATTAACTAATACAGGACGTTCCTTGAGTTCTTGGTCAAGTATTTTCTTGGCCATTGGACTTCGCGCCTCAACCTCTTTCTTAGCCTCTAAAATAGTTTTACCCATACTAGTAAGTTGTTTCAGAATAAACGGTGTATACAAAGTCCAAGCCATGTCCAACGGCATTCCAATTTGGTCCAAACCTAGGGTGTTGTCTGGAGCAATCGTAGCTCGGCCAGTAAGATTCATTTTAGAGTAAATAATCTTATGCTGGAAAAAACCTTCCTTCGGAATATTCCCGGAAATATAGGATAACGCCCCTTTTACCCCACGGTTACGTAGCATTGGATTTTCAGGGTCCATTGTACCAGCAAGTTCAGAAACCCGTTTGTACAAGTTGTGCCGCATTTGGTCCAAACCATAGTCCAGTCCTTCTTGCTTGTACTTCTTCAAAACATCGTTCTGATTTATTAAATCTCGGTATAACAGATTGGAGTCACTAACGATCTTTTCACCTGTATCTGAAATAATAAAAGGTCTGAGTGCCGGTGGGGTTACTGAAATGTACTGTTTCATGTATGCATCACCAGCCTTCAATCCATTTTCTTTCAAAGCAGACAGGTATTTTAATTTTTTAACCTGAGTGTCTAACGCTGTTCCACTGAGTTTTACATTGTTTATCTGACTTTTCGTTGCTTCAATCTCTTTATCAATGTCAATGGAATTCAACTTATTTTTTAACGCCTCACCACCTTCTTTTACGTAAGTATCAACAACGTTTTGCTTGGTTCCACCGAGTAAAACTCGGATGGCATTTTCAAATACTGGGTTGATAACTGGTTCAGCCAGTTGAATATGCCCCCACTTGGTACCCTTTACTCCACCAAGAATACGTTTATCATAAAGCCCACCATTTTCAGGTTCGTACTTGGGGCCAATCTGCTTGCCGTTCACAATCTCACCAGAGCTTAAATGCAGTGTGTCATTATCTGTCAGTGGACCCAGTTTCAATACGTTACTATCTTTAGTTACGTTGATTCCTGCTTGTTTCAGGATATCCACAAACTTCGTGAATACCTTCTTTTCCTTCGGTATCTCAGGGTTCATTCCGTTTTGAAAAGCTCTCCAGTACTCTATATTCTTGCTGCTCTTCACTAAATTGTTTTCCAGCATTGTGTTGCGCATGTTATGCCCAATCAGGGCATTCACCTCCATACCCCCCATACCTTTGGGTCCGGTTTCCCCACTACCTGCAGGGGCCTCATCAGTGTCATAGGCACCGTCAATGTTCCTAGCTGCATAATTAGAATCAGTTGTTTTAGCTAGTTTATGAATATGCTGTACACCGGTGAAAATGCCCTTGACTTCCTTCCCTGTTATTGGGTCCACGATTGTCTCGTAGGGGCTTACACCATGCTTAGCCATCTCCTGTTTTACGAAGTCCACACCGGAAGATACGCTGAAATTTTTTAATTCATATGTTTTACCAGTCTTCTTAGCAACCTTACCCAATGCACTATCCAGAATCTGCGCAGGATTAATTCTACCAATTACCCCGACTGGGGTGAACAAAGCATCAATCTTTTCACCTTCCTTGGTATGCACCATATCCTCGTCTGGAATAATCTTGGTGATAACCCCTTTATTCCCCCAGCTACCAGCAAGTTTATCACCGATAGTTGCTGGTCGTTCAGACTGAAATAAAATGGTTATCACATTACCATGGTGTAACACTTCAATAACTGTTGCCGGATGGTCGTCATGGTATGTTTCACTGACATCCGTATATTTATGGACCAGACTTTTATGTATTGAACTAAGCACCTTATTTTTTATACTGGATTCATTATTTTTTAATAAAAGTACATACGGATCACCGTGAGTAACAACAGAACCAACTTTAATAACCCCTGTATCCGATAATTTATTCAATTGTTCCTTGGAATATGCAGTTGGAAATTCTGAAATAAATTTATGCTTGTCCAGTAATAATGTTTTATCAAGCGTTACGGATTTTTTAACAACGTATTCTGATGTAAGCTTGTTCGCTGCAGATTGAGATAATACGACACCATCTTCGTGGTTTTGACCATGGTAGGGCATGTAAGCGATATGCAAATTTTTACCTAATGCAAGTTCTCCTTTATCGTCGGTAAAATTTGATGTAGCGACAATATCACCTTCATTAACATGATCCCCTTGTTTAACTTTGATGTAATTGTGTAACATTGTTTTGGTGGCAAGAGGGTAGTTTTTGATATATTCTACTTTTTGAATATCTTTTTTATTTTTATCACTGGTAATATAAATAAAGTTTTCATCAATTTTGCTGATAGTACCTGAAACTGGTGCATGCACAGTAACCATTGATCCAATAATTTTAGACAAAGTAGTAACTCCAGAGGAATCACTATTCTTATTAGAAGCTAATGGTAGTGCAGCTTTAACATATCTGGTGTCAGGATTAACCAGTGGCAAAGCTTGTTGAAAATGCTTGTCCCCCATTAACAATCTATTACCCTGACTGTTGCTTAAAAAAGGAATATTATTGGTTGTTAACGTATGTAAATGTTCTGGAGATGGAACTATATAATCCAAATCTTTCAATTTGATTTTAATCAGTTTGCCTTCTTTTATTGCTGGTACTATAGTCTCACCGAACTTTTGATCACTACCTGATAAATATTTCTCAATATCCGTATAATAACTTTGTGGAAATCCTACTGTGTTATGGTATGTATCAATGACTGACTTAACTTCGTCCTTATTCGTTTTCATATTATGCAAAATACGGGAAGGTTCATTGGTACTATCTTTAAACGCAAATAGGGCGAATCTATTATCAATGCCTGTTTTATTACTTTCTGGCGTAGCTATTGGGTCGATTACTCCCATGTATGAATTATGTATCGACCGAGAATCCATCGGAATCGCACGTTCATTGGTAATAGCCCCCTCCCCCAACCTCGTAACGATCATCGCTTGATCCAGCATCTCCATAGGATTGATCTGAGTTGGAAGCCTGCTAATATCACTTGTCGTAATAAAATTCTTAATCGGCTTTGTAAAATACCCTGGATTAAAAATATTTTTTAATTCAGCAGTAGCACCATTCGGATTTTTAGAAGCTTCTTCAGGATTGAATGAATCCAGTTTATATTTAATTTTGGTAATCTCAGAATTATTTTTATCCAGAACTTCTTTCATGATATCTTCAACAGTGTAAATTTTCTGGAATTCCAGATTGTCTCGTTCATCAGGAGCAGTTTTCTGGTTGTATACACCGATAATTTTCTTGGTGGCATCTAAAAGGATATTATAATCGATATGTGAGTATGCATTTCCAAGTGTTATACTTGTTGTTTTTGGATCGATTGCTGTATGGTTTGCAAAATAATCCTGTATTTTTTTAATCTTCTCTTCTTTGCTTAGTGTTTTGGATATGATTGTATCAGGTGATTCCACACTGGAACTGTCTGAATCTACATCTACATTTACATCTATAGAGTCTTTACGCTCATTCTTATACTCAACCAACTTTGAATATAAAATATCAATTGTTTTATTCATCATGTTTGCAGAAACATTCTTGTTCACCATGAACAAGTCTTTACCCATTTTCGCTTCTATAACAGAGTCAGGAGCACCTAACACATGCAGCAATGCGTATAAAGGCAGTGTTGAATGAAGTATGTCTACGCTAAAAATACCTTTGGCCGGGTCCAATAAAATTTTGAAATTTGCACCTACGGATAAATTGAAAGAACTCTCAATTGTGTTGTTCCCACGAATTCGTGTGTAGCATCCAGGCTTGGTTCTTAATTGACTAACAATGAAATATTCGTTACCATCGATGATAAAAGTATACCTATTGGTAAATAAAGGTATACCGGCAATTCTATGGTGCTTCAATTGCCCGACAATCTGTTTTGTTTTGTTATCAATAATATCTATATCTGCATATACTTTGTCATAAACTGTGCCTTTAGACAGAATAACCCGCTTTTGGTCATTCTGAGTAAGTTCGGTTTTCTTAATAGAAATATCTTTTAAAACAGCAGTATATTTATTACTTACAATAGGAAACTTGCCAGATATTCCTTCTATAATTTTAGTGTAAATACTATTCTTTAACGATATTGGATCAGTTAAAATAGGTCTTGCATTAGTTGTATTATTATCAGTAGGCATATGTTTTCCTGAATAAATTAGATATAATTCACCATTTTCATCATCTGGACTTGGGTATAAACTACAGAATAGAAATCGTATAAATGTTCAGCTATGTTTTCAATCTTTTCACTAAGTGACACATTGTTTGTATCTTTTGTAGTACCTTCAAAATTACTCAAATTATTAGTAATAAAATAGTGTACAAAGTGATAATTCATTATAGCTGTCGTTATGTCAGACCACTTAGATAAGTCCCATACCTTTTCGTATTTAATATAAATTAACTTGCACAAGTGCTGTATTTGATCATCATCAAATGCGTTGATTAATTTATTATAATACTGAATAAACTCAACAGGATGCTCTTGTTCTTGTGTAGGTTTCAAAGAAGTTTGAGTAATTGCATTACTACTACTTAATATATCTTTTGTGTTGTCTTTCCACAATACTCCATAAATAGGGATTGAGTTATTACCAAACTCTAAGGTGCTCACTTTATTTAAATAATTCTTACCAGGAACATTGTTTGTATACCTAAAAAGGCATTTAGCATCTTTTTGTATATTACTATTGAATCCATTCATATTATTAAAATAGTTAGCTATATCCGTACTCCCATAAATAATGTCAGTAGAGTACGAAGCGGCTATATTAATTACTTGTGAATTATCAAATAGATAATTTTCACAACTATTCAACATATTTGAATAGATGAAACTATGTAAAATACCCTTTGGCACTTCCAAATCCTGGGATGGTTCATCAGGGGGCATTCTATCTGTATCAAATTCCATTTCTATGTAGGGTACAGGAGTCATTTTGCGTGGACCTCACCGTATTTAATTGCGACCAAGTAACTACCATCTTTGGTAAATGTTGTCTCTTCTTTAAAAATGGATACATCACCAAGCTTGGATAACTCATTCATAGATGTCAAACTTCGTGACATTACATCTTCAATAAACAGTCTTTGCTCAGGGTCATCTATATTACCAACATAATAATGAATTCTTATTTCAAGAATTACTTTGTTACCTGTATCTGTACTACTTGAATCTGCAGTACTTAATATATTACTTGTTTCCGGAGCACTCTGTGTAATAAGTTGGTTGCTTGTAACCCGATCCAACTCAGAAAACTTACCCAAAGATACCGATAAATCTTTATTAGAGAGGGTGTTTACTGTATCAACAAATTCTTTATAGCTCATAAAATCAACCCTTTTTGTTTAGTTCTTTGTTTAAACTATTATTTATGTTGTTGCAATTGCTGCTGTTGCTGTTGCTGTTGCTGCTGTTGTTTCTGTTTAATACCTGAAATCAATTGTTGCACTAAACTATCCTTGTCTAACGAAGTTGCATGAAGATATTCATCAATACTTTTTACTGGTTTTTTCAGTTTCAGTTTGTTTAAAATATTTTTAGGTATTAAACTGTGGTAATATTCAACATCAACATTGCGATCCTCTTCAGGTAAGTGCTCATGCGATTTATACCTCTTGGCACGCCCTATCACCTGATCTATTTTACTCTTATTAAAATGCGGTTCCAGAATTTGAACTTGACGTACACCTTTAAGGTCCAACCCCTCGCCACCACTGCTGCTCAACAGTAATACCTTGGCTTTATCAACGGCATCGTTATCATGCATTGAATTAAAGTTATTAACGATCTCTTTACGCTGTTTATCATTCAATTGCCCGGTAAAAACGTAATGTGGTACTCCAAGCTCCTTTAACTTCTTTGAGTATGGTAATAAACCTGCATCCAGGTAATTGCTGTACACAATGGCCCTGTGCATCGGGTTTGTTTTCAGTTTCTCCACAAGGTTTTTCACCGCCAAATCAATCTTGGGACTGGAACTTATCTCATGATCCTTTTTATACGGTGTTGTAGAATCACTAACTTGCCTGATCCCGGTAGAAAAGGCATTCAAATGCTGGGACTCGCTCTTATTAAGTGGTAAACCCCATTCTATTTTTTTACGCATTATCCAAGGCATTTCACCCATCAGGTAGTTGTACATCCTTTTCTGATCTTTAGACATTTCAACAGGGATAACCTTCTCCCTTAATTCAGGAAAGTCCTTCGGGTTGACATCGAGGCTGTTATGGTAATCAACATATTTCGATAACGCATTCGTTAACGTATTAACGTTTTTCAATTGAGGTACTTTAATTTCTTTCGGGGCACCTTGAAATAACCGTGAGAATACCCCAGGTTTTATAACCTTTTCCCCTACATATAATTGCTTGAACTCTTTTGGATCCTTCGGAATGAACTGCTTTGCAAAATTATCATTCGACCCGGCAATCAGATGAACTAAAGGCACGATATCATCTAAATTGTTATAAGAAGCCGTCCCAGTTAAAATTAAATTTTTATCTGAACGATCTTGCAAAAGCTGTTTTAAACGCTGGTACCGTTTAGTACCTGTATTACGTAACTTATGTCCCTCGTCCAAAATAGTCATTTTATATTTATTTTTTAACAAATCCTGAATATGATTAACTGCAGAATCATAAGACATTACATCCAATTTATCTTTTGGGATGTTTAATTTATGTTTGTCAATTTCCTTGTAAATATTGTTAACTAGTGGTGCTGGTACAATCGCCAATATCTTCTTTTTCAGCTCCTCTGGATCGACCTCTCCATTTTTACCTTTGGCTTGCTGCTGCTTGATAAGAGCCTGGGCAGCATTTAAGGCTGTAAGCGTTTTACCTGATCCCAAAGAATGCCATGCTAGCAACCCCTTTCTGGAGGGTTCTACCATTTTGTTTTCTATGCGTTTTTGATGCTCTTGCAGTTGTATTCCAATTTTAGTTATCATGTATACGTTTCTTTCTTAAACAATGTTACACTATGTTACACAATTTTAGACTAAGTTGGACCGGTAGAAGATTGTTTCATGGTTTCAATCTGCGCTCTAACTAACGACCACATGACATAATCTTCGTTTTGCAATTTAGCCATGTAACTCTGCCGTTGCTCCAGTGGCATCGATATGAACTGCATGGCAAGCTGCTGGGCTTTGGCAATAAGCTTCTGCTGGTTATATTGAGGAATTACATCTGAATCATTGGAAGCTTCTTCTGACATTGCCTGTTCAGACATATCAAGTTCCATTTTGTTGATTTTATTAGCAATAACCTTTTCATCCATTTTAGAGTCAACTGTTTCTTTAATAATCTTCTCACGCTCGGCAATCGGGTTGATACCAAGTGATTCCTGGATGGTCGATTTTGCTACCGCACCAGAGGTAGACAACTGCGTCATAAAATTCAGTTTAGCGATATCATCGGCAAACTTGATATTCGTAAATGAAACATTACAAAGCTTACCATTGTATTTATTATTTACTGAATTAACTACCCAATTAACATAATTGGTTATTTGCGACATGTATGGTGTTAATTGATTTTCCAGCATTCGTAGAGCTACCTGAGAATTATTAATGTTAGTTGTACCCATTATAAATTCTGGAGGTATATCCAATGACCTCAACATATCTTCCTCAGCCTGTTTAATTTCTGCTGTAGGCATCAATGCTCTACCCTGGCTACCAATGTTAACCACCCCTGTTGGATATGGTGCCAACATCACATAATTTGGGTCACGTCTCCAAAGCTTAATAGCATTACTAATCTGCTCCTTCCACTTTGCCATGGAGGAACCTATCGTGGGGTCTTGTGTCCTGGCCTCTGGGTACAAGATTCTTTGGGGGACAATATGTTCCATACCTATAGCTTCAGTGCTTTTGCGAAGTACTGCAATATACAGATATAGTTTTAACGTCGCTACAAGGCTTGAAACACCCCAAGGACTATTAAACCCTGATAGACTTGGTGTTCTAAGGTGAAAAATATTGCTACCGAATTCCACTTTCTTATTTTCACGTACTGCATCAATAAAAATAGATGGAATCGTATTTAAAATAGTTGGATCGCCTATAAAAATACCATTACGAATATCCCGTGGAATAGTATAAAAATATCTTTTCTCACCTGTAATTTTATTCTCAACTACATCTATGTCATAAACATTCCAAGTTGTAATTTTTATTCTCGATAAATCAGAATTTGTAATATCTTCAATATCTGCTGGTGTTTCTGCTTTGCATACAGGGCATTTCAAAATAAATTTAACTTTCTTCATCCTATATGATGCATTTCGAATATTAATTTTATTTTTGCATTTACTGCATATAAGAAATCTGTCAAAAGGAAAATATATGCTTTTAAAACTATTCCCATAAATATAATAGTCCAACCCAGTAGATATTAAATGCGTTTTTATATCGAGTGTACTTTCAAGAAAATTCTTGGTATGCGTTTTAACAGTGTCCAACTGCGTATCATAAATTAAATCAGTAATGGGGTAATTAACAAGTTTACGAATACCATTAACAATCAGTGGTGTGTTGTAGTAAACCAGTTCACACCACTTGAACATGTCTTTTATATTTCTTGGTAACTGTTCTGATAGATAATCAAAAAACTGATTATTATATAATTGGTAACTTCGAAACATAGAGTTCGAAAGACCTAAAAGGCTTATTTCATTAATTGAACTTGTATCTATAGGCATGTGATTTTCCTATTCAGACTTCCTAAGTAAATTCTTTAAATCATGTATGATTCAACATAAAGTATATTAAATAATGCTCTTCTTATTAAAATAATTAAGAACAATTTGTTATAAGTTAATGAGTGAAATTATATGCGCGAAGGGGGGTGATAACGCATATGTATGAACTCAATGGCTTCTGGCCAGTGCCTATTCCGTGGAAGTGACACTGGCTAATAAAAGGAGTGGGCAAAGAAATAAATAAGTATTAACTATTTATTCTTTGCCCACATATTTTAGTAGAGAGCCTGGGTGATGGAATTGGTAGACATAGAAGACTTAAAATCTTCTGGCCGCAAGACCGTGTGGGTTCAAATCCCACCCCAGGCACCAAAAATAACTGGTAGTAAAAAAAATAATAGGAGGAGGAAGAATGTCTGGTGACACATTTTCTTTTTTAACTGATTCGTTAACATCATCGAACCCTCCGGAGTTCATGTCTGAACTCAAAGAAACACCTAGAAACTATAAAGATATTTTCCAGGATTGGTGGGTGAAAAAGGCTTCTAATTGCCCAGCGTGTTCAAAGGCTAAAATTTGTAATATTTCAAATGAATATTGCCGGGCAGATAAATGTTTTTTTCTATTTGTACTTGGTGTGCACTGGAACAGTGACACTAACGAGATTGATTCCGTTGAAACAACGTATATTTAATTTAATTTTTTGATCAATTCAGTATTCAAATTAAGGAGTGGTAAAAGAAATGGTACAGCGTAGTAAAGAGTCTGGGGCATATTACCTGGTTAAAGTGATTACCGCGGGAGATAAGAATTACGTTGACTTGTTAGGACCATACAACAGTGATAAAACTGTTGAAAATGTTAAAGCCGATTTAAAAAAAGAATACCCAGATGAAAATGATATTTATTTGACGATGTTCATACGAAGCCCTGAGGACGTTCTCGTGTTTTAGAAATACACAATCACAAAAATTACAATGTATTGAAAATTTGTTTAAACTTGCTTGGTTTATGAATACAAGAATAAACCAGGCAAGTTTTTTTTATTTTGTTTTTTATGAAAGGTGCCACCATGGAAGGAGATACTAACAAAACACCACCTGCAGTTTTACAGTATAACAAAACGGCTGATATGTTTTTTCTGGAAACAGACCTTCGTGATCTTACACCATCACGTATGTTCAACAGCAGCATTATTAAGAAAGATTTTGGAGCTAACAAACTGGTTTGGGGATTTCCTGGGTGGTTCCCTGATGGGAAGATCGTGTTGACAGATTTTAAGTCGGTCTATCCTGAAGGAAAAGTTACCAAGAATGTTTTAGATAAATCAAAGGTACTTTTAGATTCAGAGGCTGACTTGTTTGAAACTGTTTACAGTACATATAAATTTAAACAATCTCCCTATGCACATCAAATAACAGCATTAAATGTAATGCTGAGAAGCAGATATACAGCTTTATTACTAAAGATGGGTATGGGTAAAACATATATCAGCGCTACGTATATGGATATTAGGAGTAAGTTTCACAACGCGCATAAATCAATTGTGTTAGCCCCAAAAATAATGTTGTCAAATTGGAAAAATGAAATTCTTAAAAATACCGATTTAACTTGTCTTATTTACACTGGTACACCTACTCAAAAAAGAAAATTAAAAGATCAGGTAGATGAATATAATGTAGTTATTACGAATTATGAAGCTCTATCAACAAACAGTGAAGATCTTCAATTTTTTAAGAATAAAAAATGGGACCATATATTTGTTGATGAAGCCTCCAAGATCAAAACGGATAAACGTAAACGCAGTGAATCCGTGTTAGCATTATCGACAGATATCCAATATCGTTTTATTCTTTCAGGGACATTGAGTCTTGGTAATCCTCTGGATATTTTTACACCGTTTTTATTCCTGAGTTCTGCAATACTTGGTAGTAATTTTTACAGATTCAAAAACAAAGTATGCAAGTTTTCTCCGTACAATCGTCACATTATCATCGGATATAAAAATCTGGACACTATTAAAAACAGAATTGACCCGTTTTCAGTAATAATGAATACGGAAGATTACCTATCTCTTCCTGAAAGAACTTTCGGAATACATAGTTATACATTATCAAACGAACAAAAAGACCTGTGCGCAGAGATTATTACAGAAGACAGTGTCACCCTGCAAGTGGAAGATAATAACTACACAATACCAACCAATACAGCACTGATAAAAATCAACAAACTGCTACAGGTGTTATCCGGATTCTTTATTATAAATGATAAAGATCAGTGTGACCTGACTGAAGCTTGCGATGGTTGCCCTGGTGGACTGCAGCAAATCAACAAATGTAGGTCTCTGAAAGTATATCCGTGGTCGGTAGAATGCCGACTTCCGGAAGAATCCAAGATAGCACGGCCTGAACGGATTTACTATAATTTAAAAAATAATCCAAAACTTGAATTACTTAGAGAAGACATTTTATCACTATCTTCTCCTGCGTGTGTTTGGTGTATGTACAAGGAAGATCTGAGGCAGATTAAAACCTTATTAACCGATATTGGAGTAAGTTTTGTAACGTCCGACACCCCGGAGGCTGATCAACTATTCCAGAAAGGAGATATACAAATATTTCTTGGGCAAATATCGACCGGGATCGGTATTACTCTGACTAAAGCAACCACCACAATATATTATTCTCATAGTTTGAAGTTAGAAGATCGGTTACAGTCAATGGAGCGTAACTATAGAATCGGACAAAAGGATAAAGTAGTTGTTTTAGATTATGTCGGAGAGAGCACGATTGAGGAAGCAATCATTGAACTTCTGAGTAAGAAACAGGATGTACGTGATTTCATCCATCAAAACTTGCGTGATCTATGCAACAAGTGTGAAAAACATTTATGGTGTATGGATCGAGATATACAACCTTACACGAAGAAATGTATCCATAGAAATTTCTTGGAGGGTATTTGCGCAGTAAAACATATCAAGATTTGACAACTATTTAAAAACATGCGAAAGGGAATAAACCATGAAAAGTGAAAATACGTTAAACGAAACGTCAACATCCACCACGTCTACATCCACATCAACATACTTGGGTAAGTTTAAACTCTTATTCAAAACCATTACTGAAAGTGCTACGGCATTATCAGAAACGAATAGAAAGTTCTTTTATTACTATAATATTATTATGTTTTGTGCAATTGTTATCCTTGGCAGTATAGCAATAGCAAAGTATTTAGACTATAATACAGTCCCCAAAATAATAACAGGAGACTTAAGAACTTCAAACATGGTAAATAAATCTACGTCTATTGATCCCACGGGAAATGTAGATAATATGATTTCAACTGCTAAATCAACATCTACGTCTACATCATCTACACCAATATTTACTGATGTACCTAAAAAAGATAACTTATTTTACTATGATAAGGGTACATTGATCAGTTTTATGGAAGTACAGAACTATAAGTTATTTTCAGAATTGTCCTCAATAATTATTGATGGAATTTATATGGCTGCTAAGGATTATAATATTCCACCTATTATTTTATTCTCCCTGGCTGCTGTTGAAAGCAATTTCGATTACTCCGCAGTGTCAAAAACAGGCTCTATAGGTCTGTTTCAAATATCAAAAGTCTGGATGGACCCAACATGGGAAAACTCCTTGGTGTCAAAAAATATTGTAAAGCACAAACGGGAGTTATACTCACCTATTAAAAATATTAGGTGTGGAGCTTATATTATCAAGCACTACATGGATATAGCGAAATCCAAGAAAATTGAAAATACTTATCAATATGCATTGACCAAATATTTAGGGGGTGAAACAAACTCCCACTACCAAAAAGTAATCAGCTTGATTGGTGAATATTATATTTATTCAATCTTGAAAGGATGAAGGATAATACGGATGAATACTCTTATAGAAGAATACAAACTTCCGTCGAAACATATTAGTGCTTCACAGATCACACTATATTATTCGTGCGGGCTGAAGTACTATAAGCGATATGTTGAAGGCGTTATTAAACACTCATCTTCGTATAGAGACATGATGAAAGGAACTGCAGTGCATAAAACACTGCAGCAACTGTATGATGATAAAATATTACGGATGTCAGATGACTTTAAAGAATTAAGAAACGAATCTGTAGATTGTTTGACACCTACACAAGTAGGAGAACTGGCAATTGAAAAGTATTCGGAATTACATGAACAAGAAGAAAATAGCCCCATATCGGATACAGATAAACATGATTTTGTTACTGGTGTAAAACCTGTAGTTGAAACATATGCAAAATATGTTTATCCCTACGTTACACCGGTATCAACAGAGTTTGAAGTTACATTTAATTATGTAGTAAACCAGGAAACCGGATTGTCTGTGCCAATATTGATGATTATCGACTTGTTTCGTAAAAGAAGTGTAAATCCTGGTGACAATGTAATATGTGATTATAAAGTAACTACAAGGAAATGGGATGTAAATAAACTTAAAAATAATGTGCAATTCATGCTGTACAGCAACATGTTGAGTATACCAAGTGTAGAAATACACGACTTGGTTAAACATACACCATCCTCAAATACGACGACTTCTACTATAACAAGAAAAAGAACTAAAAAGGAAATAGAAGGTTGTACAGATTATAGCTTAGCTACTAAGTTCGATGAAACCTCGGATACACTGAGTTTCAATGATGTCACCATCATCAGAAACGAATTTGAAACTGGTAATGAAGCTCCAGCAACTAAGTATCTTGATAGAATTATTAAAGGATTCGTTTTGGGAGTTTCTAAAGGAGTATTTTTACCAGCACAACCGGATTCCTGGGTGTGCTCTGAAAAATGGTGTGAATACTATACAGAGTGTAGGAAAAATTAGGTTAGATTTTGAATGTTGCATACAATTCGCCATGTGCCCTGTATACTTAGGTAGTATACAGGGCTTGAACAAGCTTTTGTACTAAGGTATCCTATTCAAACAAATCTAAAACCTTCCTTTTTTTAAAATAATTATATAATTTACGGTTAGCTTTCTTTTCAATGGTGAAAACCCAGACCTTGGTAGCCTTGTGACCATTTGATTTAAGTATGTCAGCAATCTGCAGCAGCGTTTTCGGAGTTGAATCGTGCAATCCATACCGCAAATTGATTATCAGTTTTTCCTTTTCAGTAAGGACCGTTGGATTGTTCAAAGCTTCACGTAACATTCGAAGTTTCTCTTTACAGATATAATCGTCATCAACACATTTGGGAGTCAATGCATCCGGAATATTTTGTAAAACGATATTATTGGATAGGTTGATATTTGTTGTATAATCGTCATCGATGTCATACGAAGAAGTATCGTCAGACTCATTGTTACTGCTGTTAGGTGTTCTACGCTGTGCGTAGTAGTATTTGGTACTTTGGGACACTGGTTTTCTTCCACGTTTTTTATGTGCCCTACTGGGTACTGATAACTCTGCTTTTGTTTTGATTGTATTATGTTTAATATCATCTACACTGATAGCATCTTCATCTTCTACAGTGGATGTTAAAGAATCAGTATAAATAACAGAAGACTCCGGGTCCACAAAGTATTCATTTGATTCTAGGCTGTCATCTTCGGTCATTGAATTCTCAAGATCAGCTTTCACATCCTCCCGAAGATGATTCAACCGGAGATAAACCATCTTCTTATAGTTGGTTGTGGTGGGAACTCTTATCAGTGATTCAGACCTAAGCGTAGTAGATACAGCCTCCTTGATATACCCCGTAATATACGAAGTAAACTTCGTTTCTCGTGAAAGATCGAATTTATCAATAGCTTTGGAAATTGTGATTACAAGATTTTGCAAAGCATCCTCAAAAATATCTCCTTTTTTAAATTTATAAGAAGTTAACACATACGGGAATAAGTACCATAAATTAATAATAATACACTGTCGATAAAAGATTCTATCATCTTCCGACAGAGTTGTATTGGTATGATATTCTTTCAGCCATTCATGTATCTTGGCTGTCCGCTCCTTGGAATTCTGGAAAAATGGCAAATTGGAGCAAGTAAGATGTCGTGAAATGAGTTTAACAGAATCTAACACGGTATAGGATGGAGGCAAATGACTTGAATAACTTTTGGGATCACATGAGGATCGTGCAGCATCTGAATTTGAAGAAAGTGTTGAGGGTGAATCAGAAGTACACAGTTGTACCATAGGGGCACCTTTCTGAATTAAAGTATTGATTAATTTCGATAGGTTGACACTCCCGACGGCTAAAGCCAGGGGATTCTCAGGCAACACCGGCTATTGTCTGTGTTAGCGCCTGAACCCTCTGCCCGAGGGCTTTAATATTTATAGCAGCATTGAGGTCTCTATCGAGGGTTACACAACAAGTAGGACAATAGTGAACCCTAACAGATAACGTTTTAGGAACTAATGTACCACACTGTGAGCAATTCTGACTAGTATTGCGTGGGTTAACCTTGATGATCTGACGACCAGCTTCCTCCGCTTTGTACGTCAGACAATCAAAGAAAGTTCTCCATGCCACATCAGAAATACTCTTGGCAAGGTGTCTGTTTTTCACCATGTTGCGAATGTTCAAGTCTTCAACATAGATTTCATTATACTTCGCAATATAATAATTGGCTGTTTTATGTGCAAAATCATACCGTTGATTGACTATCTTCTCGTGTGCTTTTGCTAACAGAATACGAGCTTCTTTCCGATTCTGAGAGCCTTTCTTTTTGCGCGCCAGACTGCGGCTCCTGCGTCGGATAAGCCTAGCACCTTGTCTAAGAAACCTTGGATTTTCAACGGTATGATCATCTGAGTCTTTGCAAAAATATTTCAGTCCAACGTCGATTCCTACTGCATCAGTAACTTCGGGAAACGCACGTGCAGGAACATGATCGCAGGAAAAGCATACGAACCATTTACCAGTAGACATCCTGCGAACAGTCACAGTCTTAATAGAACCATCTATAGGTCTGGATAGAAACAACTTGAATCTTCCAACCCCTTTCACATAGAGATATCTGCCTTCAATACGCCATCCTGCCTGAGTCAGAGTGAAGGAATCATATCTAGTAAAAGACTTAAACCGTGGGAATCCAGCTTTGGCATTTCCAGCTTTGACACGTCTAAAGAACCCACGAAATGCCTTATCAAGGCGATTTATCACATCCTGAAGTACTTGTGCTCCCACAGTTCTATATTCAGGAAAGGCATCTTTTAGAGCTGGCAGCTCTTTCATTTGCTGCCAAGCAGAAAGAGACACTCGGCACCTGCTGTAGGCATCTATCCTTTGCTCAAGAGCAGCATTGTACAGCCTGCAGCATAAAGACAGCCACTGGTTACAGGCTGCCTCAGTTGATTTCGTGATCTTAGCTTTGTATTTGTAAGTTCTTCGCATTTATGCGTTCTTGCGTTCTTTTGGGTCTTTCAGTCTGAATTTGGTGTCACCTACAAACACTAAACATTGATATTTGGTACACCATATTATAGGATATTTATATTCATGACTAATATTATTATTGTATTTATACTCTATTTTGGATTTATGGTCCAGTAAATTAAGTTTTTTGTATTTCATATAATATTTGATACTAAATGTCAACTTTTTTTCACAGAGTGAAAGAAAGTTTCATGTATCTAATTTAATTGATTTTTTTGTTATAAGAAGAAGATCACCTTTTATATACTGGAACTTAGAACCATAAAAATTTAAACACAGCTATAGTTAACTTTTTTTGTAGATAGCGCAGTATTTGAATACTAAAAAGATAAAAGGTGATAGATAGAGAAGGGCTACATCATAACCAATAAAAAAGGAGAGAACACAGTGGTTAAAAACACAGTAAATGCGGAGCAGGCACAAATGCAGGAAACACACCAGACAGAGTCTGCCATCACTACCAGGCCGACATTTGCCCCGGAACCAATTATTAAAGGGGTGGTAAACCAGAAAGTATCAGTTACAAGACTGGAGGACTTTGGGATCGTCACTTATGGCGATCAAGAAATTAGGTACACCCCTGATATTTACCCGTTAAAAATAGTAGAAATGAATACGAAAAAAATAATAGATACTAAAAAGCACCTTGGGGAGTTTTTTGTAGCTAACTTTGGGATGGATGAGACAGAATGGTTTAGTAAAGAGCTTTACGTAGTACCAGCATGTATCCTTAACACCAATAGATATATGCGGTTGGCAGCATATAACCCTAATAGTGATGATAACAAAGCAGATTGCTTCTCATTGGATGGTGAATACCCTGATCCAAGATCAATCAACCAATTTGCTACCAATTGTGCGGAGTGTGATTACGGAGATAAAGTATGGAAAAACTACAAAAAAACAGGTGAAAAACCAAAGTGTGTGAAGGGTGTTAATGTGTTATTTTTTGACTTGGACAGGAAGATTTTTATCAAATTTTATTTCAAGAGCACCTCATTAGGGGTGTGGAACAACATTTATAATAAAATTAAAAATTTGGTAAAAACGGCATTTATAAAAAGAGCTGAAGTCAGTAACTTTGCTCTAAAGATGACAACAACAGATGAGGGGATTTATCACAAAATAGAGATGGAGATTGTTAACAATGAAGAGGCAGGAAAATATAAGCCGTTTATTCAATGGTTTGTAATGAATGAACTGCCTATTATTATGACAAAAACAAAGCTGGATGAAGACTTGAAGGCAGATAATGTACCTCAGGTAACGGCATCTAGTGATTCAGACGGATGGGTTGATGATAAAGCAGGAGCGGCGGACCTTCCATTCTGATGAATCATAGTAGTAGTAAAGTAGTAACAGTAATAGTAGTAAAATCGTGGATAGTTCGAAATAGTTCGAACAAATACTAACAACTGTAGAAAGGTGGAAAGGAATTAGAACAATGGCAAACAAAATCGAATTTATCAATGCGCTTAAAACAAGAATTGAGGAACTTGGTCTTGGTATAGAACTGAAGAAAACGGAGTTGGCTAAAATCGTAGAGACTACGATGAAAACCATCGAGGAATTGACCTTGGCTGAAGGGGATGTTTCAATGTACCCCTACAAATTCAAGAAAAAAGTGCGTGGGGAAAGGAAAGGTATTAATCCGAAAACAGGTGAATCCATTACGATCCCTGAGAAAATTGGGATCAAGTTCGTAAAGTTCCTTCCAAAAGAAGCATAAACAACTATAACTGTGTAACACTATGTACAACAGCGTACCTTGGTTCACAGACCTTGGTACGCTGTTTCACACCATGGTCGTGTAGCTTAATTGGTAAAAGCAATCGCCTTATAAGCGATAGAGCGTTGGTTCAACCCCAACCACGACCACCACCGAGTCTGAAGTCCCCATCCCTCCCTTTTCCATTTTTTTATTCCATAGAAAGGCTGCTCCCATGTCTACCCACTGTTTTTACCACAAAGCTGACTTTGACGGTTTATGCTCAGGGGCAATAGTAAAATACTATATTCCAGAAACTATATTACACCCGTTCGATTATGGGGAAAACTTTCCTATAGATAGTATAAAGGAGAGTGACACAGTATACCTCGTTGATATTAGTGTCTCGGAGGGTATCATGGAGTATCTGAATAAAACTGTAAAAGAGTTTTATTACATTGATCACCACATTTCAAAAATGAAATCTTTAAAAAATATGCAGATAAAAGGGTTACAGGAAGATGGCGTAGCAGCATGTAAATTAGCTTGGAAATGGTTTACAGCCTCATATATAAATATTCCAGTAGCTGTGGAACTTATAAATAATTATGATATCTGGAATCTTTCTGATGAAGTTTTGGAGTTCCAATATGGACTCAGAGTTCATAAAGATCAATTATCCAATCCTGGAAATAAAATGTGGGAAGAATTATTCTGCATGAATAAAGATGACGAACTCTACCATAATATCATTAACTCTGGAAAAATCATAAAAACATATGAAAGTGTCAGTGATAAAGGTTTAGTTACCTCAGCAGCATTTAATACCGAAATAAATTTAAATGGTAATGGAAAATTTAAAGTACTGGCACTTAATGCGTTGTACAAAGGATCAAAAGTTTTCCAGAATCACCCGTATCATGGGACAGTGGATATTTATATGGTGTTCGGGTTCGATGGTATGAAATGGAAAGTAAGTATGTACAGCGATGATAATGGACCAGATGTGTCACAAATTTGTGCCTCTTTTGGTGGAGGTGGCCATGCACACGCCGCAGGATTTACGTGCCCTACCCTTCCAGAACTAATTCGTCAAGTGTTACCCCTGTAAACAACAGTAAAAACATAGTACAATTGGAGGTACCTCATGGGAGATTTAATACCTGGACTTGAGCAAAACTATAAAATAGTGTCCAATAAGGAATGGATAGAAAAAACATATCCTGAAATAGTTATTTTGAATAATCAGATTCCAGGTATTCTCCCTTTATCATTTTCCAAGATAATGGCCGGGCTAACATGCCCGGCAAAATTCAAAAACAGATACCTTGAAAAAATAAAATTGAGTGATGAAAAACTTCGAATCGTACCACCTACTAAGGTTTCAGGAGTAGCTATAGGTAATTTTCTACATAAGGTAATGGAATGCTGCGTTGAAAAATGCAACCTGTACGGGTGGACAAAGGAAATCCTGGATTTTGACCTGGTGTGGACACAAGTAAGTAGATCAGCGGGATTAACATTGGGGGAGTATAACTTTGTACAAGAGGTCCGAAATGAGACAGAGCAACTAATTAATCAAATTGCCATGCTGAGAAAAAAATTAAACCTGACTTACTACCCGGAATGTCGATGTGAGGTGAATACATCCGGAGCAATGTACGGGTCTGTTGTTCGCAATAAAAAATTGCTGACGATGAAAGTGGACTTATTCGGTGTGAATCAAGAAGATAAATCAGGTATCCTGATTGACTATAAATCTTACGCCAATGGAGCGCATGACGAATCGGAAACGATAAAACAACTTCAGTTCTATGGTGTACACCTGCTGGACTTCTTCAAAATTAATACAATTAAAATTGGTATTGGGTATATACCCAGTGGAAAATTTGAAAAAATTGGAACAATCCAGCGTGCTGAGGCTTCACAATATCACAATATAGTTTCTGAACTATACGCGGATTTTCTGGAGGTAATATACAGTGGTAACTACCCATATAAAGTAAACGAGTACTGTAAATACTGTGACCTAATTGAATACTGTCCTGAAATAGACGAAAAAACTATAAAAAAACTGTGCAACAGTTAAATAAAAATCCGCTGTTACTTTAATATATTTAAAACTTAATAATAATATTAAAGTAGCAGCGGCTTTTTATTTTTTAATTTAATAACTACAATAAATAAAAATAAATTAAGGGAGGCCCCTTTCTATGGGTGGACGTAGAAAAAAGAGCACAGATGCCTCCACAGGCGTTCTGAAGGGTATATCTGACATCAAGAAGCTATGGAAGTCGATACCCCCTGGAGAATGGTATACACTCCTTGTGGACATTGCGCCACAGTACAAATGGTCAATGCACGGGCAGACTCAAATAAAAGGTTTATGCCCGTATCACGATGATACTGAACCTTCTTTCTTCCTATCCTTCAACAAGTGCATAGGGAAGTGTTTTGGTAGTTGTGAAAAAGTTGTAATCGACTTGGTCAACTTTGTAGCCAAGCTTCGGCAGTGCTCATATACTGAATCATTGATGTTCCTGAATTCACGATTCAATCTGAGCATGATACTCGGTGAAAAGATCACTAACAACCTATCAGAATACAACCTTGTTCAGGAGATGAAAAAAGCCACCGCCATCGCCATGAACAAAGTAATATCCGAGGTTATCCGTGATAACCCTGAATACCTTGGGTATTGCAGACCAGCAATCATGTACTTCGTTAAGGGGCGTGGCCTGCCGGTGGACACGTTGATCCACCTGCCTATAGGTGTTTTTGCAAAGCCTGAACACTTAAAAAAGTACATTGAAGATGAAAGTCTCCATCCAATATTTGATAAATACTTTCAGGAGTACTCCAATCAAGCATACTGGGGGTGCCCTGTATTCTGGTACAACGATTCACCAGGGACAATAAGCCGATTTAAGATTCGTAAGTTGAACATGGAAGTTGTAGCGAAGATTAAATCAGATTCTCCTAAAGAAGTCTTCCGCAATCTATGTGAAAAAGATTTCGTGTACTTGAAAGACCAATATACCGAAAGCATGGGTGTATATGGTCTGCATTATTACAGAAGACTGATTGGGCGCAACGATACGAATGTTTATGTAACTGAGGGAGAATTTGATGCACTAGCAGTGATGGCCGGGCAACTGATGGCTGATAATTTCGATTATATGATTATCAGTACAGGGGGTAAAGGTAGCCCGGACCTTGGGTTTCTTACAGAATATGGTATTAAAACCATCTGGGTTGTACCAGATCACCCGGTTAAAAATGGAGACTTCTACACCCGTGGAATCCTGGGGAATAAGAACAACATTGAAAAAGTACTCAGTAAAAGTCTTAATTTTAAAATATACACATGGCCAGCAGGTATCCAGGGATTTGACCTCGATGAAGCCATCCATCTTAACGGGTATCAGATTATATCAGATTATATCTTCACCAATAGACTGAGTTATTTTATCAATAGTTTTCCATGGGCGAATCTGAGATGTTCACAAGAACTATCAACTGTAAAAAGCGAATATGATTATAAAATCGCCATGTTAAACGAGAACTCCGAAACATACGGGGTTGAATATGCTAACTTGGAGGATGACAAAAGGAAAAAGATAAAAGAAGTCATACTATCTTGGTACAAGTATGTAATTGATAGTACAGATAAACAACTCTTTATCAACGCATACATCAAATCTGAAAATATTGAATTTGATAAGGTGGACTATGTAAATACAACAATGTACGCCCTGGATACCTACCAGGGTGTAGCCAAAAAGATATATGAAGAAGTTCGAAAGTTCTTTGCACCAGCCTATAAAAAAGCAAAGACTGGTGCAGGAGAAATTTATTGTTTGTGGGCTAAGAAAGATAGAGTTATAGTTGAAGTAAATGGTACAGAAAAAAACACGTATGAACTGATAGCAGGATATGCAGGAATGCCAATCACGGATTGGTTTGATAGTTTATTGGGGGAAAACGAGATTTACCTGAGTGGGGCATCTGGTAAAACGTTGGATGACGAGCGTACTAGAAGACGTAATGCCAAAGACATTATGACATACGTATGGGAATTGATGCTCCCGGAAATGAGAAATGTAAAAGACTTGTTCAAGGTTTCCCAGGGAATACATCATTATCGTCTGCCTGCGGAAGTAAAAAATCAGAACATTATTTACTTTGTAAATGGTAAATACGTGTTCAAAGGACGGTATATTGATATTGGTAACATCGAATGGTCGGTAGTAGATAATGCAGTCGATAATAATATTCTATTTGATAAGTTGACCAACGTGGATCAATGGTCTGATGTTACTGATATTTCTGTTTTAAACGATGCGCCCCAAGTAGACCTCCGTGAAACGTATTTTAAGATCAGAAGTATCCTTGATCAATGGGAATTCAAATACGACACCATCATCAAGGATTATCTGGCAGCATATATCATGTCAATACCGATCATGGCTGCCATAGGAGATGTAAACATCACATTCGTAACAGGTGATGCTGAATCGGGGAAAACATCTCTAATTTATGGATTGCTTGGAGGGAAGTATAACAATGCTGGCAGTATCCCACCAATACTTGAGGCTGCTTACGCAAGTACAGACTCAACGGCTGCAGCGATGTACCAAGAGTTCGATTGTAAAACTATACTGTGCGTTCTGGATGAAATCGACCAAAATGAATACCGAAGTAAACAACAGAGTGATCGTATTTCTGAATTGATGAAGCACATGTACTCCATCCCGATGGGTGGGTGTACTGTAGTACGCGGTGGATCGATACGGGAACTCAGTGAAACTTATTATCTGAATATGCCCATTATTATGGCAGGTACCACAGTACCTACAGACTCAATTTTCCTGTCCAGAATATTCGTAGTGTACACCAAGAAAGTACCTGGTAAAAAACTCGATTACAATATCACGATGAGTGAAATAGTCAAGCTAAGAAGGGATATTACAATCGGGCTGATCCCCTATATTCCTCAACTATTGTTTCTACGTAAAAAGTTATCAAAGGATTTAATGAAGGCTGGTGGGGACATTGCCACATTGTCCACACGTTTTTTGGAGTGCGTTTTAACACCTCTAACCATTTACGAGTACATTGGAATCGGGTCCGCTGAGGAACTGTATAAAGATGTACTCTCTTGTTACAAAGACCGATTGAACTCAATCCATGGGACTGAAACACAGTCCGATTTAATCAATATTTGTCTATATGCAGAAGGAATTAAAATACTGAATGAGGCTGGTATAACAGATAATGTCTCAGCTAGATCACTGATATTATCTGGTGATGTATCCATATTGAATAATTCAAAATGCGGGGTGTACTACCTACCTGAAAAGAGTTGGATAGTTATCGTATGGAGACAGGTAAAATATACCATACTAAAATATTCAAGATTCAATTGCATCGAAGAAACGTCAATGTTCGAGCTGGCTACCAAAACACCGTTTACCAATAGAGATATAACAGATGAAGATCACAATTACATCATCAGAGAACTGGGTCTTGCGGACGTAAAAGCCAAGACATCGTATTCCGTTGTAGATGTCAGGTATTTGGTGCGTGGTGACGTTATGTCAAAAGTACCTACTACACAAAAAACAACTTCATACGTTACTTGTACCCCTGATAACGAAAACCAACAGAACAAACCAAGCAACGTGAAGGAGTACTACAACGTTATTGTAGAAGACGATAGTTTTAAAAATAAAAAAGATAATGATGATGATAATGAGGTTATATTTGATTTTGAACTTTAGTGGAAAAAGAAAAGGACTAACATTATGCTAACCAAAGAATCAAACTCAGACTCCCAACCAGTAAAAGGAGATAATTTATACAAATTGATGCAGAAAGATATTACAACAAAGCATGTATTCTGCAAGAAATGCCCATTGTTCGAATCTGGAGAATACTTTCGAGATAATCCGTTAACTGAGTGTGACATTCTTGTAGTAGGCAAATTCCCGAATAAATATGTATTGCAGCACGGAGCTTTCTCGGACTCATTCGGGCGTATGGTATCCTCCATAATTCAAGAGTATTTAGGTACACTACCTATGCAACAACGCCCGAAAGTGGTCTACACATACGCAGTAAGATGCACTACACAAGATCAGAATTATAAACCTAACACACTGGTATATGAACAATGCAACGCCCTTTTGACTGATATTATCGATAGAACAAAACCAAAAATGGTTATTGCCCTGGGTATGGAGGTATTCAAATCAGTAGGAATAAAAACACAGCAGAAGTTCCAGCAATTACGTGGACGGAAAATAACAGTGACTTCTGAGTCGAATAGTCCCAGACAGTTCGATGTTCTACCGACATACGGGTCTGAAACCATATTCAAACAACCTGGGCTGGTAGATACTTTCAAGAAGGATATCGAGGTAGCCATAAACAGTGCAATTGGTGCAACCGATGATAGTGAAATCCACATCAATACTGTTTTCTCCGTGGATGGTATTTTAAATGAGTTAAACAAACTTCTTGATACTCTAAATATGGCTACATCTAGTGTTGGTGTAGCTGTTGATACAGAAACCACTTCTTTAGAACCACATGACCCATCCAGTAGGATGATCATGATATCCATGTGCTGGGAAGAGTCTACAGGACTCGCTTTTCCTTATGAGCATGTTCAAGGTAAGTTTTCACAAGAAGAACTATCTGTAATTAATGAAAAGTTGAATGAAATTTTCACCCATCCGAATATTTCCATATTCGGGCAAAATATCAAATTTGATGGTAAATGGCTCAAACACAAATACGGTCTGAAGTTTCCTGATCCTAAAGTAGATGTAATGTTAGTTGAACACTTATTGGACGAGGATAAAAAAGGACTGTATGACCTAAAAAGTTTGGTGCTACAATATTTCCCGAAATATGGGAGATATGAAACAGAGTTAAAAACAATTTTAAGTAATTTGGACAAAAAGAAAAAGGATGAATACCACAAAAAATTAGATATTTATTATAAAAAATACAAAGAGAGTGTGATGGATTTTCTGTATTCACATTACTCAGATGACGAGCTTTCCAGCCTGATTAAAACGTGGGTTGAAAGCTCTTTGATCACCATAACCGACTCCAAAAAGTTATGGCCTCCACAACGGAGTAGATCAACAAACAGATTGTTAAAATCATTTGAGACGAAAGCATTCTCTGTAATCAAGCGTATCCCGAATGAAGTACTTCCAGTGGCACCGGATGTTGTACCACCAGAACTTCCGAAACAGACGACGTATGAAGAAGTTCCCATTGGCATCCTATCCAAATATGCAGCAATGGATGCGGTAATAACATATAAAATACTGAAAAAGCAGAAAGAAGGAATCAAAAAGGACTGGGACCGAATCAAAGAGATTGAGAGGGAGAATCAAATAAAGAACCCAAACTTCGTTATACCAACAAAACCACTGACGTTTGCTCTGAGTAAAATTATTATGCCAATGTCAGCCATTATATCAGAAATGGAATACTACGGAGTAAAGATAGATCGTAGTCGAACCATGGAGTATATTACTAAACTATCCGATACAATCTCCGATCTGCGTCAGTCTATGTTACAAGAAGTTGGGCATGCATTTAACGTGGATAGCCCAAGGGATTTACAAACTATTTTATACTCTGAATTGAAATACGATATCCCATCTTATACAGAGAAAGGTTCTCCCTGTACAGATGCTACAACGTTGAAAGCATTAGCGGAAGCAAAAGATAGTACATTTCTGAATCAGTTGTTAATTTATCGTAAGTTGGTTAAGTGTAAAACAACCTATCTGGAGAACTGGCTGAAAATGTCCGAAATGGATGGAAATATACATACCAGTTTCAACTTGCATGGAACAGCCACTGGGAGGTTGAGCAGCTCAAGCCCGAATCTTCAGAATGTACCATTTTATTTAAAAGAGGCAGATTTAAATTTAAAAGACATTTTTATACCGGATAGTGAAGACTTCGATTTATATGACTTAGATATATCCAATGCGGAAATGCGGGTGCTGTGTGCATATTCCAAGGATGAGGCTCTCTGTGATGCATTTATTAATGGGAAAGACCTACATTGTTTAACTGGGGCAGGTATATCAAATTTCAGTTATGAACAACTAAAGGAGAGAAAAGAAGACAAGAGCACTGAGGAATACCGTATTCGGCAGGTAGCTAAAAAGGTTAATTTCGGTACGGTATATGGAATAAGCGCTAAAGCACTCTCCAGACAGTTATGGGAAGAAATGAGAATAAACTACTCTGAAGAAGAGACAGAGAAGTTTCTAAATCTTTATTTTCGACGGTATCCAAGGGTGAAACAGTACATCGATTCAACGATGGCATTTACCCAGCGGTATGGATTTACACATACTTTTATGGGGAGAAGAAGAAGATTCGGAATCTCCCAGTATAGAAGTAAATTGAATATTAACCTAAACCGAATTCTTCGACAATCTATTAATACACGGATTCAATCGACGAGTTCGGACTTGGTGCTAACAAATATTATCAACCTGCACACATGGGCGAAAAAGTTGGGTGGAAGATGTCTACTGACAGTACACGACTCCATTGTATTTCAATTACCAAAAGAAGTCAGAAACAGAAATATCAAGGAAGAATTGGACCAAATTATTAAATACAAAACAAATAATGAGTTCACTTGGCTTCCGGTTCCATGGGAATACGATGTTGGAAGGGGGCCATCATATGGGCATGCAAAGGAACCAGTTACGTAGTTAGAAAATTAAGGATTTTGCTGTTATAAGAAAATAGTTTCTACAGGTTTTTATCAAGTAATGAAGCTGGGCAAAGCCTGGCAATAAATTATTTACAACACCGGCCTCCAGGTCATCCGGACCGGTTGGCTAACCTCGGCGGTTGAGGATGTCGGCCTTGCCGCCACCATCAACGCCTCGGTTATCCAACCGAGTCCTTGATGACCTTTCGGCCCAGTTGTAACAAAGAAGGGCCTTTACAAACCTGGTGCATGGTAAAACAAAGTAGAAAAAACATAGATTATTTACAAAACTAGTAAAAGCTGGTCAAAGACCAGCAATATCTTACTGGACAATGAGTACGCCCTCTGGGGGAAAAATGTAGTTACACGGTTCGCTTCGCTGCACCGTTCCACTACATTTTCACCCCAGAGGCTCCCTCATTTCCTTCAATGTCTGAAGTATCCACATACAAATCTATGTTTCACAAGCAGTTACAAGCAGTGATTAGCGAAAATCAAGTTACACATAGTGTAACATAATAAAAGTTTTTTTATGGAAAAAAAGTAAGATAGGGGGTACACTGCTTGATGGAAAATCAGATGCTGTTCACATAGCCCAACAGAGGAAAGGGGCATAACAATGCAACAAGGAGGAGAAAAATGTTCAATCCCGATCACCAACTTACCTGATATTGAAATAGTACTGGAGGGGTGGAAGAAGTCAAATACCCCTATAGCAATCTATACAACGTCGGGTAGGGTGCTAAACGGGGTAATCGGGGAGATTGCTTCGGGGTTTTTCGAGGTAATGAACCTGCGAGACAACTCCAAAGCAATTATAAATTTATCACAGATCGTCACGATCTGTGCGCAGAACACAAAGTAAAAATCGTTTTTTCTACCAAGCACTCAAAATAAAAGTATCCAGTTAAAGACTGGAATAAACACTTGAACACCCTTCGGGTCTTCCAAGTACCACTTACTAGATATCGACACAGGGGGACTTACATCTAGTAGAGCTGGTATAGATCCATGAAAGTAGTGCCGCATCTACACTTGGTGAAAAACATTAAAAAATATATCAATAAATTAATAACATAGCTTAGTTGAAAGTAGCCTGATAAAGTCGGGTACTAAAACAATGGGCACAAGCCTTCGGCTTGAGCCCAGAACTCCCAGCCATCAGTGCCAAACCCAAATCTGGGTCCCTACGCTAGCAGTTTAATAAAAGGCTAAAATACAATGTTATTAATAAATCTATCAGGTGAACACCAGGGTATCCTCGGTGTTCACCTCGTGAGTCATAGTAAAATTTATAGCTCCCATTAACACTCTAGCCCCAAACCAGCCAAACACCATCGAATGCAACACATCATCGGATTTCTTAGGATGATGCCTCCAAGCTCTTCTAGAAATACCCCGGTCTTCGTTCAAAAAAACTTCTTTAACATTTAATAAATCCTGACCAAATGGTTTGAAATCTTCATATCTGAAACACCTTATTTTTTTAGTCTTTATATCTAACAAAAAACTATCGATCAGAATAGTCCTATTAACGATAAATCTGGCTCCTGAGGCGTCCCAACGAAATGGTGCTGACTGCTCTGTGTACATCACAGGTACTACCTGTTTATCCGGAAGCATCGTGTGCAACTGGCTCATGGCGAAATTACCATTTCCATGATCCCCGTAAATAGCTGATACGTTGAAAACCCTGCACAACCTGGCAATATCAACAACATGCTGCGAAGGCTCACCGGCTGAATACACCCTACAAAATATTTTTATCATTTCTCCTGAATTTGGGTACACCGAGTAAATTGATATAGCGGTTCTACTGACACCATCCATTCCGGAACCTCCCCAATCTATACCTGCAACGATATACTCAGCCCCCTTTGTATTCTCTGGTGCAGCATGGTCCAACATCTTCAAAGTAGGTATACACATCTCCTGCAACAGTTCCTCAGTAATCAACTGAGACCCCTCCCCTGTTGGCTCTCCCATTACTTCGTTATCGAACCTTGATGTAGGGTATGAAGTAAACTTATCCCATAGCCTGCGCCATTTATCCGGGTTGTTACAATGCATGGGCATGATAATCTGCGGTATCGCATATCCGTCACAGGTTTTATCGTTTGCATCTCCAGTGCATGTCGGATACCATTTACCCAAGTAAGTATTCAATTTTTTACCACATGATTTGCAAACAAATCCTTCCTTGGTAATATTTTTTTTATCAGGTATATTATACTTATTACATCCTTCACACTTGATTACCCATCGTTTCTGCGTTGACAAATCCCAAAAATATTCCAATGAAGTTATTAATGTTTTAGAAGTTCCGGCATATACAAATGTTGGATTCTTGGAAGCTGATAAACACTCTTCTGCATCCAGGATAGCGTCAAACAAGATATCCTGAATTTCATCGAGGTATAATTTATTTCCACTAAAACCTCGTACACGATCTGCTGATTCACTGAAATAACTCAATCGTATTTCTGAAAAATTTGCAAAACGTTTATTAAAAATATTATTAATGCAGTGCTTTGATCGCATTAAATTTGAATAAACAACAGGAGAGTGAATAAGGAAAGGGTCCAACTTGGAAGTTGAGAATGCCGCCGTTTGCGCTCCGGAAGCATTCACATAGATAAGAGAATTATAGGGGGTTATTATGGACTCTATTACCATACTGGACGCCATGGTAATCGTTTTAGACACCTGACGCCCTGCCCGCATTACACACCGATCATACTGTGTGTTAAATATGTCCTGAAACATTAAATAATCAGCTAAAGAATATGGTGCTCCCTGTAGACGCAATATCTGTTGGGCAATATCTGATTTTGTTAAGTCTGTTGCAATTTCCATCAATATTAAAATTATTCATTTTTTAGTGTACTATTGGATTGTATAAGTAACACCCGATTAACTGAACCAATATCTTCTTGAATGAACTATCATACTCATTGGAATTGAAATACTTTTGATTCAAATTCTCCAGCACTTCGATTGAGTCATCCTTATTCGTAAAATCCACAGTATCCAATAAATCAGCCATTTTCAACAAATCTTCCATTGGGTATGTGGTTTGAGTCACTTTCAAATGCGTTAACAATTCTTGCCCAGAGCGTAACGGTTTAGGTAACACAACCCAATCATAATAAGCTGCACATGAAGCAATATACCCAGGTATTTCACCTAGAGTTGTAACAAACTTCGTATCATGCAGTAATAAAGATAATTTATCCAAATTAGTTACAGAATAAAAAATCTCTTCAATGTGACTTGGCGTAACTGTATTATGTGCACCACAGTTACAAAAAGAGCTAACAACATTAGAAAATGGGAGGCAATAATTACTCGCCACATCCATATTTCCACAAACTCCCCAAATAGCTAATAATTTAGCCATAGCCACATTGGTAGTAACTTTTTTAAAATTCCCCAAAAATACTTCCGGCTCCCAATTCAACCAGTCTGAATTGGCAAAAATATCTATCTTATTTAGATATAAAAAAATATCAATAGGGTGATTATTGAGTACAAATTCATTAGTAATTGTTGATGGATCAATCCCCATTATTCACGAATCCCCAAGCTGTACAGTGTAGTTGCAAGTTTTGTAATGTCTCCATCCTTCTCAATCAATGATAAAGCGTCCTCCCCATACTTACCGACAATATCCCCTTGTGGCATGCTTTTCAATTTTTCAATAAACCGTTCAAGGTCTTTATCATTATAATCAAAATCTCGATTACTTTTTTCGTTTTTAGTATCCATCATCTTTTTATTCTTTACTCTCTTACTATTTACAGATGCTTCCTTATTAAATACAATACTATAAGCACACGGTATTTTATTTGTGTACTTTTTATCATTCAAATTATATTTTTCATCAATATTATATATAACTTCAGCAAGTTTTTTCAGTTCATTCTTGGTATAAATTTCAGAAGAATCTTCTGTGGCACTTCCTAATTTATCCAATCCTGAAATCAGTGTTTTGTACTCATCACCGGATTTTCCCATACGATTGGCGACAGCAACACGATATTCCAACATCCGTTTCGTATTCTCCAGATCACTATCTACAAGAGCTGCATACTTCACAATACTTGGTGAGTACGGTCCTCTGTACCCAAACTTACCAGCCAAATCGATAAACCGAGTAGAATACTCCACCCGATCCGGTACTGATAGTCTGGAGTATTGGTCATCAAACACTTTATTTGCCTCAAGAAGGTCTTCCGCCGATGCAACCTTGCATAATCGCTGTTTAGGTAACAGGTACTCCTCCCCACCGGATTCTTTTAAGGTAGATGCACATTTTTCAATTCCTGGTGTTGGTGACATAAACAACCCCTCAGGAACATTATATAAATCTAAATAACTGTCCAATGTTTCAGCTATTTTCGTATACACATCACTCGGGAATTTATCCTTCTGCCCGGATAAGTATACCTTACTGATAATAGCATCTTCCATAGACCCTACTGAAAACTTAACTTCCTCGGGCCAAGCATACATATTTTCAGTAGCCAACTTTTGGTGGGGCTCCTCGGTGATACCAGCTCCATTACTGGTGTAACTGGCTAAAACAGCACCAAGTACCTTCTGAACATTCTTTGGGTATGCTGATGCAAACTTAATAAAATTCTTTTGGCTTCGATCAGAGTTAATATCAACAATTCGGCTCTTCCAGTGTTTATTATTCATAATTATCTCACCTAAATAGTTATGCTCCATGTCACAGTTAAACTCCTTACTACATAGTATTGGTAGTCGTACTTATTTATTACAAATCTCCTGATATATAATAAATAATGAAAACAAACATCTGTATTTTTAATAAAATAAAAACAGTGTTTCTGTTATAAGTATACGCCAAGTGACTCAGTTCTTCTATTTATTTATTAAGTCCATAATTTTTTTAATTGAAAGGAAAAGAAACATGATCCCAATAAGTGACTATAGTAAGATTACAGCCGTTGAGGAAACAACAACCCCACCTGAGGTCAGCAAACTATTTTCAAGTATTAATAGTGAGCTTCAGGTAGATGTACACAAAGTATTAAAATTTATAAAAATTGAAAATATGAGTACAAGGGGGGTCAAAACTTATAAGTATTTAATTCTAGTCAACAAAGTTAACTACTCAGATATTATACAACAAAAAATAAAAGAAATTTATAAAAACGCTGCACTAGTGAAAATAGAGACTAATAATGTAATTAATAAGCTATGTAAAAAGACAACCATTACAAATGACAACATAGCAAAATTATATACCTATCTACTTGAGTATTACATGTTGATACCTCTGGACACAAGTTTTAAAAATTATAACAGAGTTATTGACTATACCCTTAAATGGGTAATTGATACTAATAACTCATCAACACAACGTAACCCTGTAAGTATCTATATAATTAACTTATGGGTAGATGGTAAAAATATTAATACACAGTACTGCGGAATAGAGCACAGACTGTGCTATAGTGAAATACCTTATAAGTTTAGGAGAATGAATCAAACAATCCCACCATTGACTATGAATAGTTCCCAGACAATTGAACAAACATTGTATGATGAGCTATTAACAAATGCATACCCTTTTTATAAAAAAGTATATGATGTAACAAAAACCTACAACCTATATAATAAATTACAGGTTGTTAAACAAATTTCCGATGAGTCACGCTTTCTTAAAACGGACATGAGTAATAGCACAAATGAGCTTGTTGCCTTCTAAAGGAGGGAATTCGTAATGCAAAATCAAACTAGTGTATATAAAGTTAAAGAAGTTGATGTAGCTGAAGAAGAACTTATAAACGCAAACAACTCTATTCCTGTGATCGCAAACAACTTCCAGGATTTGCACACTCTATTAGGAGTGAAAACAAACCTTATCTCTTATTACTATAATAAAAGAGACAAACACCAAACTTTGGTAAAAGTTGGAAAACGTGAGACCTATAATTCAGCATACGGATTAAAACTGATCCAGAAGAAAATGATATATAAGATTTTTGAACCGATGTTAAATATAACGCCAAACGATCATATGCTTGCGTATATAAAAGGAAGAAATTTCTATACCAAGCTAAAAGAAGACTGCACAAAACATGACTACATTGTAAAATTTGATCTCAAAAAGTATTACGATTCAATAACAAAAAAGCATATCGTAGATACTATTGAAAGTTTCGGTGTGCCCCATAAAGCGGCAAAGTTAATCTCCCATTACTGCGTAGTGAAAAGGGTAATAACAAAGAAGGATGGAACCACCAAAACGGTGGAAACTTTACAACAAGGCAGCCCTTGCAGCCCTATTATTGCAAACTTAGTAGGGTATAAATATATTGATGCACCTCTAATGCAGTATATTAAGGAGAACCTACCAGGGTACAGATACGAGTATATACGATTTTCTGATAACGTACTTCTCTGTTTAACAGCGCCAAACGACGGAAACGTAGTAGATACTGAGAAAGATGAGAAAACACGGCAGGCCATCACCAAGTACCTAAACGCTGCCCATACCATTCTTGGTAACGGGTATTTCCGATATCATGATGTAGACGTGACAAGTAAGAAACATCCAAAGAAACACCAAAAATTTCTAGGTGTGATCCTAAATGAAGTGGCCCGTATAGATTTGAAAATTTTCAGAAGACTACGAGCAACCCTGTTCAACTGCCTGAAGGGAGACATACTGTCTGAGGCAAAAAAATATTTCAGAGAAGAAACGGACTTCCACTTCGAAGACACAAACCAATGCTTTCTGGTTACAGATGAGGATATTATCAAAAAATTCTTCCAGGTGATGACCGGAAAGATTGCGTACATTAAGCAGGTAAGTTCCAAGCAGTATACGGAACTGTATAACATGTTGGCTTTAGTAAAACTGATACATAAAGAATATTCAAGAATATTTGAAACCTCCAGACATAGGGAAAATGATGGCAGATTAAAAGAATATTTGTTCGATATAGTAAAGAATTACAAAAATTATGAAGAAGTTGTTACACAGCTAACTCTGTTAGAATCTCCTGCAGTCTATGCTGAAGAGACAACTTAATCATACAAGATTTAGAAAAATGAAAAATATTAATTAAAACAACTGGGATTTGTGTGCATTATATTATAAAAAAATTAACATAATGCACACAAAGGCCCCTTATGCCAAAAAATATATCCCCAACTTTAACAGACCTCGATAGCATATCGACAGATATTAGTAACCAATTAGTTCCAAAAGAACCATGTCATAAGTGTGGTAAAACTAGGTGGGTAATAGATGATGATCCGTACACCTGGGTTTGCCTGAATTGCAATAACTTAATAATGTTAAACTATGGCAAACTTATTCAACAAATAGATATAATATATAGCAATCCAGTAAGACGTAACGACTATGTAAAATCTATAAAATCAGGGACTATAAAACTTAAAAAGAAAGATGATATAAAACAAATTAAATTTGATAAATACCTAAAAGATATCAGAGAAGGTAAAAACAATGCCAGATAACTATATTTTTTTAGGTATAGACCCTTCAATAAAAAACACTGGATTATGCATTTTAAAAATAATTAATAATTCTATTATTATATCTTTATATGATATTTCCAACTATACTAAAATACCAAAAGATAAAATAAAAAGGTACACAGTAATATCAAATAGCGTGAAAAATATCTTAGCTACTGAAATAGGCAGTTTGGATAATTTTAATTTATTTATAGGGTATGAAGATTATTCTTACCATAGTACTAATAAATCATTTTCACTTGGTGAACTTGGTGGGTGCCTTAAAACTACTATAATATCTTATCAAGAAACAAATGCTAACCATATACTACAAAGTGAATTACTGTTAGTACCTCCAACAAAATTAAAACAATTTGCTACAGGTACTGGAACTGCAACAAAATCAATGATGATTAACGCTTTTCTTAATACAGTTAATTTAAATTTACTTAACCATACAAATAAAAATAGCATTGCTATTTTATACAACAGCAATGCTATTACTGAAAGTACAAACTTTACCAATAATACTATTGGTGTCACCGATGACTGTGCCGATGCCTATTTTTTAGCTGAATTTTCTTATATAAACTATGTATCTAACAATTCCTCATCCCCAGATTCCAGTACTCGGTATACTGTGGCTCATCTTAGAAATAAAGTTAACGTCGTTGTCCCAACTGATCCCCTATTCCTCTAATAAATCTCCTTTAAGGATCGTATATGGTCCAGCATCATGTACACCACTGTTCTTTAGCTCATGTTGTACCAATTTCTCATCCATTTCTGTAATCTTATTTTCCACTAATGATACTATTGAACGTAAATTATCATACATTCCCTTGGTACTACCATAAACTAATAATGATTGTGGTGTATCAACTACCTGTTTCTGATTAACTACTACTGTAGTAAGGGGGTAATACAGTATTAGTAGAACTGTTGTCTAATTCGGGTATTCCCAAGTTTAAATTAGTATCTGCCCCACCATTTATTACTGCCATGGCAACATTATATACAATAGTACCATAATACGAAGATATTTTTCCTTCGGTACATATGCTATTATAGTTTTCCAATAATAAGTTGTTTAATAGCAAACAAGGATTTATAGTACTCATAAATTTATCTACGCTCTCAATATTATTTATTATATTTATGCTGCTACTTTAAACCAAATATCCCCATCAACTCCTCCGGATGGAGCAGACGTAGAAATCGTAAACCCTGAATGGTATGTAGAACTTAACACCTTATGCTGAGTAGGTGGAACTGATACGTTCGCAGTACCATCAAAATTAACACCATTTATTTGCCTTGCTGTTGTCAACTTGGATGCAGAGTATACATACTTATCAGCATCCCTTGTGTTATCAACATTTCCAAGACCAACCATTAACGCTGTAATACCACTTACATTACCTGTGAATGTGGGGCTATTTACAGGAGCCTTGGTATTATCATAAATAGTAATATTGGCAGTACCATCAAAATTAACACCATTTATTTGCCTTGCAGTTGTAAGCTTAGTAGCAGATAATACCTCTTTATTTACGTCTGCTGTGTTATCTACATTACCTAGCCCAACCATCGATGCTGTAATACCACTCACTGTACCTGTAAATGTAGGACTATTAATGGGTGCCTTTGTAGTCAATGACGATTGCACAGATTCAACTTGCGTCTTTAACCAAGTTGTTCTATTGGCTAACTGTCGCGGTTGAATATTTGCTACACCATCTGTACCCCCAGATACTCTGTCAGTAACCTCGATTAAATATACACCAGACTCCCACGTTGCCGATTCTGTTATAAAAGACATATACACCTCACTATTAAAATAATTGTATAAAATATATTACCATATAGACAAATCTCATACTAGAGTTATGCTGTATAAAATTTTATTGACCAAGCTCCAGAAAATGCCATATCGCTATTTTTTGTAATTGGACCATATACCCTCCTACTAAACAGACCATTACTTGTAGTAACTAACCCATATTCAGTTACAACAACTCCATTAATTTGCTCATATCCTAAATACCAATTAAATTTAACTGTAGATAAATCTGGGTATTCCACTGAAGTAAAGGGTAAATACGTAGGTGATGTAAGTGACATATCAGAAATATCAGCAGGGTCAGCACCCGTGCCCAATCCAATTTTTGTTATAGGTAACCCAGTACCACCTATTAAAGTTGCTAATATAGTTTTTGAATTAGCTACAATTAAATTGTGATCAGTATATTCAGTTATCAACTTATTCTGCCTATCTAATATTCTTAAATAGAACATACCATCACATAGTGGTACTAAGTGTTTTTCATAGCATGTAATACCACTTGTTGATTTCTGCTTTATACTCGTACAGTTATTCATAATGTACCCCTTAATGTTTAACATTAAACAGTAAAATACAACTAAAATAAAAACTGCTCAAGACCCTAAATAAATTACATCCAATATAAAATCTGTGTCTATTATAATTTCATTCAAAGAAGAATAAGCCATAGCACTATTATATAAATAACCACCAGTATAATAATTATTTTCTGGTGATAATATTTCTTCTGCAACATCTACTGTACCACTACTAATATATTCTATTTCTTCATGAGATGCTAAAGTATAAATATAATAATAATGCCCATTATAAAATCCGGAACCATTATACATAATGTAGGTTTCTGGGTCTACACCACTGTATGATACTGCATCTTCCGATACGCTTAACCCCCCAACCACTGGAGCAACTTCGTGACATGCCAATGGACCAGGGATATCATAGTTGATACTGTTATCATAAGAGTACACGCCATCATAAAAATAAGTACCAGGATTTTGAGCTACTTCAGACATTAGCATGTCTGCACTAAACTTATTTAGATAGTCCTCACCTACTGATTTACTTTCATAAATTATAGGATTGAATAGTATATCAAGTACATAATTAACATAGCAAGGAAATCCACTTTTAAGTGAATTTAATAATTCACGTATATTTGTTGTATAGTATTGATAGCTATATAAAGTTAAAATAACCCTGATATAAAAAAGATTATATTTTAAAATATTATGAATTACCTGGTATAACCACTGCTCTTCTGGGTAATTACTATATTTATTAGCTCTATACCAATTATTTATATAAGTTAAACTATTCTCTTGTGGAACTAATGCTCGCTCACTATCATTATCAAAATCATACTCATATATTTCGTGATCAAACTCCGTAAATAACCATGTAGGAAAGCGTACACCACTTAACCAATTAGTGGATATAAGGTTATTAAAATATTTATATGGGCCGTAAGTATATTCACTATCATATAATAGTGTCCCATCGAACACTTTAATAGGCATACTTAGACTATCACTATTATCAGGATACACCTGTGTATATTTATATCCACCTGAATATAAAGTACTCCCATCATAGTATACAGAATCATCATCTATAACACGATTACACCAACTATCAATCAGTTGATATGGTACTTTCTGTGACGAGTACCAATTAGGTGTAGTAACATAATCATATGCGTATACCCACTTACATAGCAATTGACCTATATGTAGTACGTCACCTACTTGTACTATAGGTTCAGTGTAGAATGGAACATTGTATACCTGTTTATCCGTTATAATCTTACGAGGTGATACTTTATCAGAGTTATCTTTTATCTCAGTTACAATTTCATAATCAACATTACAAAATGGTACACCAGCCAATATATTTATAGCTGTTTCAATATTAAATATCGATTTTATGTTAGTGAAAAAGAACTGTAATGCCAATATTAGTAATTTGTAATCATTACTATCTACCTCTTTATTATATAAATATGTTCCATATTTGTTATAAATATTATACTCATTTAATACTACATCTATGCCCCATAAAAGTATATAAATATGGTTTTTTCTAGTAGTTCCAGGTATGTAATTATAGGTTACATAAGTATTATCCGTTATTGCTTGATCATTAAATATGTCAACATAAAAAACTATCTTATTATTAATTATATCAACTATATAATCAATAGATTCTTCTATAATTACTGATGGATTAAGTAAATAATTACATAAGTATTTAATTGTAAGCTTATTAGAACAATCAATGGGGTACTCAATATAAGACAATTCTTTTTGATAAACATATGTATCGTATGAATAGCGTGATCCATCATTACATACGTATGTCGCCAACTCGCTATCAAATATTATATATTTATAATAATTTTTATACTCAACTGGTATATTAACTATTGACGACGCCAGAATAGATCGATATAATTCATTTAATTTATCACTTATTATACTTGTTTCTGCAATATATTCAGTATTTAATACATTTATATCTTTATAATATTCTTGCCAAAATGACCCTAATAATTTAAAAACACTATTACTAATAGAGTAAGAGTTAGCATAGTACCCTTGTAAATTACAAACACTTTCCGGGGGAACTATCGTATTATTTATGTACCTATGAAAAGATATATCCATGTGTATTAATTATGCCTGTGAGATACAAACTTTATCAATTATAATTCACAGAACTTACATTGATATGCACGTTTTCCGCATCGATAAAACTCTGCACTGTATTTAATGTTACCTGTAGGTTTGTTACATTGATTGCTTTCAACATATCAGATAGAGATAAGTTATTTACAGCCGTGTACTCTACAGTATTAAAAGTATCCGGATCGCGTAATGATAAAGTTATCGTTACTGGTAATGCTACGCTGCTTATAGAAGCTGCATTCTCATATAAATAGCCTATTAAATTATAAATTGTAAAATCCGTAATTACTTTTAACGTACTAAAATAAGTAACAACTGCTTGCTTAATATTATCCTCATAAGTATTTATATAACTATACTTAATCTCTACTGATATATCCACGTAAAAAGAAAGCACATAAGAAGTTTTTATTAAAGGATCAAAACATACAACTCTATTTATGTCATTAAATATGTATGCATATACTTCATTATACACATTACTTCCTACATACTCCAATTCAACAGCACCAACTACCCCACCAGCATACTCTGAAGTAACTGTTATATATGGTTTAAAAGGTATAGCGCAGTATTCAGTTTGATTACGTGCAGTTAACAAATATGGAACTTTTCGGTATGCAAAGTCTGTATCCACATATATACTTTTTATATTAATATTTTGGAGCACTGTACCCACAGTTACAGTTAAACCTTTAACCGGTTTCAAAACCGTGTTACTGTCAGGAAGTATATCAGATACTACTTTTATAATAGTAAAATATCCGGAACCTTTTGGATCTAATATTGGCTTGAAATCATTAGCTGTAAGTTCTAACACCCTATCCGAATGCATCAATGGATAGATGTTACCACCAGTGGTATCCCCCACAGTGAATATACCTGTATCTGCAATAGTGACAGTACTATTTGGTAGTTCATTCGTAGTGATACATAATGTACCCTCAACAGCCCTATAATCTCTAACTGCCATAATGTCAGCTATCGTTGTCCCAATTGCAGATACATCTAAAGAGTATACCTCTGTATCCCCCAACTTATAGGTGCTGACCTTACTTTTATATCTTGTTAAATTAGTAGAAATGTACACATCCGCTTTATTACCTACATGCAATGATGTCCCAGTCTCAACCTGCACAATATCACGTAACTGTTCCGCATCCCCATACCCTGCAACATATATATTTTTTATGTCACTAAATTTATCTAACAGTACAGTGCGTATTGCTCTTTGAGAAATAAATTCCCTTGTTGTAATAACTTGTGAAGTCCTACGTATAAAATCTTCATCAGACTCTTGTGGGTACCCTAATGTTACAATTGATAAAAATTCTGCCCGCAGATAATAAATAGAATTGATTGCTGAAATTATCTCATAGTATGGTTGGGTATCAGCAGGTTCCAACTTTGATAAAACCGTTGATTCCAATGTTAAATCATAATAATATTCAATTTTATATCTATTAGTATTATAGTATTCATTAAGTAAATTAGGAGAAATAACCACGGGTAGAATATTATCAGGTATTTCAAACTTTATTTTATTTATACTAAATGAACTATTATTATTATTAATCTCTAAATACTCAATTTGTTTATTAAAATATAACCTAACAATACATTCCGTTTTTCGCCCAACTCCTCTGCTAACAAACCAATTACTCAAAATCATATCTATAATCTTTGAGTATTCCTCACTACCAATGCGATCTTTAACCTTATTAGCATATGCTATACTCGAATACGCCTTTGCACGTTCAGTAACATCATCAAATAATACATAAAGTAGCGCCAATGGTTTTATGATAACATCATATATTGCTGTACCAGGCTCAAGAGAACCATTAAACCCAGCATCCTTTAAAAACTGAACTAAGAATGATTGGGACTGCATAAAAGCTGTTTGGTTCATCGAAGGAGTGTATGTAACATTTGTTAAATCATTAATACCCATAAAATTAGCCCAGTAGTTAGATATAATTCTTAATTCCGACACCTATAGCTATATTATTTTTATTCACTATTTTTATACTTATTAATAACATCCACCTACCATCTTCTACTTGCATAAATTTGCACCCTGTAAATAATATAGTCTTTAAATAATCATCATATTTTTTTATATACTCTATACATAGTTTAATATCAGCACTAACTTCAATATCCATCCTACTTAGGTTATCCTTTGATACACTCCGTAACAATGTCAAATAGCTAACCCCATATGTAGGTTCAAAATAGTCAGTTCCTTTTTCTGTTAATAAATATTTAACAACCTTACTTATTAAGATATCATCCTCTAATGTAAGTTCTGCATTAGATATGGAATTATCATTTAGTTCTATAAGTTTTATAGATTTATCTATACTATATAAGTTTCCACTATATTTGAATAACGGAAGATCACTTGGCATTATATAAAAACTTTCACGATATCCAGTTGGTTAAAACTGTGCTAATATAATCAAAATAGTTCTTCATATTCTTAGCTTCTTTAAAACTGTCCTTCTTTACATCAGTATAGTATTGATCCCTTGTCCTACTGTACAAATCCGAATACATATTACTCGCCAGCACAAAATCATACGCTTCCTTGGCACTTATAGTCCGTAGTGGTCTACAATTGTCAACCTGTGTAAAAGCGCCAGCTGCCAGAGCGGATACATCATCAGTGTACAAATCTGTTACACTCTTACCATCATCTGATCCAGACGTGATAAAGGATTTATCTGAACTTGCTAAATCCTTCAGTACTAAAACCAAGTTAGATATTGCTTTATCTTGGGTTTCTTTATATTTATTTTCTGTGGCCATATCCAGTTTCAATACTTTGAATTTTCTTTTTTAACAGACTCTTCTTATAGGATAACTGTGATTGTGTAATATTATACTTTTTCAAAAGTTCACTTGTTGTCAGTTTCTTTTTATGATTAAACCCTGTAACATCTTCAAAAAAAGTTTTATTTTCTGGGTCAAGGCTAAAATAAATTGAATAGAGACTGTCTTCGTCCTTATCAGACATCACAGTATCCTTATACGCACTATCATCAACACCAGCGGACTCAATCATCTCTTTACCAGTGTACTTACCAATCTTTGCAATATCTTTTGAAGTCCACCCTGTATAGCTATGCAACTCATCCGTAGTTGGTAGTCTGCCATGTATCGTAGTTAAGTAGTCAACCGCCGTATTATAAGTATTGAGCTTTGTAACAAGATTCTCTGGAATACGCACAGAATTTTGATACGTATACACAATTCTGCTTAATGGTGCTAAATTATTTACAATATGTGTTGATAGTTGTACTCCCATGCTTGGATTGAATGTATCAATCGCCTTACTTGCCAACAAAATCGCTTCACTCAGTAGAACATCGTTTGACACTGAAGACCCATACCACTTAGCTGCATAACTATGAATCAGCCCACTTAACTTATGTAGTAACTGATTCTTATACTTCTTATCACCTGTCTTCTTATATAAATTAAATAATTCCATATCGGAACTATTAATTGTTTTAGCACTATCAATATTTTCAATATTCTGATCAATCACCATTCCACCCCAGTTATTACCAAGTGGTGTATATCTATTAAAAGACTATTAAATAATGATTACTTGACACTCCACGAGGCTAAAGCCGGTGGATTCTCAGGCAACACCGGCTATTGTCGATGTTAGCGCCTGAACCCTCTGCCCGAGGGCTTTAATATTTATAGCAGCATTGAGGTCTCTATCGAGTGTTACACCACAAGTAGGACAATAGTGAACCCTCACAGATAATGTTTTAGGAACTAATGCACCACACTGTGAGCAATTCTGACTAGTCTTGCGTGGGTTAACCTTGGTGATCTGACGACCAGCTTCCTCCGCTTTGTACGTCAGACAATCAAAGAAAGTCCCCCATGCCGCATCAGAAATGCTCTTGGCAATGTGTCGATTTTTCACCATGTTGCGAATGTTCAAGTCTTCAACATAGATTTCATTGTACTTAGAAACATAATAATTGGCTGTTTTATGAGCAAAATCATACCTCTGATTGTACACCTTCTCATGTGCTTTTGCCAATAGAACCCTAGCTTCTTTCCGATTCTGCGATCCTTTCTTCTTTCGTGCAAGACTACGGCTCCTGCGTCGGATAAGATTAGACCCTTGTCTCAGGAACCTTGGGTTTTCAATGGTATGGTCATCTGAGTCTTTGCAAAAATATTTCAGTCCCACGTCAATACCGACTGCATCAGTAACTTCGGGAAACGCACGTGCAGGAACATGATCGCAGGAAAAGCATACAAACCATTTGCCAGTAGACATCCTACAGACAGTCACAGTCTTAATAGAACCTTCTATAGGTCTGGATAGAAACAACTTGAATCTTCCAACCCCTTTCACATAGAGATATCTGCCTTCAAGCTTCCATCCTGCCTGAGTCAGAGTGAAGGAATCATATCTAGTAAAAGACTTAAACCGTGGGAATCCAGCTTTGGCATTTCCAGCTTTGACACGTCTAAAGAACCCACGAAATGCCTTATCAAGGCGATTTATCACATCCTGGAGTACTTGCGCTACAACAGTTTTATACTCAGGAAAGGCATCTTTTAGAGCTGGTAGCTCTTTCATTTGCTGCCAAGCAGAAAGAGACACTCGGCATCTGCTATAGGCGTCTATTTTTTGCTCAAGAGCAGCATTGTACAGCCTGCAGCATAAAGATAGCCATTGATTACAGGCTACCTCAGTTGCTTTAGTGATCTTCGCTTTGTATTTGTAAGTTCTTCGCATTTATGCGTTCTTTTGGCTCTTTCAGTCAGAATTCGGTGTCACCTACAAACACTAAACATTGATATTTGGTACACCATATTATAGGATATTTAAATTCATGACTAATATTATTATTGGATTTATATCCTATTTTGGATTTATGATAATTTTATATATTATATTATGTTGTATAATGTAAGAAAAATTCACCTTATATCCCCATGTCTAAAGGAATGGGGCTTACGGCGTTTTTTGATAAATTTAATGTACCAGAGTGTTATAAATAAATTCTCGTATTGAAAATCTCATTTGCAAGAGGCTTCAACACTTTTTCACGTAAAGATTCATCATTCCGCGAAGAAACATAGTCACCATCCAAACTAGTATACACAGTATCTCCATAACTATTAACTATTTCACCAGAAGGACTAGGACTAAGCCCCATAAAATCTATATAATCCTTAAAATTAACTATATTTCTACTGTTTTCCTCATACGCGGCAAGAGAGTCATATTGAGCATCATGCTTTATATAATCCTTCTTTAACGACGTATAATCTACCGCGTCTGAATTAATCATTGAACCATAAACATTACTCATAACATCAGACTTATGCGTATACTTATCGGATATCATTTTAAATGTATTGTTCAACATAGTGTCTTCTGATAATTCATCCTGTATATCACGAACCAACCCAAGTGTGACAGTAGTACTCATTCCACGTTTTCCCAATTGATGCTGCAACCCCAAAACATACCCAACAAAAATAAACCCTGTTTCCTCCGTATCATAAACCACTGCCGGGAATCCCTGTACAATATATGGGTTAAACGCAGTAGTCACAGTGAAATTTCTACTTTCAAGAATTTTCATCTGTAACTGGCTCTTCATAATATTCTTTTTGTAATCAACTAATGACGAACTACCAGTAATATCCTTATCTGTGAGAAACGTAGTCCATGGAGGAGCGGAACAATCATAAAGAAACGGGCCAGTGTGCGTTTCAGAAGATAATAATTCACTTGACAGCATATCTTTCTTGGACTTTGCAGCACTGAGAATAGATGATTGATCCGTATATTTTTCCGTTGGATAATAATCCAAGTACCCCATGGCTGCTACTGGATCAGGGGAATCATATACCCCTGGAACTTTAAATAAGTCTCGTACTCTTATTCTTGTTGGTACCGCATGAGTATTTTCGAATGTTTGTATCGAACCAACATGACTCTTAAAAATAATATTACATAAAGGTGGAACAGCCTCGTACAACATCGGTTTAAGACACATAAAATTAATCTTAGAAGCCGTACCAGATGGATTGGTAATCAAACTGAATTCATACTCCATCTTTTCCAAAATAAACGTTAGTATCTCAAACAACGACCCATAATTAGGCCCAAACGATTGTGATGAATAACTATAAAGCTGACGTAACGCTGCATCTGAAGTTATTCCACTTAGCAATGGGAAACAGTTATCATTAAATTCATTCTTCTCGTCAAAGATACTTAACGTCGGGTACCGCTTATCCATTTTCAATGTTTTAAAATACTTACTATAGAAATCACTTAATTCTGAAGGTGTATTCTCTACATACCCTTGTTTCTCTTGAATGAAATTAACAATATTTGTTAATAAATCCGTAGGGTGTTCAATCAACTTACCTGATATTGAAATGCCTTTCGTAAACAATGATAACGGAAATACGTCTTTTAATTGATAACTACTTAGTGCCGCTAAAGCTTGCCCTGGTATATATGGATTGAATAAATTTTTATCAGCAAATAAAAACTCCAATTTCACATCTTGAAAAACTATACCATGGCTGACACAATTAATAATAAACTCCTTATTTCTATCTGTGCTTACATACCCAAATCCAGAAATTTCCCCCTCAAATATTAAAATAAAATCGGTATTAGGATCACCACTAAATTTATGTTCAGAGGTAGCTTTAGATTTAGGTTTATAAAAGGTATTTGCCAAAAACACTTGAACAGGGATTCGATCCCTTCTACCAATACCATATAATCTATAATCGGGAGAAATAGATAAGCTACATCGAGGGATATTTGAATACGACGTATTTATTGTTACTGAATTTACAGGTATAAGAATACCTGCTATATAAACTCGAATATCGATGTAAAATAGTGAATTTGACATTTAATATATTATTCCTTAGTTACGGAATACCTAAGATCAACTCCTGGGTTACCACCTTCAACTTGTGTTATCGTATGTTTGAATACCAAAAACTTGAATTGCACGTCTGCAAAATCATCCACATCAGACGTTCTCTGAATACTTAAATTCATCATCGCTCCTGCTACTGTAGTCTGACATTCCCTGTAAAAACTGATGTACGGCATAATATTATAACGTGCAACACACGAAAGCCTGAATAACTTAGTGTACAACAGCATCAACACCTTTTTGTTATCCTGGGACCCGTGCAACATCGATAACTTACCTGAAAACTGTATCAGGGGTATCTCTCTTCCAAAAAATTGTAGATTAAAATAGTCCCCTACAAATTCAGTAAGCTGTGATACCTCCTGACCTACATACTGTGACGAGGTAATAATCAAATCCAATTGAATATCAGCCAAAGCACCTGGAATGTAATCCAACACATCCTCAGGTATTTTCTGGTCAGAAACATATTTTTTAAGATCAGCATACCCAGAGGAATCTATGAAAAAAGCGGCAGCTCCTGACAAATCATGCGTATTAATTGACGATGCTGAAATAAACTTTTGTTCTGGAAACATAAAAGTTAACTTGTACTTTGATCAAAGTGTTTATATTTGAACCCGGTTCCTGTTAATAGAAATGGAACCATATTATCCGGATTTGAATTACTACTATCTATTACAAAATCAAACATATCTGGTTTAAATATAAAAAAAGTACCCTCTACCCATACATTTAAATCGAACTTGAATCTGGACTGACTGTAACCACGTATAAAGCTATTATATAAATTAATAAAATCAATTAAGTGATTTATCTTTGTATCATTATTTAAATACCCAGATAATACTACTTTAACCGGGACTGCCCCTGATCCAAATACAGCAAAAGCATCAGACAAATATCTACTACCTGAAAATGCCTCAGTATGATCTTCACTGAATCTACTCAAAATAAAATTATAATAATTTCTACTTTGTATTAATTTAGAATAAATATTCTTTTCTGCTTCAGACATATCATACGTGTATCTATCCTCAAGATTAGTAGAATCGTCAAGAGTAATAGACATATAATAAATTTTTGATAAATCTGTATCCGCGTCAATTAAAGCACCATCAACTTGACCAGTTTTATTTTTCTTGAAATACATAGTTTATCACTGTTATTAATGAATTAATATACTTATCTTATGCGTTACTTGCTATCGCTCACCATCATACACATTAGTTACAGGGGCAGTTCCAGCTTTATGCGCATTTTTACCTTCGTTCACTTCTTTTAATACTCCTGTCAACCCCTGTAACGTTGTATTTAAATTTGATAAGGTACTCAAAAGCATGTCATTACTTTTACTTTGTGCTTGCGTATTATTATCCGACTGTGAATCTACAGGCCCCGCCAGTCCTGGTGCATTAATACCCATTGATGTAAACACATCTCCCAATGATGTAGATAACTTAGAACCAGATATCCCATAATTGGATAACAACTTTACCAACTCAGAACGATTTCCTTTCGACCCAAGAATCCCTGACAATATTTGTTTCGATGTCGGATCTGTTATCTTACCGCTGCTCAATAAGCTGTTCATCATATCTTCATTGCTGGATACATATTGAAACAGATCACCACCTACCCCAAACAACTCAGGATTCTTGAAACGTAAGTATAGATTAGCATTGGATAACGTTTCCGCAGCTGCACTCGTGTTATACCCTCTCCTAACCTTCTGGTACATTAAATCCAGATTATTGAACCCACTCATACCCGAGCTGCGCAAATCTACACCTTTATTCTTTGCCATCTCAGAAATGCTATTAATATCTTCGCTACCCCACCCGTTCCCTGCTAAAAACTTGGCAAACGCCCCAACACTACTAACATCTCCAGCACCAGCTCCCAGATAAGCCTTACCAAATTTTCCAATATGCTTCATCTTTTCTTCAGCATCAGGCCCATTTGCATCAACACCGTATAGCATGGATAGCATCGTGTATGCTTCAAGTGCATTAGAAGTAGGTTGATTGCGCATCAACCCTAAAACATTGTTAATACCACTTGCTGGTAACAACTCTCCTGCATCTTTATAAAATGCATCTTTAGACTTAATATTTGAACTTTTATATAAATCCTTAACCCTTCCCAATTTATATTTATTTAATACTTTACCAATTTTATCACCTAAAATCGGGTCCGATTGTGCTTGTGTAAGCGTTGCTGATAGCATATTATCAAACCCTGAGTGCATCGAAGCATTTGTAAATTTAGTAGCAAGTGTTCCTATTAGGTTTTCGATATCTTCAGGTGCATCTAAATTGTCTTTATTAGCCAGTAACAATTCCTTGAACCCTTGCATAGCTGGCTTCAAGTCCTCTGAAACTTCTGTACTCTTACCACCAAGTACATTATTAAAAACTTTGTCCATCATAGTAGACTTAGTAGTATAATTGAATTTATCGAGCAAATCGGAGTCAACCCCCTGTACCCCATGCAGTACACCAAGTGCCGGTGAAGCCCCTGCTTCTTTCTTAACCAAACGTGCCTGCGTTCCCCTCACTTTACGTGAGTACATCGCATACAACTGGCCAACCGTCGTTATACCCTGTTCATTCCATTTATTTTGTGATATTGTTAGTGGGCTAAACAGGGCACTCAATGGAGTATTCGGGTTTGTTTTAAGAGCCCCAATAATTTTCTGTATGTTTCCCGCTCCAAGCGAAGACATAACTGCTAACACAGGGTCATTTGCAATTTCTGGGTTGGAGGCAATATTATCCTTGAGCATCTTGGCCCGGTACATAGTAGAGATATACGGGTTCTTACTTGCTTCAAAAGGCACACCTTTAGCGTAATCATTCCATGTACCTGGCATAAATTGATATAGCCCAGTAGCATTGGATGCTGGGTTAACTGCATTAGGGTTCATCGTACTTTCAAAATTCGCAATCAACATCATTGTCTGTGGGTCAACCCCTGACTCATTAGAAGCTTTATTGATTGCATCAAGAATGCCTTTATCAACACCAGGCATCGTGTAACCGCCTCCGGACAATGTAGAACCTGGCCTAGGTCCCGGCATCATAAAACTATTTGCATTCGATCCAAATGGATTCGTATCCCCTGCACCCATCCAGTTTTCAAACCTAGGATAATATTCTCCGAAATATTTACCTAACTTATCTTCTAGACCGAACTGGAATTGGCGAATTCCACGCTTCATGCGGGATTCAAGCGATCTACTCTGCAATTCCTGATTCATATAAGCAGCATATCGTTTTTCTGATTCAACCTTTGCCTGATAACTCTCCGCGTCCTTTAATCTTGGATCCGTCAGTTTCCTAAAATATATCCATTGTTGCTCTGGGTCCTGTATTCCAGAAGCAAACTGAATCCCCGTTCGAATTTGCCGCATTCGTAAACTTTCAGGGGACTCACCACTTTTTCCAGTGATCATGGTTGCACCATACTTCTGGTAAACCTGACTCATGAAACTATCTTTTTCTTGTGGGCTCATCCCCTTGAATAAATCTTCAGTGGCCTGCTTTTTATAGGTTGAATATATCTGCCATGCCTCAGCAGGAGACGTTGTTTTGGACAACTCATTGTACCTCTCTGTACCAGACTTCAAAATATCGTTTGCACCGACATTTGGATTATTGATTAACTCCATCAATTTACCCCTGTCAAGCGCCCCACCAGGCCCTCTGGCTGACATTAACAGCATAGACATAAAAGGAGACATGGACACATTGGCTGTGGCTCCAGTGGTCTGCTGAGTTATCCCTGAGATACCACCATTTCTGGCAACCACACTCGGGGATACCAACCCTAGCCTCTGCATCATTGTATAAGACGCCGCATTACTAATACCCTCCATAGACCCTATGTATGGAGTAAGCCCGGCACTTGAGTATAACAATGCTCCTTGCTGCCCATAAGTGTTCACCATCTCAGAATGCTGTATACCAAGCATCCTTGCTGCCATTCTCTCCTGGCTCACCACATTTATCATATTCTCAGGGGCAACACCCATTCTCATTAATCTTGACATAGTACCCTGGATAGCCTTAGGATCAGCTGTCTCCAACATTTCCATCATTACTTTAAAATTGTTAACCAGTACCTTTAATTTGGAAATGTATTGACCACTGCTTGTCGAATAATCAAACATCCCACCTTCTACACCAAGATTCATAATTTGACGATAATCTTTATCCTTCAATAGCGTATCAGATGATGACAACTGCCGAATAACCCGGTCTATCCTTCCTGCACTTGAAGTTGAAAACCCTTGTCCAAGTGCAGTATCAACATCTGGTCCTGCAACAATCTTGCTCATGGTCAACTGTTGTAACATTCTAGTTTGACGAATACGATCTGCAATAGGCGACGTAATCCCAGGCATAACCGCACCAATAGCCAATCCTGCTACACCACCTAGCAAACCACCATGTGTTAAGCCTAACGCCCCCATACCTAATGCAGTTACCGCAGATGTTATAGCTGTGTCCACTAAAGATGTTGTTAACGTCGCTACAGCATCGGATACTTTACGTCTGGCCTGGATAATATTTTTATGGGAATCTGCACCCATTACATAACTATCTACAATATTAGCCCCAGGCATCGCCTGATACCCTATTAATGCAGACTGAAGTAGCCCTGGCCTTGTTGCTTGGTAGTTTCTGGAAATGTCAGGTGACTGCCTGTATGCACCTAATTGTGGTTGTGTCAGATACCCGGAATTCGGGAAATATTGCATTCCTCTATCCGTATAAAAACTTGTTTGTAAAAATGACCCACCATCAAAACGTGTATCCATTAGGCAGTTTCCCGTTTCACTTCATTAATTAATTCTTGGAACGACTTAAAAACTTTAGGTTTCCCAGTGGTAGAATCAACCAATAAATTTGCCAGATTATTTATGTTACTCTTAGTAAAAACATTGGTTTTCTTCATCTCTGTAAAATTATTATCTGTATTCTTACCCTCTGTTTTATCTTCAATTTCTGATAACTGCTCAAATGAACTCGTAAAAATTGAATTAGTACTATCAACCATCTTTTCAATATCTTTAGTAAACTTACTCCTATACTCATTACTAACAGGTACAGAGTAAGCTGTGCATACTAAAATATTTTTCAGTTGTGAAAAATACGAAGAACAAATTTTTAATAATCGATCTTCCTCTTTAACCAAATCTAATAGTATTAAAGAATACTCAATGGAAGATGCCGAATAATTAACCCCAGCAGAGCGTAATAACTTTGCCCTTAATTTCCCTGCTGGGGTTTTGTAAAATTTTCAATACACCATTGACTTGTTGCTACTCCGATAACTCTGTCAAAAATAGCCAATTGCCGTATCAAATGTGCGACCACAATAAAAGGTAAACCTTTTATAAAATCCAATACTGTAGTAAAAGAGTTTTCATCCTTAACAACAAATTTATTGGTGTCATATTGAATCAGAGCTCCTGCCAAATTATACTTGGCAACAATGTCGTTAAACGCCACAATTGTTTTTGGTGGAGACTCTTCCAATCGTGAAAATAGGATATCATTGATAAAATAGGGCCTAATGCGAAATACCACATTAATCTTACTAAATAATTTAAACGACCACAAAACATCACCCTTTGTCAAAAGAGTATCAAGAACAGAAAATATCTGATCCTGGGTAATTCCAAATTTACTTAAATAATCCAAATAATCCTTTATCTCAGATTGTGGAATATCAATAAGATTATCTATGGAAGCTGATTTAAACCCATCAGGAACATCTTGTATCTGCTCTATTGCTGCATCATCCATAAGTGGATGTGTAGTAATATCCTTCATATCCAACTTTGAAGTTGGTACATTATTAATGATCGTTTCTTTAGTAGAATTTATAGTATTGTTTTCCGGAGAAACGCTCAATGTACCTACTTGGCTTACTGGCCTACGAAACGACGTTACACTGGGTTCTTTTGGTTCTTTTAGGTCTTTTGGTTCCTTTGATTCTTTTACTTCTCTTGAGTCTTTTGTTACTTGCATTCTCAGAATCTCCCTTTTTGGTAATATTTATAAATGGTTAGATCACACTTTAACCCCCCCAGTAAATTTCAACCCCTCTGCTATTGTAGTTCGTATATTATTTATACTAGTAAGAGTTGATTTAACTGCACTTCTTTTAACATCATCAACTATATTAGCAGACGAAGACACAATGTCTTTTGGAGTACCATCATTATTTAACCGTAAATCTTCATAATGCTGATTTATATCAATTATATACTGGTCAATCTCATTACATGCCCCTTGAACACAATTAATCAAGGCATCCGCTGTCTTTAAAGCCGAAGTAATTCCTGACCTATTTAACATTTTACTATATGAGCTTGATAAAGCGTCCAGCTTACCTATTATATGCTTATTAATTGAAGTATTTAATAGTGAAGCTGCACCTCTGTAAAGCACATTTCCAATATATTTTTTAAACATATTAGGTGTATCTAAAAATTTACTTGAAGAACTAAAAGCATTTATTGCATCTTGCATTACCTTCTTTTCACTAGCTGAAAATATTCCAGGGCAGTTCATCAAATTCTCCAAAACACCTGCAGCATACCCCAAGTCAAACATAGGATTCTTATACTCATCAGGTATAGCAACAGCAGCAGCAATGGAATTAAGCTCACTGTTCAATTCTTGTAGTACGCTTGTTTCCACTGAATTAACCATGTAATCTACCATCCTCAAATAATTAAGAGGAAGTTTAACAGCGCTATTAAGCATCTTCATTACACTATGTAACTTATTTGCTACAATATCACATTGTATAGTTGGATTTGACATAGTTAATTTAAATATATTTTAGTAGCTGTAATATGTAACTCATCCTCAGCCTGTATATTCATATCACCCGCAGACCCCAAAGATACTGAATCCATAGAAGCCATATCAAACGACCCTGTTACTGATATAGATGCATCCCCAGATATAACCTGTTTTAAATCCTCAATTATATTAATTGTCTTTGATTTAGTAATAGTGTCGGTAGAGTCCTCACCAACCATTTTTGTTTCAGATTTTTTCACAACAACCTGTTTATCTTTAGTTGTAAATTCTCCATATGTCCCATCAGTTGCTACCGTTCGATCACCACCAATATGTTTCCTATCATCACCCTTTGTCTTAATAATTAAATTACCATTAATATCTACCATTAACAGAGCGTAAGACTCATTATCAGAGCTGCTAACCCGTAAATACAATCTGGAATCTTCTTCTTTCAAATTTTGTACTGGGTGTGTTTTATATGGGGGATCTGGTACTTTATATTTATCTTGTTCATCTTCTCCACTGCTAAAATGCCCAACCCATGCTTGCACTGTCCAACATTTCTTTTCAGGTGATGTCTCTTCTTTAAAACTACCACCACCAAATAATTTTAAAAAAGTTTTACCATCTTTATTCGACCCTATTATTAATTCTCCAAAATCTGAAAATAATTGAAACGTTCTTGAAACCAACCTAGCCATACTTTTATACTTAAATAATAATAACTGTGATAATGCAGATGCTTTTAATCGTGCAACACCACCTTTTAATAGGTGCAGGCCAACACCTGATTCATTTTGAATAACCTTATCACCGGGTAAATAATCATTAGGACGATTATTCTGATAGGATTTTAAAACTTTATTTTCATTTGCATATGTATCTTCATCAGCTCCACCGAATGTACCATCTGTTACCGGCTGTTGCATATCATTGGATATACTTTTACTATTTGATAAATTTGGTACAGTCCCCAATGCAAAGTTTTGTGCACCAACATTAATAATCAATACATACGATGCACGATAATTCTGAACCCAAGTTACATCCTGCAGATGCTGTGATCCAAATAAATTTAACACTGGAACACCAAGTAAAACACCGTACCCATCTATGCTTACATCTATAGTATATGTAGCTGGGTTTACATCGATCACAAACCCAAGAAGCACTTTCGGTAGCAGCGTTTCCGGACCTAAAAAATTATTTCCTGAATTTCTTTTGGAAAACATGAATTCATCCAATAAATCAAATTATACATTTCAATATATTATAAAAATCACTTAAATTATTAAATAATGACTATTTGGGGGGTGTATGTTTAATATAAAATAAAAAACCACCCATGCTTAAAAAAGGATAAAAAATGCATGGGTGGCCTAAACTTACCAAAAATATATTTAAATATATTATCTACATATTCCTATGTATTAGGTAAAAGCTGCAAGCGGGTTTGCATTAGTATAAGAAAGAGCGTTTGAATAAGTAGCCCATGTCATAACTCTGTCAGCTATAAAACTTACATTTTCCAAAATCATAGTTTCCCCTGAAGTGATCATATTACGTTTACCCTGTAATACACAACTTTCAATATACTCAGCACCTAATGATGCCCCACTACTACCGACAATACGACTACCTGGAGAGTTATAAATAACTCCGAGACCAAATGGAATCCTAAAAATATCCTCTTCGATATTGGTAAACCAAGTACCATCATTCTTCTCATTTCCAGACCATCGTTTAATACTCTCAGACATAGTGCTTAAATCTACCCTAGAATATAGCACTCGTACCAAGTTGGCCCCTAAAATCATCATTCTAGTAATTGAGCCAGTAACAGGAGAATTTGTTTTTGAAAATATATGTCTTCTCGAACCAATTGCTTTGATTGGGTGTACTGTGCTAGTCTCATCATAATTCAAAGAATTTAAAAATCCAATAATCGTAAATTCACCATCTGCAGCCCCGGCTAACCTTGGTGGACCGACAACTAATAATGAATCATCAGGGTGAGCCAGTGTTAGCATTGATTGGTCATGAGAATATTCGACCTGTTGATCCCCATATTGTTCTAACCAAGAAGCTAGTGAGGAAACTGGAGTTTGCACACCATTAACAATATTATACATTAATTATCTCCTATATCATATAGTTATTACTGGCTAACAATATGTAACCCAATATAATTCATAACATACGGGAAAAGAACGTTTACAACAATTTCAACATTGTCACGTTGATCATTAGACTGAGTTATTGAAACAATATTGTAATCAATAATGGCTGACCCAATTACCGGCTGATTATTTAACTTCATATTGTCCAAGTTGGCCCGTATTACAGTACCCAATAGTAATAAATTCTTTTGTGTGATATTATATTTTCCAATAAAATTATCCAAGGCACTTCGTAATATTATTGAAACATAATCAAAATTCTTAACAAAGGATAATTCTCTAAACTCAATAGTATCAGTATTAGTCGTTAACTGGTGTCGTACCATGGGAGTTGCCCCATAATTTTGCGTTAAAATGCATGTACCACCAGAAGCAATTAAATCTAAATCATAAATCGTAAATCCATCTACCCCTATTAACTTCTCTATACCAGCTACACTTTGTCTAGTTAAACTCTGCTGACTCGGTAGTTGTCCAATAAGACCACCTATAGCAGCAGACAAATAATACCCAGGCAAAGTTACACCTGTGAACCCTGTAACTTCACATTTGGATGGCCAAATATTAATCATATTTGCTCTTGTAGATGTAGCTAAACTGGTACTTAAATCTTTATATTTATTAGCTAAATCAGTATGTGACAATTTATGAATAATTGTATACTGGTACACAGTATCAGTTGTAAAAACTATCGGAGTGTGTGTTACAACTACTTTAGCTGCATATGCACCACCTAGGTAGCTGGATGAACAAAATTTTACTACGTCACCTACTTCATTAGTACCATCATTTTTTAAAACAAACAGTAGATTTGAAGTAGTTACATCATACCCAGGTGAAGCTACTATTTCGTTAATGATCGTTTTAATATCTGCTGAAGATAATGTATTATACGCAACCCCACCTGATGGTACAGTCCATGTTACTGATGATGTAGTAAGGTGAAGTGCATTCAACTCAGATAGACTACTCGGGTACTCTAACGTATTACTTGGTAATACCCCATATATTTTAACTTTTGTTTCAGTATGAACAGAAGCGTATAAAGATAGCTGTAAATAGGCTGTAGATATAGTAGTATCTTTTGGAATTCCTACTGGATCAAGCATTACGTAGGAATCAAACGTACTCGTATCATCTATACCAACCTGAATAAAAGCTGAGGTACTATCAAGTTCCTCTACCCCACTGGTCCCAAACCCATCATACTCTGGGGGTAAACACTGCTTAGTAAGGGTAACAGCATCTTTTACAATTGAAAATGGCCTATACTCAGCAGTAGTAACTATATTATTTGATAAGACTTTATTTACGTTAAATATATATTGTAACCCAGATAAATCATACAACACAATCTCATCGGAAGAAGCTACACCCTTATCTAAGAAACCATCATTAGCCCCAGCTACTAACGTATTTAAAATATTATTTATATCCTTCTGTAAAGTACATGTTCCAGAAGTTTTAACAATCTTTTCTCCATCATTATTAAATGTATCTACTAAGCCAGATCCTAGGCATATTCTAGGTTGAGACTTCAAATAATTAGACATTTCAACACAATGATTTTTAAACAGTGTTAAAACTGAAACATCTTGTGTCAATGGAATTATTGTATATACATTACTATCCAATGATAAGGCACTAATCGCTTCCTCCCAACTACTTAGAGTGTCATCAACAGTAGCAAATACTTTCACAGGCGTTTTTGCCATATTTGCTAGCACAACAGAAACAGCCAAAGATAATGGGTTTTCTATAGTTGCTTCACCTAAATAGGAAGTATTTTCAACTACATCTTGTATCACGGCTAACTTATTCTTTGCTATTTCACGTGCTTTATACCCTACATATATTTTAAAATTGATTAATTTACAAAAAGTTCCATTTAGTTTTACATAGATTTCACCAATAGTGAAAACATTACTACTAACATTGATAGTAAATAAGTTACAGGAATATATAACTGAGTTATTAGGATTTGTTGTAGAAACAACAGTGTTTACCCCAGTGCCATTTTTTCTAAGAATGAATGAGTCTACATGGCGATATACATCAATAGTAAACGACCCAGTTAAGCTACCAGTATAAGCTACATTCATCGTAGCAGTCTTATTAGAATAAGAAACTTCTACTACTCTTGCTGTATGTAACACAACACTTGTTGAAGCATTCTTTAAAACAACATCATCACCAATAATTATTTCAGTAGTATCTAAATCATCAAAAGTAATTACTGCCCCATTGTAAATAAGTGCTTTTACACTTTTATCTTTCTTATATAATGCTTTAGGATCCCCTGCGATATGTACGTACATGGAATCAGGGTCAATTAATATACCAGATTTCAGCGATGGAAAAACCGTATTTTCCAATGATGCACCATCAAAATACTCTTTAACATATGATTCTTCAGAGCATGATACACCATCTACTACGTGATAACACGGCCCAATTAAACAAGGTATGAAGTCTGTACTCTCTGCAGTCGAAGACGATTTCTCATATTCCTGATATACCATTACTCTAGGAGAAATGTATGACATTTAAAAAACTCCTTTACTTTATGTTATTTATATAATTAGGAAACCTTCACTTCCATCGGTTTACCATTTAATTCTAAGTTAATTGTATTGAGTACCTCTTGTGTAATTAAATGAGTCCATACGTATTGCATTACATAGCTAAGTTGTATCTCCGAAACATACATAATTTCATCTTGCTTAAACTTCTGTGTTTCCGAAGCTGTTATGCTTCTTACGCCATGTACTGCTGTCATAGCAGGTAATATTGTTCGTATCGCTACTAAACAGCTAAATATTTCATTTTTTAATATTTCAACTTCTATAAATCTTCTTGATAGAACTTTTAAAATTATTGAACTACCAACCATTGTGACTTTAGCTGAATTTTGTGTTTTATTTTCTTCCCAAGCTCTATCATTTATTACTATTGGGGAAGAACTAATCTCCCCTGTGTTATAAACTATTATTGGTCTATCACCGTATACTTTAGATTCCTTATTATATGCTGTATCAAAAACTATTTTAGTTGTATTTGGATCATCCGTCCACAAAAATTGGTAAGTTGAAACTTGATTTTGAAAGACCATCCGTAAATACTGATAAACGAGCTGTGTAACATGTAACGGTGTTGACCGTGGTATTAAATCATGCCCAGTAGGAAAAGATTTTAACATTATTTTTTATGTTCTTCATTGACTAATTTTTAAGCAGGTTATATGCGACATTACCTTTTTCCAGTAAAGGTGCCGTTATTACCTGCATAATTAAATATCCACCCATACCTGTTATTTCCGGTTCCTTTTCCACAATTTTATAAACTTCTTCACTGTGTGGTAATATTATTAAATCTCTATCTTGTAATTGAACCTGGCACCCAACAATACAAAAATAATCTTCCTTGACCCCATTCGTAATTGTATTGCCCACATCAGTTGCTACATTGATTCGTGGGTTAAAGTTAATCCCTACAGCATATGTACCAATATAAATGTACCCAGGTATAACTCCGGTACCATAACAAGTACTACAATTGGATAAAATTGCTTCCCCTGTAAATGTATCTGTGCATACACTGCACCTGGTAGTTCCTGTCCTATTAAACTGATATACCTTAGCTTCTATCCCACTATAAATTTTAAACAATCGATTAAGATCATATATTATCTTTTTAACTGCACCTGACAAATATGTTTTATCAGGAACATCTGCATATACTGCCAAATTAGGTGGGTTCGGTGGGCCAAAAACCTCTGTCATCCCTACACCCTAAACAGAAACTCATTGATATTTGAATACGGTGAGAACTCCTCACCCCAAGCGTCTTCAGTGTTGATAAACGTCTTGAACGATTTTACCTCAGCATCAAACAACCTTCTGTACAGTTCTGCCAATGACGCATACTTATCATACTTGTTATCTAAAGCTACATTCATCCCACCCTGGGTCTGAAAATTGATCTCATTCCGTAACTGACGCTCTGACTCGCTTAAAGCCAAATGGTATAATGTCCCATATAACAGAATAGTATCATTTGGGCATGTTTCGACTGAATACTGCGTCACAGGCGCCACAGAATTAAATAAACTGACTGCCAATCGCATAGCCAGTTCAATTAAATCATCTGAAGACTGTTCCTTGCTGTCCAACAAAATATTCAATGATGGATCATCCTTAGCAAACAGTCTTATGTCATCAACCGTTAATGCCATTAATTATCGCCCACTGCTGTTACTGCTTTGCGACCGCGAGTTTTCTTGACTGGTGCGTCTGTAGTATCGTCCGTACCGTCTTGAACTTCCTGTTCTTCTGTTTCATTACTGGTAGCCTCTGGTACATCTTCTATCGCTGCCACTTCTTCCTTAGCTGGTACTACCCGAGCAACAATAGGTCTAACTGTTGTATCAACATCGTCGGTAACAACTTCCAACACTTTTTTATTAACCAACCGAATCAGTGATTTAGTGTATACCTTACCACGTGAGCCATCATCCTCAATGATTCCACCTGACTTAATAAACTTCCCACCAGTGATTAATGGGTGATCCAGAGTATTTTTATACTTAGTCATTACCTACTCCTTTTGCATTTGAATTGGCACTCCCCACGGCTTTAGCCGTGGGGATTCTCAGGCAACACCGGCTATTGCCGGTGTTAGCGCCTGAACCCTCTGCCCGAGGGCTTTAATAAGTTTTAGTATTAATATACTGATTATTCTATTTTTATTCAATCCTACTACGTGTTATCAAGTCAACGTAACCTTGTATACACCATAGGTATTACCAATACCAAACCCAGGGGCCTCATATGTATGGAATGAATACATATCCGCCTCAGTTTTGATAAACAGAGTTGCATCTTGGAGCAGGTAAAATTTACAGAAGTACTCCTGGGGTGCAAAGAAGTACAGGACATCCTCAGCCACTAAATCAGATTTAATCGTTGTGACCACAGGGAATCCCATAAACTTATCTTCACCCTCAACCCCATCGGCCATACGTGCATCCTGCATCTTGAAACCGATGTCTTCAACCTTCAACGCTAAAGAGCTAAGATAGGTATTTTTGTGCATTAAAACTTTGCCCACAGGCTGCTTCAATGCCGTTAACCCTTTAAGACCAGCCACGAAAGCATCTTTGAACGTGAGCGTGGTCCCTACATCCACCGACGTAGATTGATTGGCTGCATTACCAGATATAATATCAGCAATCGTACTCATGAACAGACCGTCTTCCTGCTCCTGAATAATTTTAGACTGATTTTCCTTCAACCACGCCATAATATCCATACGGATCGTCATTAATTCGAACTTGCTTTTGTTAATCCGTTCAGACTCGACTTTCCCAAAAGGAATCCTAAAACGACGACCATCAAAATAGGTCCGATCCCCTGTACCCTTAAACGGTACAAAGGTAGCTTTCGTCGCCGTGGGTTCCTTCTCCACGATGATCGATGGCGTATCTGAATCCAGCAGCGGGTCCAGTTCATCAGCCGTAACAGTTTTAGGAGTAAACAGTCTACGCAGAAAACCGTCTTCATACAGTCTCTGACGAATATACGCGCTACCTGCCTCCTCAGCTTCCTTTACCATTCCACTGTCAATTTTATTTAAAAAAGCAGTGTTCAGGATCTCAGCACTAACATTAAGTGTTTCGTACATTATCTACATCTCCTTAAAATAGTAGTATTCGTTTTACTTTCTAAATAATCAATTAACCATGGTTAACCAATTATTTAAGATGCCGGATCACACCAAAGCACAGTAAGTTCACCAGTCGATGCATTGAAACTCAATACCTGCCCCACAACCCGCTGAGTACCTGAAGCTGCTGCAAACTTACCACTTACCGCAGAAAGCTTCATGTTTGGAGTAAAGCTGCTGCCCGTATAACAAGCACTATCCACCTTCACTACAAAGTTGGATGGTAAACAAGTTAATTTACCAGTAACTGCTTCGACTGCAATACACATAACAGGCAAATTACCTGCATTAGCACCATCCGTAGAATACGATGCAACATCAACAGCGCCAGTAGTACCATTAATAGCTCCAATCACCCCAGGTGTAATAGTAACACCACTCGACGGAGACAGAGTTAAATCAAGTGCACCAGCAGAAGGCCAACCCTTAATAATTTGATACATTGTGTAATTCTCCTTTGACTAAATTAATTGTAATTTTTGACACTACCCACAGCTAAAGCCGGTAGATTCTCAGGCAACACTAACTATTATCGGTGTTAGCGCCTGAACCCTCTGCCCGAGGGCTTTACGGCATTTTTGGTAACGTTATTAGGACAGAATAAAATCCAATAACGGATTCATACTCTGATTAGGTAACTGACTAAGCGTACCGTAATCATTGGACTCAGTTGCAACCTTATTCATCAACTTCACATTGCTATTAGTAGTACTTGCAATTTTATTTAAAGTTTTCATATTATTATCATAATCATGCATGAACGTTTCAAACCCTGTAATAACTGAGTTTAATCGTTCAGCAAGCTTTTCAAATTCCTGAACCAATTCAGTTTTATCCATAGTAAATTTATCCTAACTAACATAGAATTTTAAGAAATTTAATACTTGTTTGGAATCTAATTTAATAGTTTCCTGTTTACTGAGGTTAAAACTTGTAGAAGCAATTTTTTCACTATGGTGGATACCAAATGTATCAGCATCTGTACCAGAAGCTGTATCTGCTGCAGATAACAAAGTAGCAATTTTAGTTAAACTATCCACTGTGTCTTGCAATTCGTTAACGATTGTATTCATTTTGAATTTACCAATTCTTGCAATTCATTTACATTAATAAAGAAAGATGGAGAACCTTTTAATTTATTATCATCAGATTCGATAAACTCCATAGCCTGTTTAATAAACACAGGAACTGCCTCCATGCATTCTTTAAACTCTTGGATCAACTTTGTAATATCTGGTTTAGGTTCCATAGTATTAATTACTTGCCAAGAAACTGTTTAACTACGCTATATGCATTCCGTGATATTGCCACCATCTCTGACTCAGCGTCATCCGACAATGAACCACTTGCTTCCTTTTCTAGAGCATTCAAAGAAACTCTTGTAATATCATAAGCTTCTTTACTAATGTTGGTGTAATCGTCCTCGTCAATACCTTTGATATTCTGTGCTTCTTCAACTCCGGCTTCATAAGCTTCTTTAATCATCACATCTTTAATTGTGTTCAAATAACTCTTTGTCATATCATATGCCTCTTTTGTAATTTCAGTATGGGCCTGCTTCTCTTGAAGCGTATCAAAGAACCCATCTGCAAATAACTTCCCGAATACCTGAGCATCCTTTTCCAATGCAGTAAGTTCTTTTTCCTGTGCCTGCTTTGCCAATTGCTTCAACGATTCTACAGCCATGTTGTAGGTAGTTTCAGCCTGCACAACTCCCTTTGCAGCCTCAGTAATTGCCTGTTTTGCAGCATCTTCCTGTTCAGCCTGAGCATTCGCTGCAGCCAATAATGCCTGTTGTTGCCCCTTCCCACCACCTGCACCAGCTTGCTGTTGCTGCAGTGCAGCTAATGTCTCTGGGTCAATATCCTGACCTCCCTGAGCACTAGGGTCACCTTGAGCCTCACCTAAAATAGCCGCTACTTGATCAGGTGTCACAACATTCGATTCAGAATCCTTACCAGCAGACGCAGCAGTTTTAGTAGTGCCATCCGTGGAACTAGATGTTTCAAACTGCTGTAAAATATCACTCAACCGTAAAACTTTAGTTTTCTCAGGCATAATAAGCATCCTTATATTTATAAAAATTTGACTGGTTTATTTGACCTACCTGACTAACTGACCTACCTCAAAAATATACTGAGTCATCTAAGCATCTAAGTGCAAATATATTATACATTAATATTCAGTATATTATATATTGTAATGTTAAATGAAAAATGTTAATATACTATTAATATTTATGACAGAAATCACCAATGTTTAATAAGCTGCCTATAAAAAATTTATCTTCGTTCCTTGCATCCAAAAAATAGTATAACTATGTTATAAGTACTTGATTTGTACATGAGGTTTATATGCAATATATAAATACAGACTCCAAAGCATTCGGTGTATGTAATATTTGTAAAAAATCAGTTTTTGGTAAACTTGATAAAGGTAGTGACACAGTATTTCTTGAAGGGAAAAATGCTGGAAGAGTAGGTGATAAAGTTAAGGCTGATTGTGGGCATTCAGGATTTATCAACAGCGGGTCATCAATACTTTATATTAATGGTAAACCAGCCGCAGATTTGACATCATCAATAGTTGGAGATTTTACTGGAAGGTTTATAAAAGGGACTTCCACAATTCAATAATTAACTATCTATATATCATTTCGTAAAAACTAACATAAGGAATTACGCTATGACATTTGCAATAAAGAAAGTAGTAGAAGACTACAATGATTATTTATGGTGCTGTTGCTATGAATCCAACACCACTTTCTTTATAGGAGCTTATAATCAAGGTACCGGATCAACAGCTGAAGCACAAAACTTGTATAGATACTCCACTACAACTGGTACCTTGGATGATGCACATTTACCTTATTATTATGAAACTATTGGGCATGAAGCAACACGCCCCTTTTACTTAAATGGTACAATTTATGTATTAACAGAAGGACTAAATTTAGATAACCAGCAATCTGAAACATCTGGTGCATTTGTAATTAATTACTCATCACGAACAAAAATTGCAACTTTTCCATATTGCTACTTATTAATAGCTCAATACTTTAGGTCAAATGGGAAATATATAGTAGGATGGTGTGATAAATATAACAGTAATACATTTAAACTTTATGATTGCCCCCCTACTGGTGGAAAAACACTATTTGCAACTATAGGCAGTAATTTACAATTTTTTGGTAGTGTTGAACACAACGGAAACTTACTTTTATGCGGGAGTAATATAGCTTCAAACACTGGAGTTATTTATTTAGTTGAAGCAGATGGTACCGTTATGAAAATATTTGAAACATCTGAACAACCTGGGTTCAACGCTTTAACTATATATAATAATACAGTATATGCACTTGGGGCAACTCCAGCATTATACAAATTTGATGCAATCAATTTAACTTTTAATAATATTTGGAAGTGTAGTTCACAAGGAGTTGAATCTGGTGGAATGTATTCAACTACTTCCGCAAATAATAAGGGAGGAATAATAATTCCGGTAGCCGGAGATCAGTTCGGTGAAATCTACTACTTACAAGATAACCTAGTGTATAAAATTATTAAAGATAGTGATTTCACAGGAGCAAAACCAAATAAAACTGACTTAGGGGCATCAAGTGGATTTATTACATTTAGTACAAATGGATATTACATAGTATATAACGTAGCTAATAGTCGGCTGGGTCCATCATCTATATATCAACTTACTGGTACCTTTACAGGAGATGAAGAGGTTGACGGAGCAAATACTATAGACATTACACTTCCTAGCAACACAAGCACTCTAGACACACTGATAAATGATCTGGACTCACAGTACCAATGTTCAATCGATAGTTATAATAGCCTTAACGATGAAAAAACAAAACTGGAAAATCAAATAAGTTTGGTAACATCCCTAAAAAAACAATACAGTGGTAGCTACCCAGATATAGCCACTATGTTAGGCTACCACTTAAATCAAAAATCAGGAACTGGGGGAACCTATGGGTTAAAAGACAATTTGAATAGTGTTAAAAAAATGACAAAAGCAGCAGAGAAAAATCTAAAAATAACCGAATTACTTAGCAGAATATATACAGCTGCAAAGAATGGATCAAATGTACCAACAATTGATGCAGACTTATTGAAAGATATTAAAAACAGTGCTGATGACGAAGACAGTGCGCCTGACTTCATTTATAAAAACAGAGAGGACTTTCCGGATTATCAAGTGGACGAAGACACTGGAGTAAAGGTAGAATGGCCAATCGGAGCTACCTGTGTAAAAAAAGGTGTACTATATGTATATACAGGCGTAGAATGGACTGTCTGGAAGTACCATGATAACGACACCGGATGGGAGAGAGTAGCCTTACAGAGTTCAGATGAACAAATAACAGCAACTGGCGCTTAACCTATTTTATTTGATTTTATTAAAACCCCTCCCTATAATTGGTATAGGGCAACAAAACCTTTATAAGGAGGGGTATTATGTGGTGGGACAAAGAAAACAAAAGACTACGTGACGGTGTAGGACCAAATGGGGAAGACAAGCTAACCTTTTCAGATGTTGTAGACGCTGTTGGAACCAATATCATAGGACTTGGTCTCGGTTGTCTTGGGTTGGCTCTCATGGCAGTGATAGCAAGGGATCAAGCCCTTGACAGCTGTAATCCGGATAACTGGACCAGGATCAATCATTGGTGACATTGACACTCCCAACGGCTAAAGCCGGGGGGATTCTCAGGCAACACCGACCATTGCCGATGTTAGCGCCTGAACCCTCTGCCCGAGGGCTTTAATTATTATATTATGTGATATAATATAAGAAAAGTTCACCTTATATCTCCATGTCTAAAGGCAGTGATCTTACGGCGTTTTTTTTGATAAAGGAGGTACCATGACAACATCTGAAAACACTACGCCTGGTAGTGACCAGGAAACACAAAACCTCTATGCTAAAATTATAAATGCTTCCGAAATAATTGGTGGATTCATAATTCTTGGATGCATTTTATTCGCGTATGCGATGTATGAGGAAGCAGGAAACGGAGGTGCGAAATATTTTGATAAGTACAGGGAATGGCATAATATGAGATAATTAACTATTCATAGGATAAGTAACGCTTATATATATCTTTTAATATCTAAGCGTTACTTTTTTAGCTTACATATTATTTCCTGTTTCTTAACTTTTCGTTCAACAAAGACCCAAGCAGTACCGACCCGGTATACGTAGTTACTGGATTATTAACCACCATCCTGCCAGCTTTATACCCCAGCCTACCTGGTAGTGACATTTCCTGCTCAGGGTCCCTATAATTTCTGTATATCCACTTTTTGTTTATCAAATAATCCAACCCAAGAACAGATGGTACAGATAGACCAAGTAACACTGGTAAATTTTCCTTAGTAAACGATCCGATCTCCTTTGAGGAGTCCGTGAATTTTTTTAGCCGGTTCTTCCAATCTACAGCACTTTCCGCTGCCGTTTTGTTATGGTGAAACCCAAAGGAAGCAGCCGGTATTTCCGTGTGATGCTCAGTTTCTACAAGCTCATCAACCGGTTTTGAATTCAACAGCACTGAACCTACCCCAACGCCAAGTACCGATGTTAAAACTCTTTCCAATAGAGGTCTGTTGGAGAACAGGGATAACAACCCTGCCAACCCAATAGCAGACCCTAAAATGCGTTTAATAATTTCCATCGGACTTTTAATAGATGTTGCTTGTGTCACATTGTACCTATTAGTTACTGCAGCGTTCCCCATTCTATCTATAAACTTCACTGTGTCCAGATTTCCAGAACTTGATTTCAACGCTTCATTCAAACTATACTTCAGCGTTTTCATCAGTGATTTATTATTCATCAAGTTATTTACATCAATGGAATCCGATGTATTAAATTCAGGAATCTTTCCATAATTTATAACACTGTTGGCCGCACTCTTTGTTAGGCTATCTGTGAAATCATCACTAAAACCAACATTACTTGGTAATAACCTCTTGATCAAAATTATACGATTTTTAACTACTGGACCAATTGTATGTACAATATTATTAAACCTTGAACCATTCTGTATTTCTTCTGGATCAACATCATTTAAGATTGGTAGAACCGTGCTTTCCAATTTATCCGGTCTATCCTGAAGGAAACTAAAGCCCTCCTGCAGCTTATCCAATATCTGTGGAATAATATCCTGGGTTAGACTATCACCAAAAAAATGTTTCCCTGCCGAATAAGCCATATCACCAACCGAGGGGACACCTCCAAGACCAATCGTGATCCGTATCAAACCCCCTGGGGATACATCCGTTGCATCCAGATCATCAAAATCCATCGTTGGGTAGTCCATAGCATCCAACTGCTGACTATGTGACTTTAAAAACTCCAGTTTGCGCTTCTCATCAAGGTCATCACCAACATCGATGTCAGCAATATTACCATCAACTTGTTTAATAATATCACTTACCTTTTTAATACTGGATATCTTGCTTAATGCGTACTCGTGTTCTTCACCAAGTTCAGCAGATGTTTTAACTATACCATCATTAACAGACTCACCTTTGGCATCCCGAGTATCACCCATGTATTCATTTGTTCTGGCATTGGTATATTTTTTATCCGATGCCTCTTTCTCCAGTGCCCAGGCTGTCTTGTCTGCTGGCCTATTAACTATGGATATATCAAAAAACCTGAGTGGACCTGGATTTATTGCGTACACCTGCCTTCCATCTGCTAAAATCTTCTTCATATTATATTTCAGATGGTCACAGTACTCCGCCCTTGTTTTTGATTTATGCCCACAAATGGAACACACATCATTTGCTACCCGTACCCCCATCGACACAAAAACTTGTTCGTTGTTTCGCAGTTTGGATACCAATACATCTGCACCTCTGGCTCCTTTATCAAACTCCAGAACCAGTTCAACACGGTGCATATTATCGTTATAGAAAGAGTATATTGGTTTACCTATAGATTTATTTACATCTTTATTCATGTGAAATAAAAAAATATGTCCATCCTTTACAAAGGAAGGATGATATTTCTTTAAATCAGCTCCATCAAACCAATCCCCATTATTATTGGGTCCATAATAATTTCCATCAGTCATAGCGATTACATGCAAGTACCCCTTATTCTTACCCCTGTTGAAAGTCCTCCAGAATACTTGGATATCGTTGGACGCTGTTTTAACAAGATAGCCATCGTCAACAATAGAAACCCTAGGTTCCAGTGTATCCTCAACATAAGCACCAAGATCAATAATCTTATACATTACTTACTTTCCTACTTTCCTGTTGGTTATTAAAAAATCCAACCGAGTTCAAGTAGTCTACAGACTTGATCGCGTCATCAACTGTATTGAGCAAGCCAGCATGTTTATACAACGCCTCACCAAATTTCTCCATGCAGAAACGCATGTATGGACTATTGATAACACCTTCATTTGTACCCAGTACTTTTAGAGGCATAGCACCCACCTTAATTTATGTTTATGTTAGCCTAAATTTTAATTGAATCTTTCTTCCCCTCTACATCTGACATAGATTTATTAATATTTGCAAGTTCCCGCAATGTTGATAAATCGTAACCTAGGTCATGAAACTTCCTGACCATAGTTTTAGTGATATTATAATTATCTGTTAATTTTGGAGCAACGCTATTTAAAATATCTGTATATTTATTAATATCTCCTTCTGGAATATCATCAAGATCAGAATCCTGTTTTAATTTATCAAATACATACTTGTCTTTAAAATAATTTTTTACACCTTTATGGGCAGCCCCTAAACCTTTTATACCACCGTACGCCATCACCCCTACTGCAGCTTTACCTAGCGCTTTATGTATACCTTTTTTAAAATCAGTATTATCTTTAATCTTTTTTACAGAGTCTAATATATCTCGTAAATCTGCATATTTATTAAAAGTAGTTTTACTGTGCATGATAGAACCTTTCCTAATTAAATTATAGTGGTGGGTCTATTTTTAAGATCGTCCTCAAGTTGCTTGTCAGCTCCAACATTATACTGTAGACTACCTAATGGTGACCGCGTTGTGACATTGTAAGACGGATCAATATGGTACAAAGAAGGTTTAAATACATTTGCAAACTGTTTACCACCCATGGCTGTACCTACTGCTAAAGGAATTGATAAATGCGGATTATTATACATCCACTTTCCTATATTCGTAATCCCCTTAACACCAGTAGGTATTACTTTTTTAAAAAATCCTGGGGGTCGTACCTTGGTAAAAACTTTTCCTACACCAGTAGCAGCACGGTAAATATTTTTGAACAATGTATTCATATACTCATCAGAGTAACCTGAAGTTTTTTCCAAAGCATATTTACCATTAACAAACATATTTCCACTACGTGTAATAGGCATTCTTATAGGTCCAGTTAATTTTTAAATTGTGTGAAAAATGTATTAATCGTAGTATTTATCGTTTCCAACTCACTGGATATATGTTTAATACTTTCTGCAGTTTTCAGTATATTATTGAACTCTTTTGCTATCTTAGTTCTATCATTAATAACAATATCATTCTCATCCAAACTATATTTATCACATTCCAATGCTGTTGCTAATTTCTCCAAAATAGGTTTTACAGGGTAATTCGTATCCTTATATAGCACATACATATTGCTGGCAAACTTGGTGAAAGGTTCAGCATCTTGGTTACTTAATTCAGATAAAACAAAATCAATGGAATCTTGTGCCGACTTTTCCATTGAAGTTTTATTAAAAGACAATTCATTCTTCCGTTTTACCATTGTAAAATAATGTTTAAGCTTTGCATTATTTTCCCTATCAGTTTTCGGAATATTTTCTTCAGCAGTTTTTTCCAGAATATGTTTATCAAGTAAAGATTTCAGATCGTAAGTCTTTGCATTTGTATCTGGTAAACTATATCTATTTGTACTCCATGTAGTAGTTGATGTAACTTCAGATGCTGTTTTAACTTGCTCCTGACACTCAGCATCAACAGCATGTGTTTTCTGTAAAACATCCGGTACTGACGCCAGATCAAATTCAACTTTCTTGTCATTGGATGTTTTCAACATTGAAATAACGCTTTCCGTGTTGACACGTTCCACCAACCGTTTAACTTCATTAGGATTAAGCATCTCCTTGGCAGCTACCTCGGCTGTAAGATCGTTCAACGAAGCGCCAGTTTTAAAAAACTTTGTAACCACATCAGACGCCAGATTCCCGAAGTCAATATTAGTTACTGGTACAAATGTCATTTTATTTCAATTCCTTATTTTTACTTGGGTCTAACTTCTTATGCTCAGTGTTAATTACGTTCTTATTTACTTTACTTTTTTTTGACTTCTTTTTGTTTTTATTTGCATCATCTACAAAAATAGTTTCCGAAGTGTCATCAGAATCCTCAAATGTGTAACCATATTTAATCATTTTTATATAATACCCAGTTCAGGTATATAGTTTTTCTAACTAAATAAGTTCATCTTTTGATAAACTATCGATGAACGTCGTTGGGCTATCTACATTTTTCTTAGTTATAACTTTATAAAAAGTTTCATTTACAGAATCATCTTCACCATTCTTCTGCATAGAATCATAAACTTTTATCATCAGTTTACCAAGTTCCACTGCGCTTTTACTTGCTTGGGACGATACAGAATTAAAATTAAGCTCCATTGCTTTATATGCACTGGTTAAAAATAACTTCTTCAGCAGTGCTTTTTGTTCTTCATCAGTTGGAATAACTTTACCATAGGTAAAATATATAAATTCCGGTCCCAAGGATAATGCTCTTGTTTTAAGCTCTTTACCAAAGGAAGACCGGCTTGTTTCAATGTAGCTTAACTTATCCAAATACGTTTTAAACTTGGTTGTATCAAAAAATACACCTCTAAAAGATTCCAAGGATACTTCTGATATTCCAAATATTTTATATACATCGTCAGGATTTGCGTCTGACAGTAATAAAGCTTCAACAATTTCTTTTTTAAATTTATCTTTATTTATTGAAAACGCATAATCCTTATCAGGGTTTTTTGTTGTACCTGTAATTAAAAATTGAGTATACTCCTTCATGCACCATGTAAAAGATTCAGGGAAAATAATAACATCTGCCAGTTCCTTACCGCTGTTAAACTCAGTAACCAGTATGTCATTATTCTCTTTAACAAATTTCTCTACCTGTACCTTTTTCCAGTCCATTATATTCCACTATTTGTCACTACTTTGACTTTGCTGATCGATATAATCATGTAACTTGGATACGATACTACCCATATCCTCAAATAAAGTTTTAATATCATTGATAAATTTAGTATACTCTTCTTCAGTATACGTCTTTATGAATTCTTTTTTCTTTATTTGTAATAACAGTAACGTCCTCCCAAGTTCAGATACCGTATCTTCAAACAAATGTGTAGAGTCTACTAATACTTTTATAATATCTCTATTATTTGCAATCGACGCCAAAAAGGATAAATCAAGTAAATTCTTATCCCCTATATCAACCGCCTTTTTAATAATATCCTTATTTATCTCAACTAATTTTTCTACGGAATCTTCATTGTCTATGATAGTATTTACTTTATTCTTTGTACCTACAGCATCTGCATGTTTAACCATGTTATCTATATTACCCATGTTAAACACATAAAACATTTTATTCTTGTACCCATGCCTATCACCTTCTATCAACTGCTCCATACCTACTTTTGTTAATTGGTATTCTTCACTTAAATAATTTACCACCTCAGGTAAATCATTAAAATAGTAATCCTTATCTGCAGTTCTATCAATCAACTTATAACTGGATGCTATTTTCTCCAAACGCACTTTTCTTCCTACAGACTTTAAAATCTTGAAGAGTGTTGTCAAAGACGTTATCGGAGTGAGGTCATTTACCATATTATTATTATGTACAGCTATTAAAATGTAGCTATCCATTGGGTAAATGGAAGTTACACTTTCAGCATCCGGCTGTATACTAATAGTATCAAGTAGGTCAGTAAACTGAAGTACATGCTCCTGGCACCCACACCCACTTACACTAATCTGTACATCACTATTAATCCCAGTAACACTTATGAAGTCTCTATCACTATCTTCTATAATAGCTGACGTGACATCTACAATTTTATAATTTCGCAAACTATTTTTATACCCAACAAATAGCTGAATATACCTTTTCAAATTACTTCGATGCCCATTTTCGGTATCTTTTTTATTTTCAAATATACCATGTATAATCCTTCTTAAAATATCATGGTCATTTTTTATTGTGGCTATGCTAATAGCACCAATCTTTGTCAAATCCAAAGATGTGATACTCGGATTAAAATCTGCTACAACTAATTTCTGCAGCGCAGAACAGTTTTTTACATACATGAAATTCTTAGTATTAAACTGCTCTTTCGAATTGTACCCACTACGCTCAGAATCCCAAAATATATTTGCACCGTTAATAATAACTGGTTGTAGTGTAACACCATTAAACCCAGTGCTTAGAATATACCCTGTTCCTGATTCTACCACTCTGTTTTTACTACCATTAGCACATGGTGATACATCACCATAAACTGAGTTCAACTCCACTTCGGACAAGTTTAACCCAGTAACACCATGGAACAGCAAGTCTTCTTCCGAAAACACACTTGCTTTGTTTTTACTAGGTATTGTCTCGTCAATAATCTTGTATCCCTTAACTGCTACCTCCTCTTTCAAATCTTCATCTGCATCATCAGCAGTTTTAACATAGTCCCTGTAGTTCAGAATCGTTACCACCTGTACTTTATTGTCCTTTGGTTTAAGAACCTTAGGTGCCTCGGCAATACAAGCCAATTTCTCTGTTAACGCCTCAATTGGGTAAAACGCTGCAATTTTATTTAAAAGAGTGTTATCATTCAGTATAGCATTTGCCAAAGCAGTCTTCACATTGTTTGGAAGTTCTGACACCACTTCTCCTGGTGAGGCGGCAGCAAACACTGGGCGTGAAGATATTGGTGGGCGGAACATATTGCGAAACAACTCTGGAGAATTGTCTGGAATTACCTTCTTCGTAGTTGTATCATGCTTCAGTGAGTTCTGCTGTTGTACTTTTTTAACAAACTCGGTTGTGATAGGTGATAACTCATTTGTATCCTTGTTGTATACTATACCTGTAATAAATAAATCTCCATCATTGTAAATCACTGGCAAATAGCGTACTTCATCACCATAATTAATGATGAACGCTCCAATACCAAATTTATCCTTTACACTGGTAGTACTTGGCTCGGTTACAAATGACACCACATACTGTAACAACTTTGGGTAATTTGCTTTCAGTTCTTTATAGGCTTCTTGCCCGAACTTTTGCCTAAAGATGTTCTCAGCATCTGTAAACCGACTTCCAATACCACTTTCGTTTGTAACTGGTTGATCCACGTTTTGGTACTGAGCTACAGTAGGTGATATCGCCATATTAAATTTTCCTATCGACACTTTGGCACTAACCACGGCCACGGCTAACGCCGGTGAGATTCTCAGACAACTTTTTGGTAACTGCCCCTGAATTACATAAAAAATTAGGGAGCAGTTACCTTTATTTCAATACTATATTAATTACTCTGCAGCTTCTTCCTGCTTCTTGGGCCTGAACTTGTTATACAACGCCTTACCACCTTTAACCCCACCATAACCCAGTGCAGCTAGACTAGCTGCGCCTACGCCAGCCGTCGTCTTTGGGTGATCCCACATCTTATCCAGTAAGTTAAGTAGTTTTTTTGAATTCCAATCTGTATTCCTTATACCTGCACCCACTACTCGTCTTACAGAGTCATCAACACTAAAATGCCTTACTGCATCCAACAAGTTACTTAACTTATCCCGATTCCTATACCCACCATACCCAGCAGCAAGCACACCAAGCCCACTAGCCCCACCGAGCACCTTCCCCTTATGTTCTTTTAGCTTTTCCATGGATTTACCAATACCACCACTAACCTTCCCCTTATATTCTTTCATCTTCTCCATGGATT